TTCTCTGTAACATTTGGAAGACTGGCTTTCATTTCTTCGAGCGATAACAATACTTCTTTTTGATTTTCCATTTTTCTGTGTTTTTAAAAAATATACCTAATTGATTTGATTGAAAAATAATTTTGATAGAGTTCTTTAAACTGGCAGATCATTTCATTCTTGAGCTGCCATTGGTATCTGATGTTACCATCTACGTACTGTGAGTTCTTATGCTCTTGTATCTCCGGCTTCCAGCATAGTGCATTGACGGCATCCGTATTTCTTTCGTGTTGTACATTATTGTAAGTAAGAAAGATACACTCGGATTTGAAATCAATTCCCTGTAACTGTTTAAATAGTTTGTCATACTCAGCAAGCCAACCTGGATGGTAGACAATAGGGCTGAAGTTAATGTGCACCTCAAACTGTTGCTGCAGTTTTGGTATTGCTGCTATCCTATCGGTAATTTTATCCGTATTAGGTTCAAGCACATCACTATACACTTGAGGCATCAATGATACACGTATCCGGTTCTTCTGAGGATCAATTTCGTAATCCCTCATCTTTGTAGGATACTTTGTAGCAAAGGTGCTCTTTACCTTCTCATGGTGGTTAAAGAAATCAAACACCTTCTGCCAGTTATAATACTTACCCATTAACGGCACATCAGTACTGCAGCCAATATCAACACAATAATACTTCCCATCTACCTGGTTAGGTATCTTCTCCCACGGTTGTTTAGCTACCCACTTGTCAACAGAGCTGAGAATGTTGTCTACATTTTCATTGATGTATACTTTATCTGGATTATGACGAGAAACGTAACAATAACTTTTCATGCAGCCACCCACGTCACAAACACCCGTACACAAAATTAGGAGAGATAGCATCAGAGCTTCTTCCATTATCTCGTGTAACGAGTGTTTTTGTATTTTGTTTTATGATTTTCATAATTCTGTTTTCATTTTCTTGTAAAGAATCTTGAGTGCTGCATATACCTCACCTCTGTCATACATGTCGCCATTTTCTGCAGGATAAATGCAACTGAGGATAGCTCTATCCATCTCTATCATATTGGTAGTATCTTCTGTAGGATCATTAAGTGGTATCCGGGCATTTACTTTAGCTTGCTTTACATTAGTTGTAATGGCTTCAATTGCATGCTCATTAAGTTCTGTAAGCTCGTTAAGTAATAAATTCATCTCTTGCATCTGTTCACTTGTCAGATGATTCATAACTACGTTCCAAGTATCTGCATTCATAGTTGTTTTCATCTTGAGTATCATAGCATCAAGACTACGTTGCTGATCAGATGCAAGTACCCGGTAATCTACAAAAGATTTATCCTTATTGGCTTTAGCAATTGTTGCCCATTCTTTAAGTGTATCGGATGTACGAAGACACTCCAAAGAAACTTTCATAAGCTGCCAATAGACAAAAAAGCGTTTTATGTCATCTTTAAGAACCATGTGCTTTACTGAACTTCTGTTGAGTCTGTTTATATAATCTGCCATTTCTTTAGTTTAACTAATTTCAAAATAAAAGACCGGGCTGTTACACCCGGCCTTTCTTTCTCACAATCAACAATTCTCACATTGCTGTATCTTTAAATCTCTTTTCTGCAAGTTGCCAGGCTCTTACAAAATGCTCCCAAGAGAAATCTCTTTCTCTTTGTGTCATTGTGATAAGATCACCTTGAGGGTACATTTTATTCCACTCTTCCTTAGCAATATCTATTATTTCTGCTTTTCTTTTTGTGAAAGTAATATTTGACATTCTGATACACTTTTACCTTGAATAATATTTTTTGCTTGTACCCATGCGTTATATTCACTAATTGGTGTTTTTGCAAATACATCTTCACCATCCATTATACAATGATAAACGTGTAGCATAAAAGAACCTTCTTTACTTGTTTTTACTTTTTGGTAAGTCAAGTGAGGGCAATTCTGTTGCACCCATTCTTTTGCTCTCATGGTATTAATCTTTAAAATCTTTTTCTGCTTCCCAATATCCTGTATCAGTAATATTTTCTTTTTCAGAAACAGGAATTGTCCATTTTGTTTTCAGAAGCTCATTGTGAATACTCTGAAGATTATTAAATTTACTTAGTAGTTCAGTATAACCTTTCCGACCATCTTTACGGCCCATAACATAACCAAAAATTGCCATTACTAACAATGATATTACCGGTATTAATCCACGCATACTATTATATTCCCAATAAACCCAGTTTCCTCCAGCATCTGTATTGTCAGTCAAATGCCAACTTTCACGGACATATATCTTTTGGCCTATCGAGTAGGGGAGCTTTATGTACTGCGTTGTAAGGTTGGAATTGTTGAACTTAGCCCATATACCTTCGTGGTCTTGCATCATTCCGTTTTCTAGTACCGTATCAAGCATATAAGCGGGGTCAATATCAACTACCTCATAAAAAGCGGTAATCTTACCTTGCATTATCGAACGGACTTCATCCGTGGTGAATATCTTAGAGTGGCGCATGGGTTAAAGAATTTCAATTGTTATTTTAACTTTGTTTGTATCATAGCAGTCTTTAGCCATTGATTTGGTAAGTTCTATTTTCACTTCACTACCAAAAAGTTCAACTATTGCATATTCTTTAGGTGGTTTGCTAAAAACACCCCCTATACCCATTCTCACAATATCACATATTACTGTTTTTGTCTTTTTCATAATCCTCTTTGAGTGAGTGGTTAGTTGATAATATTTCTGCGTTTTAAAACCTTATCATCACGCATCATTTTATTGCATACATCGGTGAAGTTTTTGCCGCTTACTACAGTGCAGCCACCTGTTGCCTTATTGGTCATAAAAACTACAATATTTGGCTCATCCCATGTTATTTGCAAATCGTTGTCTATGATGATGCTTTTCATTTTAGTTATGGACCGTATACTTTGCACCATGTTACTCCTGTTTTTGTTAGCAGGATATCTATCTTGGCTTCTGGGGCGTTTTCGCAGAACCGGTGGAGTGTTGTGTCGTCTTGGAATATCTTTCTCTCTTCGGGCTCTAACTCTTGAATTGCTTTTATGGGTACGGTTTGAAGATGCCTGTAGGCATATTCTCTGTGTGAGGCATCATAAATTGTGTATCTTAAATTACCCACTATGCTATAAATTTATTCCTTTTGCCATTCTCCTTCTCTCCTTCTCTTGCCTTCGCTGTGTCCTTGTCTTGTATGCTCCTACTTGTATGCTGTGCTGGTTGTGAGTGGGTGAATTGTGTTCTCTCTTGTGTGGTGATTGTGGGTTAATGGTGTGGGCGTTCCCTGCTGCTAGATGGTAGAACGCTTTTTGTGTTAGTTTTCTTTGTTGGATGGGGGCGTTCCTTCAGCCTTCGGCAGGAAGGCGGGCTTTACGCTGCAAGTCTAACGGTAATTTACAATACAATCAGACCTTCTTACTGGCATAAACCAGTCGTTGCAGGTACCGCTCATAACTAATTTAATCCTGGATAGTGTATTCCTTGGCGCTTTTACAACCAATGCAAATGCCGGCTCCTTATATTGTGGAGGTGTTACAAATGATTGGCCACCTCTTATTAAACAGAAATCTACAAACTCTTGGCCATTGTAAGTTATGGATTTTATGATCTTCATTTGTGTGCAATTTTTATGCTGTTATTTAAAATACTACTATCATGCTGTCAAGCGGATTCCCAGACTTCAACTTGATCCTGTTGCCGTTTTCGTCCATTTTTTCAAACTGTATTCTTCCGCGCCGGAATCTAACTTCTTTTGCGTTAGGCAGTATGATATCGTGGAATAACTTTGTCCCGGTCTGAGCAGGTATCAATAGCACGCTGCTATTGCCTTTATCTTTCTCTGCTATTGCCTTTAGGATAAAAGCCTTCTTTAACTCAGGGCTGTACGGCGGGTTGACAAAGTTCATGCGCCCCCAGTCTATTATCAACCCATCATTTATAATCTCCCCCTCATTAAAAGGACATGGGTCGAAGTCAAAATGGAACTCTTCGTCCAGCTTATTGTATACGTCCACCGGTGTTAACCAATTGTCTGTGTCTTTTCTTTTCATTTTTTTGTTGTGTTTAGTTGATAAATAAAGCCATTAATCCCTTTTCTGTCGTGCGAAGATAAAACATTTTCTTTACACAAACAAGCAATACTAACAGAAATGCCGACAATATACGCTTTACGGTGTTTTCTGCTAACAGGTTTGGCTAATCCTTTTGTGATAAACCTTTCCAAGAGCTCGGAAGTGGTGAATGTTTGCTTCGGATCGGTAAATTCTGCCATGATCATGCGCTTCCAGGGTATCCGTGAGTTGCCCTGCAGAACCGCAATCTCTCTCTGGGTGTTCTTTAAGTTCTGATCAAGCATTTTTATGGTGGCCAGAAGCAGTTGCTCTTCTTGTTGTAACTGGGTTATTGATTTACTCATCCTTGTTGTTTTAGGTATTGTTCAAAACTTACTTGAGGAAGGTCGTACTTCCTGATTTGTATTCCCAGTTTTTGGTATTCTCCGGGTCGAGTGAGCTTACCCCAGCCATGATTGATATCCATTCCCTTGGGCGCACAAAGAAACAATAACCGGTAATGCGGATCCGCAAATTCTGCATGCGGGGATACGTCTCTTATTATAAAATCATGCCTATACTCAAGATTTATCAGCATGCGCCCATTAACCCAGTCGGTTAAGTGTTGCATCTTTTCTTCTATTGACATCATTTCATACTATTTTTTAGGTTCTCGATAAAATCTGGGTCAGGCTGAATGTCAATCATTCCTTGTTTCTCCCCTACGTTAAAATATAGGTTTGGCTTACTCACCACCTCGTCAATAGCCTCTTTTCGTGCTGCGTTGAGGGCTGCAATCGCTTCCGTAATAGGCACAAGACGAGTGTCTCCTAACGAATATACGATTGGGGTATTTTTGAAATAATCTTCTGCATCTCTCATATTTTTCGTTTTTAGTTTACTTTTAAGCCTTAAAGTACACTATGATTTTTCTTAGTTTACTTTCCGACCATTTTTAACAATATCCACCGCTCGTTCTATTGCGGCTGCGAGGGCTGAGGGGTGGGTGTCGAAGCAAACTGCGGAATCTATTTTTTTAATGTGTTCAATATCTGTGATTATAAAAGACCATCCAAATACACTTCCGACTTGTATACACACATGCAGCCCGTGTTTATCACGCAGATAGTCTTGTGCCTCGTACAGTGTCGGTGCGGAGAACAATTGTATCATTCTGTTTGTCAAATTGGGGTGATTGTAGTCTACCTCCTCCCCTTTATCAAAATACATTTCAACCGTTGAGTTGGTAAAATAATTACCGCTCACGGGGACATCATACCCCACCTCTTTCAGCTTAATCGCTAACTGTTTTGTTACGTGTATCATTGTTCCTTAGTTTTAGATTGTCTGTCTTGAATGAATAATGCGAAAAGCTCGGGTGTAGATGGCTCTGCACAACACATACATCGTTCTCCCTGACAGGAGCCACTTACAAAGTTCGACTTTTCATTAAGTTTCTTTCTTTCATCAAATCTACCTTTAATATAAATAGCTCTTTGGGGAAGATGATCATTCATCTCTTCTATTCTATCAGATTGAGTAAAAAGTTTATTAGCATCCTCTTGAATATCTTGAGGTATTATTTGTTCTGCCATAGTTTATATATTTTTAAATCTTTCACAAGCTGTCAAATAACCATTCTTGGCTTCTTCTGACCATCCATCAAATGATTCTGATTCGGCTTTTTCTATTTCAACAAGTAATTGTTCTTTCTGATATTGTGCTCCTGCTTTGAATGCTTCATAATCATTCTCTGCATTTTGAGTACTATAAACTTTGTTTTGATAATGTTCAGCAGCTTCTTTAAGAGTATCTGGTTTTATACCTTGTTCTCCCGCATCTCTAAGAATAGACTGTAATAGACTATCAATAACAATAACCTTATCTTTTTTATTCATTTTTATGTATTTTAAGGTAATCAATAGCCTCTTGTAATATGTCTATATTATCAGTAGACATTCCTAATAAATGATTACATCTATGACAAAGCAATCCTCTAATTTTTCCAGAATTATGACAGTGGTCTACTGATAGAAATCTTACGTTTAAGCTTCTATTTTTAGAAGTTTCAGGTTCTTTACATATAGCACAAACATTTCCCTGACTTTCTAACATTTTATCATAATCTGATAAAGTCATTCCAAATGTTCTTAGTAGATGGTTCTTCCTACTATTGGTAGCAAACTCTTTCTTCTTTCCTAAATACATTTCACTTGCACAACTTTTACATCTGAAATTTAAACCACAGGAAGCTCTTGCATTTTTAGTAAAATTCTTTATAGGTAGTGTCTCCTTACATATGGAACACAGCTTCTTACCATCTATTATAGTTATCTTTTCGCTCATGTAAACAAAAGTACAACTTTTGTATAAGATAACCAAATAAATTTTAAGGTCGAATATGCTGTAATACTTCTTTTTCACACTCTGGATAAGTAGTATCACCTGTAGCTCCAATCACATACGCCAAGTTAATAGCTTCCTTTAGTTGCATTAAACTATAGTGATTAGATACTGAAACTTCATTAGAAATTACACAAACCTCGTTGTCTTTGGTGAGTTTGAGCTTTTCTTTAAAAATAACATGCTTCATTGTTGACCCTTCATGAATACGCTCTTCAGTATCTAACTCAACCTCATCTATCTCACCATTAGCAATTACATACTTCTCAATGAATGATTGCGGTATAGCTGGTAAACCTAATGAAGGGTCTGTTGATGCTATTATTTTCTTCCAACCTTCCACATCTTGAAAAGCTGATGGTATTTTATTTTGTATTACCTTATAATGATTTACACCATTATTAATACAAATAACCCAATCACCTTCCTTTATCTCTTCATCACTAAGAACCAGTAGTTGTTGTGGTTGCCAAATACCACCATCAAAATTATGGGTAGCTATTCTATATCTTTCTACAGCACCTGCTTCCTCAAAAGCTGGTTTTTTAATAAGATCATCTGCTTTATAAATACCTTTATCTCCTAAAGGTATTGTTACTATTTGTACTGTCTTTTTCATTGTCTATATGTTTTTGAATTACCACTTTATTTCAAATCTGTCCGCAATGACAGTTATTTTATATCCCATGTTCTCTAATTCAATTTTCATAGTATCAACTATATCTCTTGATAGACCAGATGATGTAAAATCCTTTTTTATGTCAATATTATAAGAAAAATGACCATTACCCGCAACAGTATCTATATACCCTAGTATTACTCTAAGTGAGGACTTTAATGCTTTTTTCCTCATTGCTTCTGAGTGTGTTTGCTTTTTAAATAGTGTCATGTTTTATGTTTTTGAATTGTGAAAAAATCTAAATAAAAATACCTGGAGGCAGTAAAGTGAATCACTCTCTACTGCTGCTCCAGGTGGCGAATACAACCGACACAGGCTGTAATAATTTGTAAGTAGTTCTATCTTGATTTGAACAAGATCTAACTCTGTCAAAGAGAGTTGTGCTACCGTTACACTATGGAACTATTTACCTGTCTCTCCAGGTTGTCACGATCCCCTTATTTCATACTGCCTCGTAGACCGTCAACGAGCTGTACCCCGGATTGGACTTGAACCAATGACTCTCAGTTTAGAAAACTGATGCTACTATCCACTGAGCTACCGAAGCATTTACCTGTCTATTCCAAGCTGTCATAACTGATTGATAATCAATTAGTTAGTGGAGGTATTCGGCACTGCCCCGAAGTCTTTCCTGTGTTCCTGAAGTAGTTACGACCATGACTGAAGATTATCGTCTACTGTCTTTAGACTATCTACTTTTTTAAGCTAAGTACATCTTCGTTGCTTATGGTATATAGACACCAACTTTACGGAGCCTAATTTAAAGTAAGGCATCTTTGTCTTTCTAACCTCAGACAGGTTTGTAATGTGATTAGGCAGCAATAGCTACTTCACCAAAGATTTCTGCAAGCAGAGAATCAACATTACCATCGAAAGAAACTGTAGTTTCTGCGTTTATTGTTACCATATTTGCTTTGGACTCACTGGCATTGTCTGTTTCGCCACTTTTACTAACTACATGAAATCAATAACTGTTTTACCCCCATATTTTAAAGAACTAAGGAATCTGGTTAGCTTCCTAACCAGACTCCAAAGGTAATATTATTTGGTTAATTAGTTAACCTGACTCTGACCATGACCATGACCTTGACCTTGACCTTGACCTTGACCATGACCATGCCCCTGACTCTGACCATGCCCCTGACCATGACCATGCGCTTGACCATGACCATGCCCCTGACCTTGACCTTGACCTTGACCTTGACCTATTTAGTTTTTTTAAATGAGATGTTATCATAATTACAAAGTTGTCTTAAATGATTTACCAAATGATTCTATTGCAGATAACTGTACATACCACTCATCAGATAATTTTTGAGCATCTTTAAATTTACTATCTGAAAAAGTTCCTGTTTCAAATACCTGATAAACTTTTTCAAGTTTTATACAAGTTGTATTTACTCCTACTAATTTACCATAGTAAAAGTAATTAAAACAAAAAATCAGTACTTCTTCACCTATAAGTGAGACAAACCCTTCATTAGGAACTTCTACTAATTTTGCAGTAACTGGTTGTTGTAACATTGTTTGTAGTTTTAAGATTAAAAATTAAAAGTAATATTATTTAGCTAACTTCTCAGCATGTTCATACTGTAACCAGGTCTTTCTCCTACTATCAGGATACTTCCACTGTTGGTATTCAGTTTCATTGTAACAGTAGCCAGCAGCACCAAATTCAGGATTGTGCACTATACATATCAGGTTAGGTATAAACTCATCACCTGATACCCGGGTGGCACCATCTGCAATGAGTGATCTGATTTTTTCTTCTGCTGTAAGACCTATAGATAATCCTTTACTATCTTCGTTAATGTACTTTCCCATTTTTAGTTTTGTTGTGAGTTAAAAATAGAAAGCCGATAACTTGTACCGGCTTTCTGTTAAATTATTACTCTGCTGTTGTAAGTTCTTGCCAATTGGGAAAATAGCAATTTCTGTAGGATTTCAAACGAGCCAAACCTTTCTCATAACCTTCAATCTTTGTATCATGTGCAGCTAGGCTTGCCCAGTTCACATTTGATGTCTGCAGGGAATTTTCACGGCTCCTGATTGCATTTTGATGATCTCTGGTTGTAGCAGAGATATCTGCCATCAGGTTACGCAGGTTATCCTCAACCTCGTACTGCAGTTCCCTCTCTTCTCGATCCTTGAGTGATTCTTTCCTGATCTCCAGGTAAGTAGGCACTGCTACCTTTTTGTTGTTTGCTGCTGCTGATGATGCATTCTGTGATGCTGCTGACTGTGCTCCCTGAGCTGATGTTCTGTTTCTCATTTGTTTGAGTTTTTGATTGTTGATTAATTGGTGAAAAATTGTTTGATTGATTGTAAGTTGGGTAATTCTTTTTAGGACCTAAGTATACATGGATAGTTCCTGATATATAGGCATAGCCGTTTTCATCTACAGATTCTACTTCTCGGTCACCATAAAAATCTACTAAAGTATCATAAGATTCTTTTTTGGGACCAGTATAAAAAGTAGTAAATGAATTAAGCCATTTTTCAGGTAGTACATCTCCTACTTTCCACTGATCTTCTACAGGTGTTGTTTGTTGTTTACCTTGAGCAAGTGATATCTCTTCGGGAGTAGCTGGTCGTATGCAATCAAAAATAAAAAATAATTCTTGTTGATTACAATTTGCTTGTAGTTTGGCCCCATAACCAAGAACAGTACATACTTTTACTACATCACCTTCAATAATAGACTCATACTTAGCGGGATTACTAACTATATAAACATAATCACCTTCTTTGAAGACTACCTTTTCTGGTTCTTTTTTAAAACTTGCAAGAGTCTTCCATTCTTCAAATGTAAAAATAGGATATTCTGTTTCAGGTTCTTCTTTTTCAGAATCATGATACTCATTACCATCAAAGAAATAGTATTTATCTGATCCACCTATACGGCAATCATCAAAATGTCTATTTATAGCATATGCAAACTCTCTTGTTTTTCTATCATTTTCTGAATCAAAACCGGGATTAATAACCCAATGCTTCTCAGGTAATTCTACAAATTCATATGTAGCATTAAGATGAATACGCCATATCTCACCGTATTCTTCTTCTACATTAAAACCTGAATCAGAATCAAGTAAACCGGAACAAGCTTTTTTGGATGTTACTGTAACTATTATTGGTTCTTTGTGTGAGCCATAACCAAGTATACCAGAGCAACCATCAATACCATTTGAACCTTTACCTGAATCAATCAGTTTGATCTTTGTTCCTTCAGGTAAATAACTACCTTTATTGTGCAACATAGCATTTTGTTTTATTGGTTAAAAATTACTTTTTCAGAAACTCTACCTCATCAGGATTACCTGTAAGCTTTTTGTAAATTAACTGTGCTTTAGCTGCAGATATTGCAGTACTGAACGCTTTGATGGAAAGATCACATACCTTGAGGTCCTTAGATTCTTCCCACTGTTTGTTAAGTGTATCACCAACATCAGTCATTTTTTCAATGACATCACTTACTGTTATTTTCTTTTTGCTTTTTTGCATCTCGTTTGAGTTTTAATTGTTTACGTTGAAGTTCTACAAGTTCTTGAGGAATATCGGAATGTTTAAGATTTGTATCTAAAACAAGTGTTGATTTTATATAAATATCAGTAAGATTTTCACGTCTTTGTTTTGCAACTTCTCTAAAATATTCTCTTGTTTTAGCACTTCTGATAGGATCATTTTTCTTTCTGGCTCTATATTTTCTTCCATCAAGAACCATTTTTCCATTTTCCTTATATTTTAAATAGTATTTTTTTTCTTGTTCTTTTACTTTATCAAGATTATTAATTCTCCATCTTTTTCTCTGTTCTGCTTTTGTAAGACCACAACATACCTTTTTTTTATATTCAGCAAGTGGAATTACTCCTTTTTCTCTATTACGTTTTATAATATATTCCAATACACGTTTTCTATGATTAAAATCTTCGTTGTATCTTTTAACATTTCTAATACGACAAGATTCTCTATCACAGTCAATACAAGTACCTCTTCTTTGTTTGATTTCTGAGTTTTTGTATTTTGTATGTATTCTATATTGCTCAATATCTTTTTCTTCACCACATTTTTTACAAACTCTTGTTATAGATGGTACCATAAAGTAATGATTTATAAATTGCTGTAAATAATTCATGATCCCATTCATTCATATGATTGAGTTCATACTTATTACTATTAATAGCATTCTGGTTATATGGTCTGTAACAGTAACCATCTATCATAAAGGTCATTGCTAACCCTCTACACCATTCTGATAGTTCAGGCATTACTTTTATGTCAAAAGTCAATATTGGTCTTGTAATGCCATCAAAGTATAAATACAGTTTTTCCATTTATGTTAATGTTACTTGTTAAAAATAGTAGCCGGTTATTTACCGGCTACTTTATTTGTATCAAAAAGACCAAAATACATTGCATTGATTAGGAATACACCTACCGTCATGAAGCTGCAGAATCCCCATAACCACAGTTTATCTGGATGTGCATTAGGATCTTGGCATACAAAATATCCTGCTATATCAAGCATTATTACCAAGAGCAGTAAGAACAGAATAAAGCAATTTGCGAGTTTAGTTTTCATATCAATTCCAACTCCTCCTCCTCTACAGGTGTTACAGTTGCAATAATAACAGAAGGATAGTACATATCCAGTTCCTGCCATGTGCCGGTGAACTCTTTCAGTAGAGAGTTCTTGCTTTTGGTTGTTTTGAACTGAAATTTGAAGATCTGATTCATTTTGTTTTAGATTTTAAAAGTTAAACAATTAAAGTTTAAAAGAAATATCTGTTTCTTCCATCATATCCCAATTAGGTACATCTGTAGTTAACTGGAAACATTCTTGTTTAAGTTGCTCAAGTTCTTTTTTCTGTTTGAGCAGATCTTGGATTTCTTGATTCAATTCTATCCACATAGTTGTTAAGTTTTTAACATTTAAGAAAATAAAGTATAACAATAGTTACAATGGTCCAAGGTTAACAAGATAAAATAATGACCACAAGGCAACAAGAAGAAGAGAAAGGAAGCCAGCTATGATGTAGTTAGATTCTTTCTTATCAATGATAGATTTTATAACCTGCTCAAGATAAGTAATAGAAACACCTATAGAAAGTGCAAAGAGAACAAATTGTAATAACTTTTGCATAAAGAAAAGAAAGTTGGCGGTTTTACCCTGTGAGAAAATGAAATTGTGAAAATATGAAAAGAATTACCGGTTTTTACCCTGACACAGGCGAGACGATCTCCAACGATGGCATCTCAGATACTCCTGTATCAGGGTAATGGCATGACTTACCGAATAAATCAGGATTTACATGCAACCCGGCAATGCTAAAATACAATTATTGCCAATAGTTACTACTACTACATCAAGGTAACATCAATTAACCCATATCAACAGAATAAGAAACCCTATAGATAGGATCAACAAAAAGACAGGAAGAACCCGACAAATTCTTGTATATCCTTCTAAAGCAATAATGGCCAGGAACGTCAATACCCGAATTAAGCCACCCAAGATGCCTAACATCCTGCTGATCCATATGATACAAGGCCTCCATATAGGAACCATAACGATCATTGATATCAACAAGATGAACAGAAAGAACAGAAGGATTAGAAGAATGACCATCAGAGGTAGATGGAAGAACCGGTAAAGCAGTACTACATTGCTGATTCATAACGGACTATAAGAGAGTGATTAAATGTGATGAAATAAAGGTAATCAATGGACAAGTTCACAGGTCCAAAAACAAGAAAAATACCAAAATAGTCAAAAAGACATAAAAGCCTTGTATATAGTCACCCTACATACCTTTCTCACACCAATGTTCCACGTATCACATTTTGTTAATGCGGTGCAAATTAAGATGACATGTTCTACATAACCATTTGACTTCCAATGGTTTAGTATAATCAGAGTGGTGTGCTTCTGTTTTATTATTACTACATAGTTCACAAGGCTGAGGTATTAGTTTACCTCTCTTTATGTACACTTTAGTATACGCCCTACAGTTAGCTTTTAACCTTTGTTCCGGTGTTAATTCACTGTGTTTGGGCCTATTCTCCCTCATATTAGAAGCATGACAAGATCTACAGTATCTGTATTTACCTACTCTATTGTCTTCTAATGGCTTACTACATTTACTACAAGTTGCTTTCATGTAGCAAAGATACACATATTGTTCCACATAAACAAGTGGAACAATAGTTATTTTGCATTTCAATGCAGTTATGTATAACAACTATTTGCTATCTGTTGAAAGAAAATCTAACTCAGACGTAAAAAGTTGTTTCCACATAGGGTCAAAAACAATACTTTTCAATACATAACGATAAACCACTATGTATAACTGCATTGAAAACACAAACAAATAACCAATGAGCTACAGATGTAACCCATTGATTATCAGTGTTTAATGTATGAGCAAGATGACTCAAGCATAGCCTCATGTAGACCAATGTAATAATCCTTAATATATTCACGTAACACATTACGTAAATCTACAAGATCATTCCAATGGTCACTTCCTTTCTTCAAAGTATACATCTTTTCACTGAGAGAATGTACCTGTGCTTCTAATGTTTCAATGTTTTCCATTTCATCTGTTTAGATTGTTTAAGAATATTGTTTACTGCTACCTATTAAGGTTTCGAGCCTTACATTGTTCCACTATTATAGGTAGACACCTTGAGAGAAGGAGAATAGGGTATCAGACATTGCATTTGCTTTTAGAGAGACTTTCCAAAGAGAATAAAGGAAGGGGGCGTTAGCCCCCTACCTATTAAACCCCCAACAGTGCCATCATCTTCTGTTCTGCTGCAGCACGCATGTCTTCGATAGTCATTATGTTGTCGATTGCATCGAGGCTGACAGTGCCGAAGCTTGTTTCCTTAATGGTAATCATCTGACGACCATTAGGTGCAAACCATTCTTCCTTGGCTGCATTAGGATTCTTCAGTAGCTTCTCTGCTTCTGCACGAGACTTGCAGCCACGAAATAAGTAAGTAACGTCCGATGTACGGAGCTTCATGTTACCATTGTCACTAAGTGACCATTCACCAAAAATTGTGTCGTTTGCCATTTTTCTATGTTTTTAAGGCGTTAAACAATATAGCATGTACTGGGGATATCCCGACTGCCAAATGAGTGACCGGGTTGGTTAGATAGACTGGTTAACCTACTGACACACTTATCAAATACCGGGGGTTAAATTATTAGGGTCATATAGGGGGGATATTTATATGTGGATACCTATAGGGGGAGTGTTTACCTTGATGAGTAAATAGGGGCAAAAAATTTTGAACTAAGATAAAAAGTAATTACTTTTGTTAGGAAAACCTAACTACATAGCAATGTCTACATTTTATATTTTGATAAAGTTTGGAGTTATAATTAGTCCAATTTTGTTTCTTGTTTTCATTGCTAAAGTTAATTATCTTATACATGTAACCAATAAAAATCACAATAGCATTATGGCACAGTTAACTGATTTTCAGCAATTGGCAAGTGAGATCAACACTGCTACACAAAACATTTCTGCATATGTACAAGGTACAGGTATGAGTGCTGCAGAACAAGATGAAGCTCTTGTTACTATTAAAAATGCAGTAGCAGGTCTTACTGCAGCTATCCCTCACGCTGCTCCTGGTACTGAGCAACAAGGGTAAGAAAAAAAAACATTGATCAATAAAAGGGTGTCACTAATAACGGCACCCTTTTTAAATATAATCTATGCAAAAAAATTATAATCCTAATCCAGTAGTTTATGCTACTTGGTATAGCACCTTGAGGCAGATAGCAATAAAACATGGATATGCTGCTTGCCTTCATGGGAGCCTTCTCAATGACATGGATATTGTTTTGATACCATGGGTAAGTAGTGCAGGTAATCCCCTTAACATGCTCCTTGAGATGAAAGAAGCTACCAACGCAAAGCTCATCTACTTTCATCCTATTAAGGTAGCAACAGAAATGGGATACGCACCAGTAGTATATCCTGATTCTTTAGATACACCAAAAGAGTTTACACCCCATGGCCGGGAATCCTGGGCCCTACAGATCAATGATACTGCATATATTGATATCTCTATAACACCAAGACTATCTCCTCCCTGTGCAGAAATAGAATGGAAAGAAATAGAACAATACCCTGAAGCTATGTGCTAACTAACTTTGTTAGAAAATATTTTAGAAATCCTAACCAAGTATGATAATTCTCACTACCTTTGTTAGAAATATAACAACTACATAATGGATACGTTTCAAACCGGCAGCACAGTCTTAACACAGACACCCACAAAGTTCTACTGGATTCTTTATGGTACCAGGTCAGGATCATTAATTGGAAAATGTATTGCTACGCATCCTTTCCAATATATTCACAATACTAATCTCAATGACCCTAATCAAAAGTGGGGAAAGATTAATCTCGTTAACTGGAAAGAGATAACTGCCGAAGAGTTCTCATTGTGGGCAGAGCTTAACCCTAATCTGAGTGAATCAACAGATATAGGAGAAATTCATCAAATGGATTAAACAATTAAATATATGATAGATATCGGAGTATCAGCACAAGAAAGAGCTGACATCAAAGCAGAAATGAAAAAGACACAAGAGGCATACAATACTGACGTAAGTATTGGTGTACTTGGGGGTCGTGCACTGGTTCTTCCTATTATGGAAGAAGAGAAGGAAAGTCTGATCATCATGGATGAGAAGATAAAGAAAGAACTGAAAGGAAATGGCCTTGAGAGGGCTATTGTAAAATCAGTAGGTGTCGATGTAAAAACCATTGTGCCCGGGGACATAGTATATGTATACCCTAATCAATTTGAGGCAACTATAGCACTCAATGGTGTAGGTTATCTTGTATATCAGGAACGTGCAATAATTGCCAAAGATCTGGTACCGGTTATTCCTCAGCATTAAAAATAGTATATGAATCCAAATATAGTAGAATTAGTAGAAGAAAAAATAAAAGACTATCCTTCTAAAAAAGGATTTGTTTGGATACCTGATTCCCCTTCATTTATATTTTGGTGCATACCAAATCATGATACAAGTAAAATGTATGAATTAACATTAGGAGTAGAAGTACCTGTAGAAGAAGCTGTTACTAAAATTAGATCTTTTTATTTAGCAATTACTGATGTAGCTTCTCATGCAACGCCCCCAAGCACAATATAAAATATTTACTCATGCAACACGTATTTGAGTTTGTAGCTAAGTTAGCCGATGATAAGGTTGTGCATATGAACTATATAGGGAAGACTTCTCGTCATAGTAAAGTAACTGAAAAGATACTTGAAGATCTTAAAAAGGTATACAATATTGAACGTGATCAAGTAGTTGACCTTTATTTGAAACCAGTTAAAAAGAAATAATGCAACAAGTAGCAATACAGAATGGAACAACCTTTGCTGATCGAGATGGTCAGCAATGGTTGGGCTTTTCTTTCAAAAGAAAGAAGGCAGATAAAAGAGATATTGCAACTGCTTATTTTCAATTACTCTCTGCGTTTAACAATCTTAAACTTAGTGATGGTGAAATAAGTTTACTTGCTCACATTGCTTTAAATAAAGGAATTGTTTCTGGTCCTTGTAAAATAGGTTATGTAGAAAACTATAACAGTTCTATAGCTGCTGTCGATAATACTATCAGTAAGTTGAAGAAAAAAAAGATTCTCATTAAAAAGGAGAATACTGTATTTCTTCACCCTAAAGTAACACTAGATTTTAATAACCAGAGTAACTTTATTTTTTCATTCAAATGCATACTCGAGACAAATTCATAAATCTACCGGCTGCAGATATTATAAATCATAGGAGTGGCAACAAGACAATTGACCCTATATATAAAATACCTGAAGACAAAATAACTGAAGATTGTATAGCAGCAGTGGCAGAACAGTTAGGTATTAGTAAGGGGGTTGTTCGAGAGATTCATAATTTTCAGTGGGCAAAAGTCAAAGAAGGTACCGATACATTCAGAACTATTCATGTCTCTAAGTTCTTTAAATTAAGGTTGAGTCAGTTTAAAGTACCCATGTATATTGATGAGATTAAAGAAGAAATAGCATATATTGAAGGGAGACTTGAAGAATCTTTAAGACCAACTAAAAGAAAAGAACTTCAGGAAAAGAAAAAAGTATTGGAAGAAAAAATAGAAGTACTTAATGTACAGCTTGCAAAATGTGTTCAACGTAAACAAAAGAATATATGAAAATAGAATTTGGAAAATTGCTTGAAGGAATTGGCAATGCTGTATTTATAAAAGATTCAGTAGAGAAAATAGCTGCTGAAAGAATAGCTATTTGTAATGAGTGTCCTCATTACTCCCCTAATGTACTGAAGGCCGGCGGTGGTCCATTTATGCGTAAGGATAACTTTTGTACAGATTGTGGCTGCAATATGTATTTGAAGACAAGAGCAATGTCTGCTTTTTGCCCTCTTGGTGGTATTGGTTCTCATTTCCCAGATGAGGTATCTAAGTGGCCGGCCCTGACAACAGATGGTGAAGCAGCAGAGAAGATCCTGGAGACACCTGAGCTCAAGAAAGATATTGATGCCTACAAGATAAAACTTAATGCAAAACAAAATTGAAGAGTAATGGCAACGGTTAAGAAACAGATATACATTAATACTGAACTTGAGTGGGCTGAACAAAAACTTCAGGAATGGAAGCAGTATGTTGATGAAAACCCTTTTCAACACATGAAGGATCGTATTGAGTTCAAGCCTACTGCTAAAGGAGGATTGATACCAATGGTGATTGCATCAATTGAATCACAGATAAAGTGTGTTCGTGATACGATGAAAGAATATCTTGTACTTTTGGAACAAGTTGATAAAATGCGACAGGCTGAAGAACATAAGAAGAAAGATGTAAAAGGCGGTGCTGATCGACCATCCAGAATGTAATGATAGTTGAAAAGAAAATAAAAGAGATTAAATTCTCGGACTTCTTTAAAAACAAGAAGAGCATTCCTCCAAGGGGGTCAGATGCTTATGACAAACTTGTAAAGGAAGAAGAGGCAAGATGTTTAGGAGGTGTCATGGTCGATGGAGTATTTTTCTCCGGCTGGCTTTACTGGCACCTTAATCATTGGTGGATACGTGATGACATTGAGGACGAGTATGAAAATATTGTAAGACGTAAATTATTACCTTCTCTCCGGGACAATGAGTGGATAGTTGCTCAATACCTTGAGGAATGTAGAGTAGAAAAGAAAGGTTACCTGCATATAGGTGTACGCCAGTTTGGTAAGAGTGAGATTATGGCTTCTTACCAGGGTTATCATGCAACACTGTTTCAGAATACACAGAATGTAATAGTAGGTGGTAATGACTCTGACTTATCACTGTTAAAAGATAAAATTGACTTTGGTCTAAAAAATCTTTGGGAAGGATTACGTATCCCAATGCTTGATAAAGACTGGAGAAAACCCATGGTTCGTCTGGGACTTAAAGCAAAAGACAACGATGATGAAGTATGGTCATATCTTATCATCAGGAACGTAGCGGATGGTAAGAATACAGAAGGTCCTGCCGGTGTTACAGCTAAAGCTTATGCAACCGATGAGATTGGTAAGTTTCCATTTGCACAATCTTTTGAAGCTGCAAAGCCGGCCTTTAAATCTAAATTCGGTTGGCGTTGTGTACCACTATTGTTCGGATGTGTATGTGCAGGAACAAAAGTATGGACAAATAATGGGAATTTTATAAACATTGAAAATCTTGTACCTGAAAATGGAATTATAGGGTATAACGGAGAAGAAAGTTCAAAAGAAATTATTACTTATTGGCAACCTCCTTTTGAAAAGCCTTGCTATAAAATAGCAACTAACACCGGAAGATACTTAGAATGTAGCGAAGATCACCCTATTTTATATAGAGCACGAGATGAAAAAGAAGGGCATAGATCTAAAAGGGTTCGTAAAGTTTATTTTAAAGAAGCAAAAGATATTCAAGTAGGAAATCAAATAGCTGTAATAGAGAACGTAGATATTTTTTCTGAAAAAGAAATGTGGGAACCTAGGGTAGTAGGATGGTTGATAGGAGATGGTTCTTATGGGTTTGATAAAACACCAGTACTTTCAAATTGTGATTTAGAAATAAACTCATATATAGAAAACAATTTAAACACTAAAACAGAAAGTACATATCTTACAAAAGATGGTAGGGTATATAAAGAAACACGTATAAAAGATATTTGTAAAGAACTGAGGAAAATAGGTATATACGGGCAAACAAAACTTAAAAAAACTTTGCCTATAGAAGTACATTCTTATTCTAAATATGCTATAACAGAATTATTAGGCGGTTTATTTGATACAGATGGTACAGTTGGTGGATACAATAAAGGAATACCTATTATAGCATTAGCAGCTTCTTCTGAATTTCTCCTAAAAGAAGTTCAGTTTTTACTTCAAAAATTAGGTATACATTGTACCATAAAAAGAATTAAAGCAAATATTAAAGAAGGAAGAAAAGACAGAAATGATCATTACAGATTATCTATTTGTGATAAAAAAAGTATAAAGATGTTTTATGAACAAATTTCTTTTTACGTTAAATACAAACAAGAAAATCTGTCTAAGTGTGTTGAAAGATTAAATTCTAAAAAAGAGCAAATACCAAAAGAATTAAAAGGCATTAGATTAGAAAGGGTAGTTAGTGTAGAGTATATAGGAATTAAACCTGTGTATAATCTTACTGCAGGCACTACTAATACATATATTGCTAATGGTATCGTTACTCATAATACCGGAGGCTCTTTTGAAAAGGGAGCTGATGCTGAACGATTCTTTTACCACCCGGATGCCAACAACTTCCTAGCAGTAACTGATCCTATAACAGCCGAAAGAACTTGTGTGTTTATGTCGGGTCTGTACCGCCTTGATTGCAAGTATGAAACTACGCTTGGTGATTATCTTCGGAAGGAAGGAAAGATAACACATGATACAAAAGAGCTGAACAAAATACCATTCCATGCTTCTGACAAAATAAAAGCCCTTGAGACAATCAAGGCAGAAAGAGCAAATAAAGCACTTGACCCTGATCAGACAGAGTACCTGAAACTTATCATGTACTATCCTCTAACTCCAAAAGAGTGTTTCCTTTCTTCATCTGAAAATTACTTCAATGGAGATATTGCCCGAAACCAGAAGGAAAGACTCGAGGTCATGTTTCCTGGGCTTAAGGTTGGTATGTATGTTGATCTCTATGAAGAGGAGGGTATTATAAAACACAAACCTTCAACCAGATTACCTGTCTCTTCATTCCCTAAAGGACCAAAAGAAGATACCAACTGCCCGATAGTAATACTAGAGCACCCCGGCCCCATGCCTCCTTATGGTTTATTTGTTGCTGGGATTGACCCTTACCGTTTTGAGAAAGCTCCAAACTCGGATTCATTGGGGGCAATTTATATATTTAAAAGAGCATATGATGCTTTAAGTGATAGCTTTCAAGACATGCCGGTTGCTTGGTACGTGGCTAGGCCAGACAGCAAAGACACTTGGAACAACAATGTAAGACTACTGATCAAGTACTACAATGCAATTGCACTTTGCGAAAATGATGAGATGTCATTTATTGATTATATGATTGCAAAAGGGGATGGTCACATGCTCATGGATACTCCTGATTGGATCAAAGAGTACAGTCCTACAAGTAGTGCTAACCTCAGACAGAAAGGCGTAAGCTCTTCTCCAAGAAACATTGAGCTATTTAATACTAACCTAAAGCAGTACATGGAAGAGTACTTTGCATCTGCTCCGGTTCCCGGCTCTGAGGAGACAAGAAAGGTACTTGGTGTTGCCAAGATTTACGATTCTGTATTACTTGATGAGATTATTAAATGGAACAAAGATGGTAACTTTGACCGCATCAGGGCATTGTCAATTGCAATTACCTGTGCAAGAAAAATGGATTTACAACGTATTCAACCACAAGTTGAAGATAATGAACCACAAGTAGTAAAACCTAAACGGAGGAGAAGTGGTCCATTTAAAGAAATGAACAGTACTATATTTGGCCCGAGAGGGAGTATAAACAGACTTTTTAAATAATTGCAATATGGCAATCATAAAATACTTAGCCGAATACAATGCACCTCAAGAAGTGCTTTTGAATTTATTTCCAGACCAGTTCATTGGAGAGGGTCTTGACATTGATTCTAATAGACGAATCACTGACAAGGCAGGTAACGTAATACCTATGCCTCGGCAGCATGTAGATGGTATTACCAAACGCTCTGGTAACTGGTGGAAGATAAACATGGACTATTTTTATACTGTTGCACTTGCTCAGTATAACTACCAGCGTATCAGGATAGTTCGTAACTATGAATTGATGAAAGGTAAACTTCGTCCTGAAGATTTCTATGCAGAAGGACCAGTCATGTCATTTGTAGATGAACTTATTCGTGATGCTGACCTACCTGCATATGTACAGCATTATCCTATTCTCAACCCACCAATTAATACAATGGTAGGTGAAAAAAGTAAAAGACCTGATGTAGCCAGACCAAAAGCAGTAGATGATCAATCCAAGAATGAAGAGGCCCAATTTTATACCAAGCTATATCAAACCTATATTATTGATAGTGCAAAACAAAAAATCGCTGAAGATCTTAAACAGCAAGGTGTAGATACTTCTGACATTGAAGGTTTTGATAAACAAGTAGACCAACTTACTACTGAGAAAGTAAAAGAGTACATGATGGATTATACTTCTGCTGCGGAAGTATGGGCATCTAATATGCTTCAGGCATTGAAACGTGAGTTTAATTTAAAAGAAGAATTTGAACAAGGTTTCCGTGACTTACTTATAAGCAACAGAGAGTTCTTCCATAACTATGAAGACCGTAGTCGTACAGGGTTTAAAGCAGAGAAAGTCAATCCTAAAAATGTATGGTGGCTTACTACACCTGATAAAAAATATATCAAGGATGCATATGCTGCCGGCCTGATTGAGATAATGGAGCTTAGTGAAATCATCAACAAGTATGATCTTACTGAAGAAGAGATAGACCACCTTCGTAACTATGCAATGCAAGCTTTCTATCCTTACTCAAGAACTACCAACCTTGAAGCAGGTAAGACAGGTGCTGAGAGCATTCAGTACAATGCGTATGATGATCTGGTTCTGAGAGAAAGACAGAACATGGAAGCCTGGATGAACAACGATAACAACCAAGATGTCAATGGTCTTCTTGGTAATGCAGCCCCATCTGTAGGTACATTTGGTAACCGTTTCATTGTTACTACTGCTTACTGGTTATCAAAACGTAAAATTGGTCTACTGACTTACATTGATAAAGATGGTAACATACAATCAGATATGGTTGATGATAACTACAAAGACGGTCAACATCCTCAAGAATTATCTATTGAATGGAAATGGGAAAACCAGTGGTACAAAGGTGTAAAGATTGGTGATGACATCTACTATGTTGAGCCACTTGAGATCTTGGACTATTGTCCTATCATTGGTGTTGTACATGAAATCGAGAATACAGTTTCTACATCTCTTGTGGATTTGATGAAACCTTTTCAGACACTTTACAATATCTGCATGAATCAACTCTACAGATTGCTTGAAAAAGAAAAAGGTAAAGTGCTTCTGATGTCTCGCCGGCACGTACCTCTACAGAAGAATGGTACATACGAAGACAGTATGGAAATATGGGAACGCCAGGCAGAAGAGCAAGGTGTTATCTGGGTTGATGATAGTCCTGACAATTTAAAAAAGCCATCTTCTTTTAATCAGTACACTGTAATTGACTGGACACTTTCTCAACAAATGCAAACACGCTATGAATTAGCAATGCAGTTGAAGAATGAATGTTGGGAATTGATTGGTATCAATAGACAACGACTTGGATCAATTGCCGCATCTGAATCAGCAACCGGTACAAATACAGCAGTATCACAATCCTATGCTCAGACAGAGCCATACTTTGTTCAACAAGAGTATGTTGAAAATCAAGAGCTTCAATGTGTACTTGATATGGCATTATACCTTGAAGCAAGGAAACCAGATTCTACATTAAGCTTTATTGATAACGAGGGTGGAAATGCCTTCGTAAAAATTCAAACAGAGACTCATTTAAAAAATCGTGACATCAAACTCTTTATGACCTCAAGGTCAGATGATATGAGAGTCTTCCAGCAAATCCAAGGTCTGGCCCAGGCAGCAATGCAAAATGGAGCAAGTCTATACGAAGTTGCACAAATGTATACAGAGACATCTACTCGCAAGCTTCTTGATGTATACAAGAAACTCAAAGAGAAGAATGACCAAATGCTACAACAGAAACAGCAGATGGAACAACAAGCACAGCAAATGGAACAGCAAAAGATGGAACAAGAAGCTGCAAGAGAAGATAAATATCATCAAGATGAGATACAAGTAAAGACTTATGAAATTGATACCAAGGCCAATACTGAATTGACTATTGCTCAAATTAAAGAGCGTATGAAGATGGCTGAAATCAATCGTGCTACAGACGAACCGGATTTTCTTGACATCATGGCACACCGTCAAAAAGAACAAGAATCAATTTACAAACGTGATATAGAAGATATGAAAGTTCAAATGATGAAAGAAAAGTTAGCTCAGGAGAATATGAAAGCCGGTACTGATGCTCAACATAAAGAAAGAAAACTTGCCCTTGAGTCAGAACGAAATGATATTGAAAAGGATAAAGTGAAGATGATGAAGAAAAAGATATCCTCTAACTCAAAGTGATAGGTTATTTTTTTTGATTAACGGCATATAGAAAACAATATTTTTTAACTAGTCAAGGTAAAAAGTTGTTGGTTACATCAAAGCAGCTTTACCTTTACATCAACAAATTACAACTACATATGGCACAAGAAACCTTCTTCGATGAAGATCTCGACTTTGGTGTTGAGGCTTCTCAAGCAGATGCAAAAGAGTTTGAAGCCTACATGGATGGCACTCCTGCTCCATCAAATACATCTTCTGATAAAATCAAACCTGCTACCGATAAGGACAAACAGGAAGCTGCAGATAAAGGCAAAGTCAAATCTGATGAAGAGAGAGCTGAGGAAATGAGGGCTGCTAAACGAAAAGAAGAGGATGATGCTCGAAAGTTTATTGAGGGCAATGATGATGATGCTGAAAATGATGATGACAATGTTCAGAAATCTCAGACAAAAAAATCTACAAATGAAGATCATAATAATGATGAAGAATCAGATAATGATTTTGAGTCATTAGCAAAAGATTTGTATAAGGTCGGCATCTTTACACCAGATGGAGAAGATGAAGAACTTCCTGCAACATCAGAAGAGTTCATCGAAAGGTTTAATTGGGAAAAACAGAAGATGGCAGAACAAATGGTTTATAGCTTTGCCGGCAGACATGGTGAACAATATAGAGATTTGTTTAATGCAATCTTCGTGAATGGTGCAGATCCAAAAGAATACGTTAACCAGTATTTGGAAACACAGCACTTCAAAGACATGGACCTCAGTGATGAGGATAACCAACAGTCAGTTGTTGAAGCGGCTTTGAGAAACCAAGGGTGGGAAGAAGACGATATCAAGGCCGAGGTTAAGAAGCTAAAGCTTAATGCCGACCTTGAGAGCACAGCACAGAGACATCAAAAGGCTTTGGTTAAAACTGAGGAAGCTCAGTTAGCCAAAATCCAAGAAGAATCAAAAGTTCGTCTTGAACGTAAAAAACAACTTGAAGCACAGTATTCTACAAACATCAGGAATATCCTCGGTGAGAAATTAAAGACACAAGACTTTGATGGCATCCCGGTAAACAAGGATTCAGCTAATAAAGCTGTTGATTTCTTGGAAGCTAAAAAGTGGAAGCTGCCTTCAGGTGAATTAATCACCGACTTTGACAGAGTGATAATGGATCTTCAGCATCCACAGAATCATGAAGCCAAAGTAAAGCTTGCTCTCCTTCTTATGAAGGGGTATGAGCCGGGCAAACCAATCAGTCTCGATCTTGGGCCAGTAGCAAAAAAAGCTGTAAGTAAAGAAAGCAATGAGCTCTTCAACTTTGTAAAAGGAAAGAAAGCAAAAGCTAACGATACTTTCGGTGATGGAAAAAGAAAATCAACATTCATTGATGGATTATAATTATTAAACTAAATTTTACTTAAAATGGCATTACAACAGATACCTGGCTATAGTTCAGGGTACATTGCGACAAGATACTCCTCTATGAATAAGAGGGCTCTGGGTAAGTTCACGGACTCTAACCATATCCAGATGCTGCATTCAGAATCACCTGCAGATTACGACAAAAAGATCATCAGCCTGTACACGCAGACTAGCCTGTACTCAAATGACTTCCTGCAGATGATCATGAAGTCCAAGCCATACTACATCAACAAAGCAACTGACTACTGGAAATGGAAAGTAAATGTTCCATATCAGTTCCCTGTGCTTATTGAAATTCCGGACAGCACTCTCAATCTGAGCAATATAGGTATTGACCGTCAGACCTTTGAAATGGTATTTGACAAGAAAGAGTTCTTTATCAATGACGTTATTACCGCCAACCGTATGTACGGTCAGCAGTTTATTGTTATGAATGATCCGGTTCAGTGGGGTCGTGCTTGGAAGTATACAATGCAACTTGTAACTACCAACCCAATGACTACTTCAGTTGATCCACAATGGCTCGTTGAAGGTCGTGAGTTTGAGTTCCTCTACAATGCTACTGGTGAGTTTGATGAAAGAGGTTCTGGTCTAGGTTCTCTTGGTGACGAGATTACCTTGTATGAATCTTTGGGTTCTGCAAACATGGTGGAGCACACTGTAACCGACTGGGCTGATACTAAAGTGGCTAACGCTAATACTCGTGGTACAGACAAAGACGGTAACCTGATTGACTTGATTATGTACTCTAAGAAAGTACGTAACCAAGAAGGTGAGCACAAATATGTTACAGCATGGGAACCATTTATTGAAATGGAACTTCGTAAGCGTATGCTGGACATGAAGGTAAAGAAAATGATCTGGGCACAGGGCGGTTCATCAAATACCGGTTCTGGTACTCAGGAAATGAAGAAACTGTCAATGGGTGTGTATCCTCGTATGAGAGCATACGGTAACCTAGAGCAGTACAATGCCGGCCAGTTCTCAATCAATATTATCCGTAACGTATTTGGTGATTTGTTCTACCGTAGGGAAGATATGAAGAACCGTAGGGTGAAACTGTTCACCAACGAAGCAGGTATCGAAGTATTCCGTACTGCTGCTAAGGATGACCTGTTGAAAGCTGGTTTCACAATCATTGCTGACAACCGCTTCATCGAAGGTAAAGGCCAGAACATGACCATCAACTGGGCATTTGACTCAATGGTAACTATGGATACAGGTCGTATCGAAGTATCTCACCTGATGGAGCTTGACCTGCCTCAGACAAACTCTGAGTATGGTCGCAACAAGAAGTCTACTCCGATCTTCATGGTGTTTGATGTTTCACCTCAAGGTGACCAGATGTCATCTGACAATATCCGTGAGGTTCGTCCGGCATCTGCTCCTAGCATGACTTGGGGTTATGTTGACGGTACTTACCATCACATGGGTCACGCAGCTTCTAAGGGAATGAGTTCAGCGAACATGTTCCCAGGTTATAAGATCTGGATGAAAGATCGTTACGATGTGTTTGTTGAAGATATCACTCGTACAGCACTTATCGAGCAGGTACCACAGTTCTAATAAGGATTCTCCTAATAGAATTTGGATAGTAATAAAATTAAGGGTTACGCTCCCCTCACCCTAAGCAGGGGAGCACCAACTACATACTGTGATTAAAATGGCAAGGATAGCTAAAATCTTACCTCTTCCTGTAGCATACAAGCAAGGAGAGATGACAATGCAAAACGCCCTAGCAGAAAAGGGATACATGAGACATCCGGGTACCGGAATAGGAATTTGCCCAGTTCAAGGACTTGATGGCAAGTATCTAACTGGTCTTGATCCTGAAGCAAACTACATTCGTAGAATGCGAATGGTTAATCCTGAAGCTGCTGACTGTGAGGCAACAATAGTAAAGGAAAGAAAAGAACGTCTTGAAAACATAACTGGCTTAGATCTTGGTCCTCGTTCAGAGTATTACTCTGGAGTATACGGAGCAAAATTTAATACCGGTTTGGTAGCATCAAGGGTAAAACTGGTAGATGGAGAGAACGTCTTCAACTTCAGTAACCCACACAAAGAGATAGAGTTTTGGTGGCTCACGCAGATAACTGATCTTATTGCATTGTCTCAGGAAGAGTGGAAGAAAGGAAATTGTAAGTCAACTGTACAGTTTTACATTTCCAATCCAGAAGCTGAAGCCGCTATTGTCTATGCTCAGAATATGACCGTAACTAAGGCTATAGAAACTCTGAGACAGATGGCAGTTGATAGGCAGAGGAAAGTAGCTAAACTAATTGGCCTACCAATCACAGACAACGATAAGCCAGAAATTGTATTCAACATACTCTATACAATGATATCGAAAGGTTCAATAGAGACTGGTGAGTACAAAGGTCAAAACTCGGTTGACCTGTTTAACAGGATAGCCGGCATGACCGACAAACTTCTGACAGTTAGAAGTCTTGTGAGAGAAGCAATCCAACTGAGGGTACTGTCAAAACGTAACGGTATCATTTATGAAGGAGAAGCATCAATAGCTCAGTCTGAAGATCAGTTGATAGATGAACTATCACTTGATTCAAAACAGATGGAGCGACTGGCTCTCGAAACAAGAGTAGCAGACAAGAAGAAAATCAAGAACAGCATTGAAAATTATTCATATGTTGCTCCTGAGAAAACCGAAGAGGCTAATGCCAAATCAACCAAAGCAGAGGGCAAAAAGTAACCATTATGTATGATACCAGTTCAGAATTTATTATTTGCCATAGATACCAAAGCCAACCGGCTTAGTAATCTGAGGGGACAGTTCATACCTAATGAAACCAAGATAGATCTTTTAAATAAGGCCCAGGTAAAACTGGTATTGAAGAAAATCGACCCGAACAATGTGTATCAGTTAGGGATGGATGCCTTCTCAAAAAGATATGAAGACCTGCAAAATTTTCAGGTCACATATGAGAAGCTCACCTTAACTACTACACCCGGGGACGTACTTAATAGTTATTTTGTACCGTTTAGTTCAATGTCAAATGATATGATGATCCCAACTACCTCTTATGTACTTGCTACTAAAGGTAACTGTAAGGATAGGTTACTTGATGTCATTGATTTTATGAAGCATGCGGATATCAGAATGTTATTAAAATCTCCTCACTACCAGCCAAGTTTTAACTACCAGGAAACATTGGGTGTAATATCTGGAGATAAAATATATGTCTACAGTGATTCACAAAATAGTTTTACTCCCAATGAATTGTATTTATCGTATCTTCGTTACCCAAAGGACATGGATATAACTGGATATGTTCATCTTGATGGTACATTATCTACTACAGTAGATTGTGAACTTGAAAGTTACCTTGAGGATGAGTTGGTAGATTTAGTTGTTACTGAGCTTGGAGATGCTACAGCTAATCAAGAATTATCACAGTATAGTAGAGTAAGAACAAAAGAAAACGAATAATAACTTTAAAAACTTAAAATAAAGCAAAATGGCAGACTTTTCATTAACCAACCTCTTTGTAGTATCAAAGAGCAACACGTTACCAACAACAGGATCAACTAACAACCTGACCTCAAGTCCGGCACAGTTTGGTATCTTCCTCCCTGATAATACCCCGGCAACGGTTGCTACTGTGGGTAATGCAAAGTATATATACCTTGCTCAAGGTAGGAATATTTACTCTGCAAATGAAGGCAGTAAAAAATCAGATCTGATTGTTGGTGCAAATGTACTTGAATGGTACAAGGTTACCGGTAGCTTGACGGCTAAGACCCAGATCACTCAGGTAACATTCATACCTAATGGTGCAATTGCACTGGCTTGTCAACAAGATGTATCTATAACAATCCGTTTGGATTCATTCTATATCAGGGCAGCATATAACAACTCACTGACTCGTACAGTGATGATTACAACACCATGTTGCTCTTGCGGTGCAAATCCATGTGACAGCTTAACTACCAGTCAGATACAACAAGTGAATGAAGCTTTTGTTACAGCTATCAATAATGATAGTATCCTGAATCAGTTTGTAACTGCTTCTCTTTCTACTGATCTGAACAGTTTCTATATCACCGGTAAAACGCTGCAGACTTATGGACAGGGTACATCAGTCGATCTGACCAACTTCCCTTACCAATTTGACCGCATGTCATTCTGGACATACATCATGGAAGGTCCGGATCTGACTACTGACTATGAGGTGCAGAACTACTGTAACACATATGGTACAGCTACTATCCTGCAGAGAGCAAATTATCCTCAGCTTACACCAGCTGAAGTACAGCAGCTTGAAAAAGACTTCTTCTCATATCAGGCTGAGTACAAACATATCTTCAGCAATGTCAACTACAATGGAGAGTTCCAGACATACGTTGACAGTACTGCAGCATATGACTTGTACTACATCAGGTTCTGGCAACCACAGGTTACTGGTCGTGACGTAGGTACTACACGTATGGATGAAACAGTAATAATTGCAATTCCGCAAGATATTACTCCACCAAACGGTACTGCAATCACAGCAATATTGACAGCGTTCTTGGGTAATGCTGATAACGATACTACTGCAAATACTACCGCTACTACTACTTACTCAACAAGTACTAACACTACTACAACAAGTACTACAGTACAGGTTCCTTAATAGTAAGTACAATCCGTAACTGACCAAAGGGGGATAGGGGAAATTGCCTCTGTCCCCCTTTTTCTTAAAACTAAAATTATGTTTTCTTCTGATATTTTATGGGTAATGATATTAGGTGTGTTTATTGGAATAGCATTTATTATAGGTGCTGTTGTATATGTAAACAAACTATTTATTCATGAAACAAAAGAAATACTGGTTAGGTTTATATTAATGGTATTTGCAGCTCTTGTTGCTGTATTTATAATAGATAAAGTAGTAGCATTTAAGATTAAATTATTGTCTGATGAAATAAGCAGTCAGTTATTTGATTTAATTAAGACCCTAACTTTGATGATATTCTCATATTATTTCGGGACTCAAAAAAACAATACTGAAAATGGCAAAGCTTGAAATAGCATTAGATGGCACCTTAAAGAATGAGGGCTTTTACGGTAACGATCCTTCTGATACAGGTGGTGAAACTCTTTGGGGCATAGCTAGAAAACCAAACCCAAAATGGGTTGGTTGGCCTATCGTTGACTCATTAAAAAATGAAGATCATTTCCCTCAATGTTTAAAAGAAAATAGTGAACTCTTTGAAGCAAGAGATTTGTTTTATAGGGAAGCATTTTGGAATGTAATTAAAGGTGATGATATAATCAACCAAGAGGTTGCCAACGATCTGTTTGATAAAGCAGTCAATATGGGAGTGCATCAAGCAGTAGTACTTTGTCAAAGATCATTAGATGTACCTGAGACTGGTAAAATGGACAGTAGTACCATTAATGTATTAAATACAAATAATCCATACGCATGAAAGAGAAATTAAAAATAGCTATAGTAATAATTGCAAAAATTATTATTACAATATTGATGTTTTGGTATTGTACTTCACCTGCAAAGGCCCAGTCAATAATAAAACCAGTAGATAGTTGTACTTACTACAAGCGTAAACTGGATACTACGATGCATCAGTTGTATATGACCAGAATGCAGATAAATGCAGCCAAGTTCTATATTAAGATCTGTCAGAAAAGACCGGCTAATAAGAAGTTTTTCTATGGCTGGATGACACAAAGAGCTATTGTAGATAAGCCAAGTTTTGACCCATCACCAATTACTGTTAAATAAAAAACAATGTTAGTACAACAACTTCCGGATCTTGAACTTGCTCTTATTGATTTAAGAGATAGTTCGGTTATTGCTATAAGTGATTTAAGTACTTACGGTGCTATACCTTCATCAAACCAACTTGCACTACAAATAACTCCTCCAGGATACCCAACTGTAAATGTTCCATTTAGTCCATTGAATGTAAATGTATACAAGTGTGTTGATCTTGGAGTTACCTGTTCTGATTCAGGTTGTACACCTTTACCAGATGGTATATATGAAATAGTATATACTGTAGTAAATGTTCAACCCAATGCTGTAATCAGTAAAAAGTTTATTAAGATTGATACAATCAAATGCAAGTACCAACATGCTTTCCTCAAGGTAGATCTTGAATGTGGTTGTCACAATCCATCATACGCAAATTACATGACCGAACTCCGTTCAATTAAACTGTACATAGATGGAAGTGTTGCTGAGTGTAATGCAGGAAATTATAGGCTTTCTGGAGAGTACTATAAAAAAGCTGACATGATGCTGGATAAGTTATCTTGCAAATTTCCGGGAAGTAAATGGAAACAATGTAGTAACTGTTAAACTAAAGTATATGGCTTGCAATAGAGTAAAATGCGTAAATCAAACTTGTAGTGTCATTCTTCCTGCATGTCAGATGATACAAGGAATGTGCCCTACTTGTTACGTAAACAAGAATCAACAACAACAAAACAAAACTGTAAATGTTCTTAATCAATCCAACATTAACCGACACTAACCTGAACAATGATGGGTACAATAACTTGCTTGATGGCATTGATAGAACCATTGCTAATCTTGCAAGTACACAGTATCTTAATCATGTGAATGGTTATCAGAACAAAGTAGATTTTACTTTGTATGACAGGCTATGTGAGTACAGAGAGATCTTAATGGATAAATTCATGGGATGTAATTGTCTGGATGATGAGTATACAATATACATAATTTCAAAAGTTCAAAAACTAATTTGCTAATATGGGAAGTGCATGTAATAATTCAGTAAGTAATAATTACTTTGAAAAGCTGACACCAGACACAGGAATAGTGTATACTGGCCCGACTATAACTGCCTTGGGTATTTGTACAGGAGATAGGTTAAATGAAGTAGAGGCAGTGCTTCTTCAAAAGATACTTGACTATGCTACCGGTGTGGGAATATCAATACCAAGTATTGATCTTACTACATGTACAGCTTTTACAAGCTGTATTACCTGTTGCAATAATGGTTGCACAGATCTTCCTTGTTTACTTGAATGTTACAAGACAGCTATATGTACAATATGGGGAGATGTACAAACTTTGCAGTCTCAGGTAAGTGCACTGCTTGATGGTCCTTACAATACAGGTTGCTTGACTGGTCTTTCAACTAACCCAACCCTCAACCAGATCATTCAGCAGTTGATACTTCAATTCTGCACACTGCAAACACAAGTCGCCACCTTGACAACACAGGTAACTAATCTTACAACAGGGCTCCCGGTGCAAATAGGAAACTTCTTGTTGAATGCCCTTACTACCTGTCAAGGTACTAATACCCTTGTAACAACTGGTGCAGGTGCAAGTGCACAGATAGCATTTAAAGGATTTGTACCTATAGGTGCCATCATACCATATGCCGGACCTACAACAAATAAATTTGATTCAACAGGGCTTGGTCTTGCAAATACCGATGTATGTGACTTTGCCCTCTGTAATGGTAAAAATGGTACAGTAGATATGAGGGAGCAGGTACCTGTAGGTTGTGGTGCAGGGGTAATGGGTGGTAGTACACTACCCTCAAATGCCAGTGGTGCCAACTATGCATTAGGTGCTTTGGTAGGACAAGCTTCAGTAACATTGCTTTCTAACCAGTCAGGCTTTCCTGGTTCTGCAATTACCATAGTTGATAATGGACATGACCATGTTTTATATTTTAATCAAAGAAATGGTAATTTTACAACAAATGGTAGCAATGGTTATATGGATGCTACTTCTGTACCTGGTTCTAATACAGGAGGCACAGCACCATTTGTACCTGCAAATAATGTAGTATCAGGTTCAACTATTCAAGCAAAAATAAGTAAATCATATAGTAATATATCAATAAGTGCAACTGCGACAAACGCTCAACAGTCACATGAAAACAGACAGCCTTCAAGGGCATTGTTATACATTCAAAGAATAGCATAATGAGTACTATTTGTTGTCCTCCGGGTTCCGTATATGTAGATGGGTCAGGTAATTATACTGACCCTTCACCCATTATTGGTACAGGTCATGTTAGTAATGCAACTAGTTCAGGTGTTATTAATGCATGTAATAGATTAGTTAATATTACTCCTAATGTATCTGCAGTTGCAATACCTACTGGCAGTAGTACAGTAAATTGTTTATGTTGTCCTTCTGGATACACATATAGCTCATATACCGGTAAATGTGTAGGATTGAGTTCTCTTGACCCTGCTGTTCCAACTGTGCCTTGTATTACTTGTGTTTGTCCTCCAGCAATTATAAATACTTGCCCTACTTGCGGAACTCAAGGACACGCAATTGTTTTTAAATTTGATTTTAATAAAAAGGCATGTTATAATTGTACACCTCAAGATAACAATGGTCCAAGTTGTCTTGATTCTTTTTTACCTCCACAGTATATTGATCCGATAATTGATTTTGAACTTAGAAATAAAAACTTTATATAATGGCATACGATAGCACCCTGGTAGTTTATACCAATGTACCGCTTACATATATTAATGTAACTCCGGGAATGAACCTGCAAACAATATTGCAGAACATTAATACTGCTGTAAATACAATGAACCCTGCTCCAAATTATAGCGGTTATAATCTTGGACCGTATTATGGTTACAGTATTACACAAACAGATGGTACATCTCATCCTACTAATACTCAAAACTTTGCTGAGGGTATAAGTAAAATTGTATGTAAAACAGAAAGTGATCTTTACACTTTTATCAATACTACTTATCCTGCAAATCAGACAACATTAAGTAATGCAATAACAGCATTGCAAATTCCTGGTTTGACATATTCTTATACTGGTGGGGGAGGTTCAATTTCTATCACAAGTGGTATGACAAGAAACCAAGTATTAACTGCTACGTATACAGGAGTAGGTAACATACTTGCACTTTTGAATGCTCCAGGTAGTACATGGAGTACATTGTCTATATCTACTCCTACTAATATAAATACCGCATTTAACTCATTGATTGCTTATTTATCTAATCTTACAACATCACTTAGTGGATATCAAACTGCAATAGGTACATTTGACAACTCTGCAAATTGTCTTGCAGGTACAAGTACAGATAGTGTTAGGACTACAATTAGCTCTATTATAACTTACATATGTAATACTTTACCTTCATTTAACGCATCATCTATAACTACAAGTTGTTTAACTACTCAAACAAGTCTTCAAAATTGGGTGCAGCAATTAGCACACGCTGTAGATGGTCTTATAAATTCAACTGTAGTAGGTGTAACAGATAGTTCATTAATTGCAACAAGTACAAGTTGTGGGGGTAAAACTTTGTCTATTAATCCTTCTTCAAGTCTTGTTACTAAAGTACTTAATAGTTCATCTGATACTACCCCAGGCTATTTAAGTAATAAAGTATCTGCAGGTTCAAATATCACTATCAGTACTCTTAATTCAGGAGCTAATGAACAGATACAGATATCTGCAACATTGCCTACTCCTAATCAAGTTGCTGTAAACTCATCTGATATTGCTCCGGCCTTTCTACAAAATAAATTACCAACTACTGCAGGTACTTGGGGGTTATCAATAAATGTTGCACCAAGTTCTGATAATACTCAATTATATTTACAACCGCAAGTAAATGATCCATATGCATTTATTCAAAACATGTTTAAGTATATAAGTAGTGATCCAAATTTACTTGCATTATTTTGTACTTTAGTTTCTGAGTGTAATGGCAATCAATGTTATCCACCTACTGCACTTATTGTTACAATATCTGGATCTACATTTAATTTATCTTGGACATATGGTGCAAATAATACATCACAGATTGTAGGCTACAGACAGAGAGGTAATGTTGATTTTATAACAAATGCAAATATTACATCTGCTAATCCGCAGTCTTCTACTACTAATAGTGCAAGTGTTACTGGTCTTAATAACAATACTGTTTATCAGTTCCAAATAACTTCCATTTGTACATCAAGTAATAGTCTTAGTAATATATATGAGTCTGTAATATTCTCTCAGCAAAGTATTACAGATGGTGTAAACGCTGGAGTAATATCTGTAAATCAGGCACCAATGCCTACTGTAAATACAATAACTTATACTTTATATTCTGGACAATCTCCTGTGCAAACTGTATATGGTACAGGAATAAATCCTGTTGCTAAATTTGCAGCAGTTAGTTCAGGTAACTATACAGTTAAATATAGTTATACAACATTGGTAAATGGCATAAATGTAACCAGTTCAACTTATACATCAGGTACTATAACAGTATAACCATGAGTGCAGGAATATCTAAAGGATTATGGAACGCCCAATTGAACTTACCCTTTTTAATAGATGGAGTAGGTAACCCTGGTGATTTTTATAATGTAGATGTTGCCGGTTATCAGAATACAGGATCAGGAATGAATTTGTATTCTTATGGTGGTATTGTTGTAATGGACGCTTTAAATAAATGGATACCTGAACCCGGAGCAAATCAAAATTGTAGTATTGTTACATCTGTTGCATCAGATGGTACTATTAATGTTTCACCAAATACAGGCGATGTAATTGTATCGTTACCTAATACTGGTGTAGCTGCAGGATCTTATACAAATACATCAATTACTGTTGATGCTCAAGGTAGAATAACTGCAGCATCAACTGGTACAGGAGGGGGCATTTCATCTATTACTGTATCATTGCCTTTATCATCTACAGGTGGCAGTAACCCAAATATATCCATAAGTCAAGCAGGAACAAGTACAGATGGTTATTTAAGTGCTAGTGATTGGAATATTTTTACAAATAAACAAAATGCAATAACTCTTACCACAACAGGTAATTCGGGTAATGCAACTTTTGTAAGCAATACTTTAAATATTCCTAATTATACAGCATCTGGTATAGGTGCTGTTCCCACTACAAGACAGATAACTATAAACGGTACTTCTTATGATTTATCTGCTGATAGATCATGGTCAGTAGGTACAATAGCATCTTTAAATGGTCTTACAGGATCAACTCAAACATTTGTAAATGATACAAATGTAACTATTGTTTCTACTGGTACTACTCACACTTTGACATGGAGTGGTACACTATCCGATTCAAGAATATCTTCTGCATCTACTTGGAACGCTAAACAATCTGCACTTTCAGGAACAGGTATAGTTAAATCTACATCGGGAACTATTTCTTATATATCAGGTACATCATCTCAATTTGTGAAAGGAGATGGCTCATTAGATTCTACTTCATATGGCACAGTTGCATCAGTATCTGGTACAGCTAATAGAATCACATCTACTGGTGGAGCTAACCCAGTAATAGACATAGCTTCTACATATGTAGGACAAGCATCTATTACTACTCTTGGTAATATCTCAACAGGTGTATGGGGAGCCACTTCTATATCTGCTATTAAAGGTGGCACAGGCTTAAGTATCTATACTACTGGTGATATGATTTATGCTAATACCGCTACATCATTTACTAAAGTAGGAATAGGTTCTAATGGACAAATATGGACAGTTGTAAGTGGAGTTCCTGCATGGTTAACGCCAATAATACCCACTCTGGATCAGATACTAACATCCGGAGCTATATCTACTACTACTATTAAGATACAAGATAGTTTAATTACTCCAGTCTCAGCTACTTGGCAAACTCAAAGCTCTTTTGTTGTAAGCTATAACGGAGCAACATTATCAGGTCTATCTTATGGTGGAGGAGGTACATATGGGATAATACAAGTAGGTGACGGTACTCATAATATAACTATTCAACCTACTACTCTTACAAATAGTTGGATACAAACCTTACCAAACAAATCAGGTACATTTGCAATGTTATCTGATATTACATCAGGTACAGTAACTTCTGTAGGTTTAACTTCATCTGATATAACTGTTACAGGTACATCTCCAATTACTACATCCGGCTCCTGGTCATTGTCTTTACCAGTAGTCAACAGTAATGTTGGTACATACAACAATGTAACAGTTAATGCCAAAGGCCAAGTTACTGCAGCAAGCAATGTATCATATCTTACTACGGCTATAACATCACTTAATGGTCTTACTGCAGCAACTCAAACATTATCAAGTACTGATCTTAATATAACTTCATCAACAAGTACTCACAGTTTTGCTATAGCCAATAATGCTGTTACTTATGCTAAAATGCAAGCTGTATCGGCAACATCTAAATTACTTGGTAGTTCATCAACTAGTACACCTGTACAGGAAATAACATTAGGTACTGGTATTAGTATGTCAGGTACTACTTTATCTGCTACTGGTTCAGGAGGTTCTTTAGGTATTACATTAAGTGGCAGTGGTGGTACTATTACAACTGGATCAAAAGGTTACGCAAGAATGCCAAGGGCCGGCACAATAACAAGCTGGACATTGGTTGGTGACCAGGCATCTGGTTCAATAGTAGTTGATGTAAAAAGATCAACGTATGCAGGATTTCCTACAACAACCTCTATTGCCGGTACTGATTTACCTACAATATCATCTGCCCAAAAAGCAACTGATTCTACTTTGACAGGATGGGGATCTACTTCACTTGCTCAAGGTGACATAATAGAGTTTGTAGTAAACTCTTGCACAGCATTTACTTTTATAACACTTTCAATATCTTATTCATAATGACTTACAAAATACTTAGCGTATCTCAAATACAAGATACAATTACTACAACAGTAGAAATCACTTTATCAACAGGTGTAGAAACTATTGATATTATTCATTTCAGACCAAGTTCTGTTGAAGAAATTAACCAAAATGTACAAAACAGATTATTGTCGGAACAATCAAAAATAGATGCTATTAAAACAGTATCTAATTTAATTACAACAATACCTGTAGGGGAAACAGTAACAATATAATTAAATGGCAACTTATTACTTTAGAAACTCAGGTAACTCTGCTTGGTCAACAGCTACAAACTGGAGCTTGACAAGTGGAGGAGGTGCAACCGGAGCAGTACCTACTTCTACAGATAATGCTATACTAGATGCCAATTCAGGTGCTTGTACTATCAGTAGTACCAGTGTATGTAAAACACTTAATACTACAGGATATACTAGTACTTTAACATTAAATGCAGGTATAAACGTATCTGGTAATATTACTATTGGAGTAAATACACTTTGGTCTGGTACAGGTACTTTAGCTTGTTATGGTGATGCATCGACACATACTGCTACTATAACATCTAATGCAAACATAATAGGTGTGCCATTTCAATTTTATTGTAATGGTTCAAGTTCTACTTTTACATTAAGTGGTGATTTAACAGTAAACGCTCTTGTATCAACTTCAGCATCTACTGGAGCATTAACTACTACTATAAATAGCGGTAATATATTTTGTAAAACATCCTTTTATCTTCATGTAGCTAATGGAACAACTTGTACTACAACAGGTACAGCAGTCATTCAATTAGTAGGTACCGGAACATTAACAAGTGGAAGCGGTACATTACAGAATAATCTTATAATCAATACATCTGGTGTAATAACTTGGAGTGGATATGCAGGTACATTAACTTATAATACAGGTACTATAACATATATAGCAGGTACTGTAACAGGTACAACTAACTCTACACTGGCTATGACTGGTGCTACTACATTAGATCTTAATAATGGTGGATTAGGGAATTATTTGAATTTAAAACTTTCTTTTGCTAGTTCATCAACTATAACATTAATAAGTAATGCATATACTTCATTAGGTGTTCAAAATGCTAATAGTGCTATTTGTGTAGTTAATGGTTATGGTATTTATATATCAGGAGGTACTCTTCAGTATTATAGTATGAGTGGTACTACTACTTTTTATATAAAAGGTACATGTACCATGAATACAAGTGCTGGTGGACTACAGAATAGTGTAGTATTTGATGCAGGTGCAAATACTATAACATTAGGTACAAATTCATATTCTACTGGAACTATAACCTATACATCAGGTGTAATAAGCTCCACAGGTACTTTTACTATAACTGGAACAACAACACTTAATACTACAGGTATGACCTGGGGTACTATGACAATAAACTCTGGAACAATAACATTAAACTCTTTATTATCAGTAACTACTTTTAATATAGGTAACTCTAACCAGACAGTAACATTTGCAGGCTCTGCTGGGTATAATATAGGTACACTTAATATGCAAACAGGTTTTAGTATGAGTATGATACTTTCTACAGGTATTACATATACAGTAAGTACTTCTTTAAATTTACTTACATCTTCAATAGCAAACCCTAATATTATCAAATCAGGTACTCCTGGTACTAAAGCTACTTTTATTCTTTCTAGTGGGGCTACACAAAGTAGTCATTATATTACAGTAACGGATATAGATAGTTCAGCAGGACAAACTATATGGGTATGGAAACCCACACTTTCAAATACTTTAAACTGGAATACTTTAACTAATGCAGCTATGCAATTTTCATCAACTTTTGTAAATTAATAATAATAATATGAATACTGAAAAAATAAAAGAGCTGTTTAAATTTTCATGGTCACAAGCTTTTAGTGACAGTAATGGAAAATCGAGTATTTTACCTATGGCAGGTGCATATATTGTATTAGTAGGAGGACTTGGTTTTCTTTATGGTGGAGTGACTAAAGATACTAATCTTATAACTCAATCAGTTATTATGACTGGTATAGGTGCCGGTATTTTAATGGGTCGCAAAATTGTAAATGGTAAACCCGAAGATCTTCCTTTTATGGATCAAGGTAATGACAAACCTAACCAGTCTTGATAGGTTATTTGTTTCTGACCTAACCTAAGTGATTAATTTGTATCTTAATTTTGTACTATGCAGAAAGCATCTAATAGAGAAGCCATCAGTAAGGTCAGGGGTTTATTTAAGCTCCAGAATACGGATACGTATTCTAACATTACTGACCGGCTAATTCTTAGTGAATTACAGAGCACTGCTTTAAAGTTTATCAAACAAACTACTGATAGACGTAAACTTTGGAACTCTCCAAACATATTCAAAGTAATTCCTTGTTTACTGCTTGAGCAAGTCCCTCTATCAGAATGTGCACCTTATGTTGGAAAATGTACAGTTGCAAGATCTGTAGTTAAACTACCAAAGATTGCTGAAGGTACTAACTTCGGAATGCTTATTCAGGGGATATACTCTGTTGACATGGTATCAAGGAGATTCATTGAAAGTACCCCTGACAGGTATGTAAACAGCTTACAGTTAGGTTTAAAGAACAGCCAGATACATTTTTGGATACAGGAAGGATACCTGTATGTAGGAGATGATAAGATTGAAAGGGTTAAGATATCAGCCTATTTTGAAGAAGATATTCCTGAGACACTGATACCTTATCCTTCTTATTGTGGAACATCATTAGGTAAAGGTTGCTGTCCTGCTTCTGATCAAATAGCAACTATCAATGACATGAAGTTTTGCTGTCCTCCCAATCCTTACGATGAAGAGTTTGCTTGTCCTGGTTACATGGTAGATGATGTAATTAATACAGTTGCACAAAGATTACTCAATACATATAAACGATCAGCAGCAGATCAAGGTACAGATGGTAGAGACGAAACAAAATAAAAGGTACGAGGGCTTGTCTGAAGCATACAGACCAAATCCTCTTTCATACGATATTGTTACAGGAAGTGTAGCAATGTTTAAGGAGTTCAAAAAACTGAACCCACAACTAAATATCGACAACAAGCAGTACAAACAAGTAATTGAGCAAATTAACTTGTACTACATAAAACATCTTCTTGATACCGGAAATATGGTCTTTATACCAAATGGTTTAGGAAAAATGATGATTCAAAAGAATCAACGGAAACTAAAGCCTACAAAAGACGGATCCTCTAAATATCTCAGAGCCCCAATTAATTGGCCGGAAAGTTACAAGCAAGGAAAAATTATATATTATTTGAATGAAAGTACCGATGGTTTTACGTATCGGTACTTGTGGCTTAAAAAAGCTTCATACATTGAAAAGAGCAGCATGTGGTTATTGGTCATGACAAAAGAGGCCAAGCGATTACTGAAGGAACGAATTGAGAGTACTGAGAAAGATTACAAAAGTTTATACAAAGAGCTATTGTCGAAGAAAACAAATATATTCATTAATAACGCAATGAAGTAAAATGAAAGACAAACTGATATCGCCGGCCAGAGTATATGCCAGAGTTAAAGAAGAGATGAGATCTTACTTTAACACCGGGGCTATTGATGACTTGCTCTTCCCAATCTGGACAAAGGATTGTATAAATAAATTTGAGAATACATATCTTCCACTAAAAGAAGCTGTAATGGATATGCACCACCATAAGTGCACACTTCCTTGCGACTTCAAAGCAGTGAGAGAAGTATGGATGACTTTTACTTACGACAAAGGTCCTGTCACATCTCCTCATGTTTTCTATTACCAGACTGACTGCCGTATCAATCCTGCACCTGCTCCAGGTGAAATTTGTGAAGATTGTGTACCAGGGTATCAGTGCATGGCTCCTTCTCAAACACCTACACCTGTAGCATTACCATCTCTTTGTGGTGTGCCGCCAGAGTATGTAGTAACACATAAGGTAATGGAGCAGATGATGTTTCGTTTCCATGTTACAGGGATGCTGAAACCAGGTAATTTTAAAACTATTGGTAAGTGTGCAAATGACTCTCCCAACCTTGATGCATATTGCATTGATACATTTGATATTGTGGGTGACAAACTTGTTACCTCTTTTGCTCAAGGTACTGTATACATGGCATACTTTGCTGAGAATGAAATAGTACCAGAAGATGAAGGTCCTGATGCTGGTTACTATATGATACCAGATAATGACCCATTTGAAAAGTATCTTATTGCATATTTAAGGTACATGGTTTACCAGCAATTATTTGATCAGAGCACAGATGAAAGCTTTAATCAGATAAAAGCAAAAAGAGATGATGCAGAGGATAAGATGTGGCATGCTTATACAAATGCAAAAGCCTATGCTGTCAACCAAGATATCTACTCAGTTGAAAGAGCAATAGTAAGAAGTTATAACAAAAACAATAGGTTCAGAATCAGGTAGTTATGGCAGGTAATCAAAATATGAATCAAAACAGGGCACTAGCCGGCTTGAATACTGACAACATTATAAGTCAGGTTCAGGAAGGTTATGTTACAGATGCACTGAATGCTATCAATGGTTCATTTGATGGGAACCAGGTTACTTATCAGAATGAAGAAGGTAACGTACAGTGCATTACAATGCCTACTGGATATAAGTGCATTGGGCTAAAAAATATAATGGAGATATCTCAAGTATGGTATTTCATTACTAACACGACTACCAACTATTCTATGATAGGATATGTGGCAAGTAATAATTGCACATTTGTTCCTGTCATAGATGATTCTGTATTTGGTAGCGATTTGTTGAATTTCAACATAGCTTACCCTATCCATAAAATTGAAATAAAGACAACCAACTGTTCAACTCAATTGTATTGGACAGATAAATATAACCATCGTAGATTTCTTGATATCAATAACCTACCATGGCAGACCGGTTCTCCAGGTGTACTGGATACAAACAAAATGGAGATACAACCCATTTTTAAAATTCCAGAAATTACACCAACTGCAATAACAGTTGGCGGTAATCTTTTAGAGGGTACATACCAATTTGCTATACAGTACTCAAGTATTAAAGGTGAAGGAATGACATCTTGGTATTCGGTAACTAACCCTGTTAGTATCTTCCTTGAGTCAAAGGTATCTGCAAGTTATAATCTGCAGACAAACTACGCCATCCCATTGGTTATCAGTAATCTTGACATGACAAGATTATATGAATATTTTAATCTTGCCGTAATCAAGACAATTAATGCAGTGACAACAGTAGAGTATGTTGGCACCTATTATATTCAGACTGATACATACAATCATACCTATACAGGTGATGAACAAAGTAGTACCAATATCCAATTGACCTTAATGGATATTATGACTCAGAACGACTACTATGATCTGGCCGGTGATCTTACTCAAGTAGATAATACTCTTGTGTGGGCAGACATGGTTAAAGAAGAGGATATTAGTTATCAAAAGATATTTAACCAAGTCAAGGTACACTGGGGAACTTCTCAGATGCCAGTAGGTCAAACTATTGGTTATCACAATGGAGTAGAGTGTGCAGAAGCAAAAGGATATTTCAGGGATGAGGTATACGCACTTGAAGGTTGCCTTTTGTTTAATAACGGTAAACAATCTACACGTTTTCATATACCAGGCAGAGAAGCTACTGCATATGATTTGGAAGCAATTTCTAATGCTGATGAGCAAGCTGTAGTAACAGCAACTTGTCCTGCACCTCTTATGCCAAGATGGAAAGTATATAATACCGGTTCAGTACTGGGATCTTTACCGGGGTCAGCAGATCTTTGTACTGGTATCCGACCATGGCAATATGGTGAGATGTCATATTGGGAGTCGGAAGAGATATACCCAAACAATGCTTTTATCTGGGGTACACTGGCTGGTCAACCTATTCGACACCACAAGTTTCCTGATTGTACAGTTACTCCTATACATGACAGTGCTGTTTCACCCGGGCCAGGTGTGGGCTATTCTCCTGGTTACGTATACCCTATAGGTTTCAAAATAGATATTCAGTCACTCTATACTGCAATTATTAACTCTCCTGATCTTACAGAAGCTCAAAAGCGTTCAATTACTGGCTTTAAGATAATGAGATCTGACAGAGCCGGTGAGAGAAGCATTATAGCAAAGGGTATGTTCTATAATGTAGGACAATATGATAAAGATGGGTCAACCTATTTTTATCCAAACTACCCATTCAATGATTTGAACCCGGATGTATTTATTTCATCAAAGCCTGTAACATCTATTCCTTATACTTGGAACCACAAACTTACAGGCAATACTGATGCAGGTACTCCTTTAAACAATTTCCAAAATAGTAGATTTACATTTCATAGTCCTGATACTCATTTCTATCAGCCTTCAGGTATCCAAGATTCATTAATGAACCTTGAGACAGCAGAGTATGGTACTTGTAAAGCTCACTTTGTAAAAGTCAAGAACAATGCAGGTGAGAAAATCAGAACTATAAATGCACTGGAGATTGCTCTGGCTGCAGCTTTTGTGTCTACTGTTGGTATTGATATAAATATAAGTAACTCTGCAACGGTTGGAACTACTACTGATACAACTACTACTGTAGATATCCGACCAACATTTAATCCTCAAAACTTCTTCCCGACATATAATAATATGTTGGACATACTGGATAAATTGTCTCCATACTACAATTATGGATGGCAATATAATGCAGTAGGGTATTATACAAACTCTGTTCCTATTCCTCAAAACGTAGGTAATAAAGTTAGATTTATTAACTATGGTGGTTACATTACACCTGGTCTACAAGGAACATTTGGAGATGTTCATCCTATCAATAATACAGGAAGAGAATCTTCTGTATATGTTTCTATAGCCGGTAGTATGTTATATCCTCATCAGCAAGTTAATACCAATGGACAGAATCTTGGTGTACCTATAGATACATCAAGGAAGATTGCATCGCAAGTTGGCATGCGTGAAAGTTCAACACCTTTCTATGAACCAATATCAGCATACTATGGTTCAATTAAAGCAATACGTCCTGGTCAATACGGTCAAGTGTTTTCATACAGGCCAATTGACACCGGTACATTTGGTGCATTCTTTGACACTCAAGGTAATCCTATAAATGACCACCCAATTGTTTATGGTGGCGATTGCTTTATTAACTTGTTTGCACTCAAGATAAAACATCCATTCTATTTAAAGTCAACAGTTGATAAGCCAGATGGTTTTGATATTGATTACAACCAAGATGCTGATCCAAACAATACTTCTCAGGCCTACACAAATACAGGCAATGTAGGTTATCCTATATGGTATTATTCTACTAGCAACCTTCCATTTGTAGCAGATCCATTGTTGCATGGAGGCTTAGTAAATCTAAATAATAGTCTGAACTGGTTAAATGGTTTATATAACAATATAGGAGCACCCGGCAACAATCTATTTACAAATTTCTTTGATGTATTAGGAGCAATGGTTGGAACTGTAGTAATTATACCTGTACTTGTCTTAGAGATATTGGAAATATTTGTAGGACTGATTACAGGCCACCTGCTCACTACTGTTGGCCTCAAGGTAACTAATCTTGATTACTACCAATATGATGACATCTATGAAAAGGGTATGGCATATTTATACGCATATGGTATCCCCTATTACTTCTGTGAGTCTCAGGTAAACGTAGATATGCGACAAGCATATAATGACAGAGAAGGTAACTTCTATCCTAATGTGGCTACCGATATTCCAGATGAGTGGGTACAGGAAACCAATGTGCCTATTGCATTTGACAACACTTATACATATAATAAAACTTACAGTAAACAAAATCATGAAACTGCTTTTACTGTCCTTAGACCTGATTGGGAACCTGGACAACAATGTTACATCACTTATAATAACAGAGCTGTATGGAGTGAAGCATCTGACATGGAGGATACAAGAAATAACTGGCTCGTATATAAGCCGGCAAATACCTTTGACTTCCCGAAATCGTTTGGATCTTTAGTTGCAATGGATAGACTGGAATCCAGAGCTGTAATGGTAAGATATGTAAACCATACACAGTTATATAACGCCCAGGCTACTATTGAAACTACGGCTATAAATGCAGCTCTTGGTACCGGTGCACTATTCTCCGGTACTCAACCAATTGACTTCAATATGTCTGATTCTGGTTATGCAGGTACTCAGCACAAGTTCTTATTGCAAACAGAGCATGGTCACATCTTTGCTGATGCAATGAGAGGTCAGATAATCTTAGTTAGAGGTACAGCAATCGAAGAGCTTTCAAATGAAAAATACCACAATGCAAAATGGTTCCAAAATAATTTACCATTTAACATTATAAAATATTTTCCAACGTATCCTATTGATAATCATTTTAATGGCTGTGGTTTACATGGTGTGTATGATGATTACTATAAGAGGTTAATGTTAACCAAAATTGACTATACTCCATATGACGGAGTTATGTACGATGGTACTAACTTTTACATAGAGGAACTAGTTACACAAAACGTAAAATTACACTCGCAAACTACCCTACAAAAAGTAATTGTACAGCTTGGTGACCCAGAGTATTTCTGCAACAAAAGTTGGACAATGAGTTTCTCTTTCTTATCTAATAGCTGGATAAGTTGGCATTCTTACATCCCGAATTTCTATGTTCAGAACAGTGTCTCTTTTCAATCAGGTAAGAATGATGACACTTGTACTGTATGGAATCACAACCAGACATTTACATTGTTCAATAACTTTTATGGTCAGGATTATCCTTACATCATAGAGTATCCATTCAGTTATCAATACCTTGATCAGCTATTGCAATATGTAGAGGAGTACATGACTGTATTAAAATACAATGATGAGGGTATCTATATTGAGCCGAATGAAACAGTTTATTACACGCAGACAATTGTCTACAATAAACAAGCATCTACTGGGTTACTTAACCTTATACCAAAAGATATTAATAACAGGGCTCAGTATTTTAGCTACCCTAAATACAACCCAGATTCTATAGATATTCTTGTAACAAAGGTAGATCATATGTATTCATACAATATGTTGTGGAATAATCTGAAGAGTCCTAACCTTACACAATGGACAAATAACTGTACACCAGAATTAGGTAATAAAACATTAAATCAGGTTAACTTTGATTACTCAACAAAGAGTTTTCAGAAGTATCCTCTCAGGGCCAAAGACACCTTGATCAGGCAAATGTCAAATAGAGTGTCAATGGCTTACAAAATGATTAGTAAATTTATAGTCGCTAAGACTCAAAATATGATCAGCTAATGAAAAAGAACTGGTTAAAGCAATATGCACAGGAGGGTAAAGTAGATTATTGGAATGAACTTGCCAAGGCTAAGTATGGTCAGAATATGCCAAATATGACTGATGAACAAATAGCTATAGTAAGAGATACTAATCGTGTTACCGATGACCCTTTGATGATACCTGGTTCACCAAGAGTAAAGGCTCAATCAGGAACTAAGGTATCAAGCAAGGGTTATAAGAAGAACTCTCCAGATAAGAATGAGCCGATGCTTACTATCCCAAGCAACAGGATAACTATGCAGGATGTAGAGCATCCTGTAATGGCATACCCTTCTGCCGGTAATCCTACTTTCATGCATCCAGGTGGTGAGTACTACTTTCCTCATGCTGATTATGTAACAGAAGTACCTGCTATGGCTCAAGGTGGAATGATTAAAAGAGCAGATGGTCATTACTCTAAAAGAGGTTTGTGGGATAATATTAGAGCAAATGCTGGCTCTGGTAAAAAGCCTACTAAAGAAATGCTTAAACAGGAAAAGAAAATAAAAGCTTCTGAAAAAGCACAAGATGGAAAAAAACTTAGTGCATCTGATCTTGCTAAATTAAGACAAGCAGTAGCTAACTATAATCCTTCTCCTTATCAAGATATGGACCCTGCTATGTTGCAGCAATATAGAGAGAATCAACGTGTAATGCAACTTGCTGCTACACCTCAAGGTAAAGTACAACTTAAAAAAGAAGCAGAAGATAAAAAGTATGCAAACAAGAAAAAACAAGAAGTAGCAAAAGATAAAGAAACAAGAAAAGAGCTACAAGAACAATATGCAAGACAAAGGTTTGCAGATGACCCATCTGTTATAAACCCTGCATACTGGCAAACAGATCCTCAGACAGGTAGGACTCCTCAACAACGTCTTGATGACATGGGTACAGACTTGCAAACCCGGGTATTTCGTGGTGGCACTGATGTAATTGACAACTTGAATCCTGGTGTATGGGTTGCAGGAATGGCAGGTAACCTTGCAAAAGCACCATTAAAAGCACAACAAGAAAACTCTTACACGCCATATCTATCTGCTCTTGGTGAACCACTTGCATGGGGGATAGGTGAGGAATTAATAGCACCTTATGTAAATAAAGCAGTTGGTAAAGCATCTCAAAAAATAAAAGATGCGTACTCTAAACTAAATGATGCTGTAAAACCACCAAGGTATAGTCTTCCAATGATGACAGATATTGTGCCTCAAGTATCACAAAATATAAAAGCAAATTATAAAGATATATTAAAAGCAAGACAAATTTTTTCACCTACATTAACCGAAGGTTATGAGTATATAGATGAATTAGCTGATGCTTACTCAGTACAAGATAAACTTGATGTTTTTGGACAGTATAAAAATTATCCTTTTTCAGAACAACGTCTTTGGAATCCATATGATCCAAATTCTATTAAACCTTTATCAAAAAGTGAATTTGCTAAAAAGGTAAAAGGTAATTTAAAATCATTAGCATTTCAACCAGAAAAAATAGATGCTGGATATAAAAAAGGAATAGAAGAAGCAAATACTTTTGTTAGAGGAGTTTCTACCAATTGGGATGCTATTAAAAAATCTAATCCAGAAGGATTTAAAAATATAACTCAAACATTAGAAAAGGTAGGAATAGATTGGAAAAATAATCCAGATCAAGCTGCTGTATATATGGCAACACATATTCCAGGTGATACAGGTTATGGTAGAGCAGGTTTAAATCCAAACGAACATGCATTATATACTTCTAATTCTGAAGGAACTGCAGAAGGGTATACATATGGAGATGGCTATATTGTAAAAGGAAGAAAACCTATTAATTTTAAAGGAAACAATAGAAGAGAATGGTTAAAAGAATTACCAACTGTTATTGATGAAGATATAATAAATGCTCATGAATTAGGCGTTAAAGAAAACCCAGCTAAATTTGATTTTCGTAACATGATGGATTTCGGTAATGATAATTTTGAATTTTCTAAAACAAAAAAATTAAATAATAATTTAGTTGATAAATGGGAAAATGATTACGCAGCTTTTTTAGAAACGCAAAATTTAGAACACCCTGATCCTATTGTAGGTTACGGTTTTTACGATTTTGATGATGTTCCAGGCATTGAAGTGAAGGGATTAGAAGATCTTAAAAAAATACATAATTTTAAAGAAGATTGGTTTAATAAACACAAAGACAAAATTAAAGAATTTGATATACCTGAGTTACCAAGTTCCTATATTAAAAAAACAGACCATATTAAATTTAATGATTATGCTCATTATTTACATGTAGGAGAACCTGGGCAAAAAGTATTAGAACCAATAAATGTAAAACAAATAACTCCTGAAATTTGGAAAAAAACGAATAGGGGACATTATGGGACACCATCAAATGGGTTATCAAAACAAAAATACGGTGGTAAATTAACAAAGAACTGGTTACAAAATTATTAATATGAAAAAGAAAGCAACATTACACCCATTTCTTAAAATGGCAGGAGTTAAATCTGAAAAGGAACTATATGATAAGTATCCTACAGATGAGCACTTCTTTAAAGCTTATCCTCAAGCTAAATATGGAATGATGATGGCACAAGATGGTGCAATGACATTACCCAATGCTAAACCAAATGTAGCATGGCAACCATCTGGTCAAGGATTAAGTCCTGCAGATAATGTGGCAGGTCTAAATGCTGCAGGTCCAATGCCACAACAGGGTGGATATCAAGCTGCTCAAGGTCCTGTATTTGAAGGACAAATGCCTGAACAAGAACAGCAAAAACAGGAACAACCTGAAGTCAAAGAAAATAAAAAGGGTAATAATAAAAATAAACTAAAAATAAGTGCAGGTAAAAAAACTTGGGACCCATTTGCAAAAGATAATGCATGGAATACAGGTAAAGGTGTTGCTACTACAGATGTAATAGCAGGTGGGCTTGCTATGACCGCAGGGGCAATACCTTTTCAGCCGGCCAAGAAAAATCAGGATATTTTACCACCAGCAATTACTACCGGCAATTATGGTTATGGTAGCCAGGCATCCTTTGAAAATGGTGGTAACATCTCTCCGACAAAAGCTCGTGAGATGCTACACAATCCTCCTCATGGTAAACCTCTAAGCGAGAAACAACGTAAGTACTTTGGTGCAATAGCTTCTGGTTATGCAGATGATGGTGCTAAAATGGCAATAGGTCAGCTTGGTCAAATAGAGCATAAACTGAATGAACTAAAAAAAGTAGTTACTCCTGATTCAGAAATAGAACCATGGGTAGCAAGCAAAGTAACATTAGCTGCAGACTATCTAAATAATGTAGGTAACTACATGCAGTTTAACCCTGATGCACAACCTCAAGGTCAGCAACAAATGCAACAACCAGGTATGTACATGGGTGGTTATTTACGTGCAGATGGTGGCCCTATGATTACACATGTAAAACCTTCTCCGTATACTTACTACCGTCCAATGACAAAAACAAATCGTCAGAAGATGGACATGCCTGATTACATGCCTGGTCAAAGTACTCCTGATTTACCTTTTGCTGCTAATGGTATTAATATACCTGGAGTAGGAGGTTATCAGGCACCAGTTACAGATCAAGAAAGGGAACAGTGGAATCAGTATCAATCTACAATGTCTCACCAACCCGGAACATATGTAAGAAACTGGCAGCACAATCAGGATTTCCAAAAACAAATGGCACAGCAAACTGGTTTTGATTACAATAGAGCCGGTGCAATACAAGCCGATATGCAAGCTCGTAGCCAACAGTATCCTGGCTCAGTAAGTGGTATAAAACCCGGTGCAACTGAAAACCAGAACTGGGGAGGTGATGCTAATTGGGTAGGTGATAGAGAAAGACAAAAGGCTTATGGTAAATATGAGTATTTGCATTATGATCCTAAAGGTAATTTATATCCAGGAGAAGCTGGTCATAAAGAAGCAAGTTTTACTCCTATGACCAAAGAGCAAATGGGAAATTGGGAAAACTCTGCTTATACTAAAGGTCCTAATCAATGGGTAACTAATAATCAAGGTATTGGAATGAATGCTCCTCAATCTGAGATAGATAAACTTTATCAACCTGGAGCACAAGGTAGTGCTCCTTCAGCCGGAGGCTTTGGTTCAAATACTCCTGTAGCAAGTTCTACTCAACCTCGTACAAAAGCTTTTCCTACAATGGATCAAGCCAAAGCTGCTTATGCTAAAAAGAAAGAAGGTGTTGAAACAAAATGGAATGCTACTAGTGGAGAATATGAAGAAGTAGGTAAAGGAAGTAAAGCAGTTGCAAATACCGATAATTCAGGCCCAGGTCAAGAAGCTTATTCAGTTGATGCCACAAGACGTACAGGAAAAGGTTCAGATGAAGCAAAATATGGTAAGCAAATGATACCTGGAATGTATCACCCTGACCACGATATGGAAATGCTTGATCAATATCCTCACAAGATGGGTGGTATGTACAAACCGTATTCCCATACATACACAATGGCTCAAGGTGGACCTATTCCATTTGCAAATGGTGGCAATACGGGTACAGATGTACATGTAGAAGATAGTAAATTTAAAATGCTTTCTCCGCATACAGCCGAAATTGGAGGAGATTATCATTCTAATGGTGGTACAGATATACAAGCCAACGGACAAAAAGTAGAGGCAGAAAAAGGAGAAACCCTTCACATACAACCTGACGGAAGTACTATTGTTGGTGGTAATCTTATTTTTCCAGGTACCAATACTAAAATAAAAAATGTTTACAAAAAAATAGCTAAAAATTTGGAGGCACCTCTTGCTAAGATGCAAAAGAAAAATGATAAGATAAAAGATAAAGCTAGTTATTTTTTAAATGAATATGGTAAAGCTGGAGATGGTCCTACTAATCAATTCAGAGCCCCTGCTTTCAATTATGGTAAAGTACTTGCTGACATGAATGAGCAGAACCAAAGAAGCATAGAAGATAAACAACAAGAAATTGTAGCAATAAAAGGTAAGGTAACTGATGTACAAAATAAAATGCTGGAACTTGGTGGGATGATTGATCCTGAACATGGTGCCAAAAAGGTATCTCAAATGTTTAAAGGTAAGGATCAATTTACAGCAAAGTGGGGTACGAGAATGGCACAAAAAGGTATTACATTAAAACAAGGAGCAGTTGATACATTTGATCCTAATATGGACCCAGGTATTACAGGTGAGCAACCTAAGTCAACACCTTATGAATTTGACCCATCTAAATCAGGTGTTGTTCCTGAATCTGAACCTAAACATCCAGATTGGGCTTACAAGCCAGATGGAAGTAAGATGACTCCTGAAGAAATGCAGAAAAATCTTATGGATAGAAAAAAACCAGAAGGTAAAGGCAAAGGTAAAGGCATAAGAGAAAAGCATGTAATTAATCCAAATGCAATTAGGGATATATTTGAACAAGCCGATCCTTATCAGTCAATGCAGGTACAACCCTACCTTGAGCCAGAGTATAACGTATCTTTCCAACAAAAGAAGAATGCTATACAATCTGCTTTTGCCCCGGCAATGAAAGCTGCTAAAACTTCTGGACAACAAGCAGCAATAGCTGCTCAGATGGCAGAACAACTTGGAGCAGTTGATAGTGAAGAGTTTAACTTTAATCAGCAGAATAGAGGTCAGATACTTGGAAGGAATCTTGGTGAGATGAGAGGTGTTCGTGATACAAACATGAAACTTGGAATGGATGCTTATGAGAAAGGTTTAGGTGCAAAAGAAGCAGCACGTCAGATAAGAAGACATGGTGGTGAAAAAGTATTTTCTGACTGGAGAACTGTTGATGCCGAGAATAAAAGACTTGGTACATATGAAGATTTTGCAGGATGGTTCCAAGATCCTGCTACAAGAGATTATATAAGAACTCTTCCTCCTGAAAAATTAACTGAAGCTATTGCAAGTATTGTTGATCCTAATAAAAAGGAAATTGTCACTTCTACTGAAGAAGATGGACCAAAAGGTAAAAAGAAAAAGGTTCAGACAAAACAAGAAGAAGCATACTTTGGTACATATTTCCCAGGTATACAAAGAACATACTTTGGAGGTGGTGCAGTAGGTGGTGGAATGGGACATGGTGGTGGAGGTATGCATGGAATGCCAGGACATGCCGGCTCAATGGCCTCAAGGTATTCTCCGGGAGGTGATGCATCTTACTATGAAAAGAAAAAGAAGAAGAAAAAGACTACCTAACCAAATCTGATAGTATTTATCTTTTGTAAACGTAAAACTAATCAGGAACATTAATTAACTTTACGGAGCTAATCAGACAGGTTAGCTCCGTTTTAAAATATAAAAAAGATGGCAAGTTATTTGTCAAAGCCTACTGAATATGCACCGTACCAACCTACAATTGATGCAGAGTTGTACGGAAAAATGCTTATGAAGAAAGAAGCTGACTATCAAGAGGGAATCAAAAAAACTCAATCTGATATAAACTATCTTGGATCATTACCGGTAGGCAATGATGCAGATAGACAATATCTGCAAGGTATTATACATGGCATTACTACTGAGATAAATAATAATGTAAATACCAACTGGTCAGATCAAAGTATCCAAAATATTACACATGATCACATAAGCAAACTTGCCAACGATTATATTGTACAAACAGCTACAAAATCAGCTTTGCAATGGAAATCAGATAAACAAAAGGCAATAAAGAGTCAGGAAGAAAATGAAGGTAAGGATATTGCTAATCAGTACAATTTAGCTAAGACAAGTAATCCCTATTTGAATGCTGAAAAAGCAGGTACTGCTTATAAAGGTTCTTGGATACCGTTTGTGGATATTAGTGAAGCTCGTACTAAAGTTGCAAAAGATGTACCAGTTGAAGAATGGACACAAAGCGATACAAAAGGTTTAGGTACTATGCAATATGCTGATATTGTAAACCAAAATTTTAAAGCAAGAAAACCTGATAAAATAAGAGATTCGCTTATTGGTTACATTGATACAAATCCTGGTGCTAAAACACAACTTGTTTTAGAGGCAGACTATGCATATAAAGATTACGATAAAGCAGCTACAGTAAATGAATTATATAATGCCAAGTTAAAAAACTTATCGCATTATCAATTACAGTTAAATCAAAATAATAAAGATTTGACTTCTTTAGGTGATTTGAGCAATCCGGCTGTTGTTAAGAAAAGAGCTCAGTTAGAAAAAGAGCGTAAAATATTAGAAGGTAATTATAAAAAAGAGGCTTTAGATATTTACCAAAATGTAAATAATGAGGTTGAGTCAATTTGGGAAGATGAAAATAAACGAAGTGGTTTGTTCAATAATCTCTATAAAGAAAAATGGATACAGCAAGCTATAGATAATTATAGTTTCAATGATTCTCAAGGTATAACTATACAAGGACAAACAGCTTTCCAAAAACAAACGGCCTTTGCTCAAGGTAGCAGAGATCAACAAAAACTTGATTTAGAATTAAAAAAAGCTTTAGCTGAAAAAACAGCAAGCAAGGAAAATGAATACGGTATAATAGTTCCTCAAGGTATTGCTTCAGATAAAGCAAACAGTTCATACGCAAAAGCAACTGATATAGTTCAGAAAAAAGATGAGCAGATAAGTAGAAACTCGTTGAATTTATTATACAATGTATTTAGTGTAAATGGTGGTTTTGAAGGTTTAGAAAAAGATTATGATGGTAAAACTATTAAAATAACTAGACCGTATACTGCAGTCAATGTACCTGGAGTAGGTATACAAAATTTACCAACTCAGGTTTTTCTTGTAGGAGGTGAATACACTGACTCAAAAGGTAAAAAACGTACCTATGATGGTATGTTAAATCAGTTTATAAACTCTTACAGAAACGGCGAATACAAAAACACAAATAAATTAAGTGCTCAAGGTGGGGCTTTTACAATAGGAGATGCTAACATAAAAGATATCCAAAAAATATCAGAAGATTTATACAACCAAGCAGATAAAAAACATCTTATTGCCACTACAGAAAAAGAAGTTTATAAAAAATTAAATATTCCAAATTTAGTCGATAACTTAAATAGTAATCCTATAAATGGAGTAAGTGGCAAGGATCTCATAAAGTATAATAGTTTACCCCAAAGTATTTTAGATGACTATCACGAGGCTTATGAAAAAGGCGTATATGACCCTAAAGATAGAAGTGAATATGAACTTAAAAATAAACTAAAAGAACAGGTTTCAAAATCATTAATAGAATATGGTTTAGATCCAAGCAAAATTTACAATATTAAGTATGCAAAAAGTGGTATTATAAAAGAAATAAAAGATAAAACAAAAGATGCAGCAGTTGAATTAAATAGAGCTTTTGAACAAAAAAATCTTATAACTACTCCCTTGATTAGAGAATGGACTGGCGATAAAGATGAGTTACATAAATTAAGTAGGGAAGATGTACAAAATTCAAGAGCAAGAGCTATAAAAACTTTTGCACAAACTTTTGTAAGTCAACCTGGAGCAGATGCCAAATTAATAGGAGATGCCCAAAAAATTGTTAGTTTTTATGAAGATAAACAAAAAGGTAAAGTAGATGATTATCCTACTTTACATTATACTCAAGATCCTGATACCAAAGAATATATTTTGACTGTAGAAAAAGGTGGTGAACAGGTTAACTTACCTGTAAAACAAGATCAGGCAAAACTATGGAAATGGGATCCTACTATAGGTGAAGTCAGTGATCTTGAACAAACAATAAGATGGAATAGATATGGCTCAACTATTCCTACAAATCCTTCAAGTGGTAAACCGGAAGTAATGAGTTTTGAGAATGCAAGACACATCGGTACATTAGGAAATAAGGAATTAAGATACCATGTTGTTCCAAGAAATAGTTATAGTGGTGAAACAGAATATACTGTTTATTTTTATGACAAGGAAGTAGATAGTTCAAAAGAACCTGAAGTAAAAGTACAACCTGTACCAGATAATGATTTGAACAGATTGGGACAATCTATTGAATTACACAAAGAACAAATTCAACAACAAAACAAAAGAAAATAATTATGCCAGGTACAGATCAGTTTGGATTTCCAACTTTGCCTAATATGGATAATTCTCAGAAAGATGCAAATCAAACACTTTCTGAAAACCAAAATAATGTAGTAAACCCTGCGTTTGTCTTACCTTCTCTTACAAGGGAGTCAAAAAACTTGATACCGAATAAAAGTTCTGCAAGTGGGGTTTTTGATGACATAATGAAAACTGCAGAAACCCTTACAAGTAAAGGGCCTTCATTAACTGAGCTTACTACTAAAACTGCACAGGATGTTCCAAAAGAATACCGTACAGGTAAATTTCCTATGTATTATGGTCCAGAAACTGAAGATTTTTATGGTAAGTCTCAGGGTACCGGAGAAAAGTTATTGTATGGTGTAGGCAGAGGTATATCTTCAGGTTCACGAGCATTTCTTCAATCTACAGTAGGACTGGTAAATGACATAGCATCTGTATCTACTGGTGGAAGCTTTACTGACAATAACTTAAACAAATGGTTTGATACATGGCAAAAAGCAGATGATCTTGATATGCCTCTGTATCAAACAAAAGAAGAAAGAGATAGATCAGGTTGGGATCCAAGAGGTTGGGTAACTGGTAATAATGTTGCTCACTTTATAGAAAGTTTGGGCTTTATGGCAGGTATGGCAGGTGGTGCATATGTTACTGCCGGTGCTGGAGAATTTGCCATAGGGGCAAGAGTAACTGGATCCATAATGGCAGCATATGATGAAGCTATTGCTAGTTTCTCAGAATTAGCTGCTAAACAAGCTATATTAGTAGGAGTAGAGGATGGCGAAGTTGTAGCAAAGGCTTTGTCTCAACAGTTAATGAATGATGTAAAAGCTATTCAAGCAGAAGCTACAAGCGGTGCAGTAAAGCTTGATAAAGTAAATAAACTACTCAATGCAAGTAAAGCTGACCTTGATGCAAAATATGCAGCAAAGTTATTAGGTGCAGAAAAAATAAAGCAAACTATTTATGGTGGTATAGGTAATTTAGGTATAGCATCTTCAGCAGGTTTTGAGGCAAAAGAACAGTTCAAACAGAACTACATTGACTCAATGCGTGAAAGAGGTTTTGAACTAACACCTGAAGAACTTCAAAAGCTTGAAGGTGTTTCTACAAGTGTTGCAAGATGGACAGCTACTGTTACAGGTGCACTGGGAGCTATTTCTTTTGGTCATGCATTTAAAGGAATTGTTGCAAAAGGAGAAGCCGAAACAGCAGTAAGAGAAGAAATAAATAATCTTGTAAACAAAGAAATACTTACTTCTGAAGAAATAGCTGCAAATAAAATAGCTAAAACTGCTACAGGGCCTCATATAGAAGGTAAAACAGAATACGTTGATCCTACACAAGCAACAAAGAAAGCAGATAACTTTATAGGAAAGGTTACTCAGAGTGCACGTAGAGTAGGTAAAGTTGCTGGACAAAATATTGGAAAAATATATGATCCATTTGGTGCTATTACAATGGCTGAGTTTTCAATGGTGTCACCTGCTATAGAAAACTATTTTTCAAAGCAATACCAAACAGGTGATGCTGACGTATGGGCAGATGCAATAGGTCCTAATCTTGAAAGAGTATTTGGTACAAAAGAAGGCATAGGAGAACTTATATCAGGTGGCCTTGCAAGTGGATTTTTCCAGGTGGGTGAAAACATAAAAACATCTGGAAAAAGGAAGAGTGCAACGGAAGCTGCAGCAAATGGAATGAATAAAACTTACATGGGCACTTACCTTAAAGATCTTACTCAGTCCATCAAGGTAGGTAGAGCATTTGATGAAGAAGAAAAAGATGCTATAATGTCCGGTGACAAAAAGAAACAGTATGACTCAAGAATGTCAAAACTGTTTGCATACATGTTACCAAGAGTAAAGCATGGTAAGTTAGAATACATTAAATCCGATATAAGAGGTTATCGTGAGCTTCTTGCTACTGATGAGGGCCGTAAACAATTACGTGCAAGTGGAGAATTGCCGGCAGAAGGTGATCTGGTAAAACAAGCAGAAGAGCTTAATCAACATCTTAATAAGATAGAAGCTTATGCTGAGAATGCAGATAAGACTTATAAAGCTCTTCGTTTAAACCATGGTTCCGACCCAAGATTTAAAGATGAAGTTTTTGAAAAGTTGTTATATGCTTCTTCAATGATTGATAACGCATCCGAAAGAATCGTTAATATTTCAAAAGAACTTGATACCAATAAAGATATTACTCCTCAGATAAGAACTCAACTTGTTGAACTTCAAAAGTTAATGAGCAGACCTCTTACTGCAGAAGAATCATTTGAACTTCTTAAAAATCTTGGTGAATCAAGAGAAGAAATTATTAATAAACTTTCAGGTAGAAAGAATATTAGTGATCTTAGAAATAAGATAGTTTCTAACATAAAAGGTTTAAGTATTAATGAGACTAAGCAACAAGAGCTTATTGGTAAGATGGGTGATATGCTTAAATTAACCAATAGTAAAACTGGTTATTTAAAAGATTATCAGACAATGATACTTAACCCTGAAATGGCTCATGATTTTAGTAGGAACAGCTTACCTGGTTTCCATGAAGAAATGCCCATGGGTAAAGGAGAAGGAGAAGAAGGTGGTCCGGAGAAACTTACAAAGACCATAAAAGTAAAACATGCAGGTAGTCCTTTTATACTAGGATCAGATGGTAAAAAGATATTTACCCCTTCTGACCTTGAGGTAGGTGAGGAGTATATAGGTGGTGTAAGAGAACTTTATGATGAATATAAAGGTGAGCCTACCAAAATGAAAAACTTCCCTAAATTCAGATTAGAAGGGGAGGTTGAAAAAGAAAGACAGACAAGTAAAGGTATTCTTAAAGAAAAGAAGATATTAATAAGTGTACCAGTAGGAGAGAATGGTGATAGAAGATACATGGAAATTGATCCCAAAGTATTTGAAAAGTATAAACTTACAAAACTTAAAGATCTTCAAAAAAATGAAGAGGCAATGTTCTATGTAAATCATGCAAATGATGTATTTACATATGAATTTCAGAAAGGTAACTCTGATGCAATAAAAGATGGCATTATAACTTTTGATAAGGATAAAAATGTTTTAGCCTTCCGTTACAGAAGCAATGATGGCAAGGTAAGAGATCATGTTATTGATTTACAAAGAGCACTTGAAGAAGACAGACTAAAGTTTAAAGACAGTAAAAAAGAAATAAGTAAAGAAGAATATGATAGAATTAAAAACTATCGTGATCCTAACTATACAATGAAAGCTGCTCGTCAAATAGAAATAATTGATGAAGCTACTAAAGAGTACAGAACAGAACTGGAAGAAGTTAAAGGTAGAATAAAAGAACGTGAAGATTTGCTTGGTCAACTTCAGGATACCATTGCTGGTATTCAGGAGAAAATGAAAAAACAAGGTACTACTAAAAAATCTTTAACTCAGTACACAAAAGAACTTGTGTACATGCAGGAATTACATGATTCTTTACATGATGACCTTGAGCCATTGCTTGCAAGAAGGGAAGAACTGCAATCTCATTCTGACATAGTAGAAGGTTTAAAAAGTAATATACTTAACCATCCTAACGGTGTTGAGTTTATTGAATACTTGAAAAAATCTCAAGAGAACATAAAAGCTGAGAAAGAGAAAAACGATACTGCAATTGAGCATCTGAAAGGTCTTATTTCAAAAGCAAAAGATTTTATTGTCACTCTGAAAGATTCATTACTCAAGAGAATAGCAAAGTTTGAAGCAAGGTATCCGAGTGAAACACCAGGACGTATAGGAGAAATGTCTCAAAGTGAAGCTAATACTTTGTTGACAATACTAAGAGCTAATGAGTATGATTTCCCTAAAAAACAAGGTATTACCTATGACGATAGTTCTCTTTGGAAAGAAGAACAAATAGGTACTCAGAATCCATCAAGGTTGACAGAGCAAACAAGAGCACTTAAAGAGTTCTTAGAAACAAACAGAGACTTCTTTAAAGATCGAGATGAAATACTAAAGGATACTAATATACTTGATGTTAAAGAAAATGAAATAGAAGCTAATGAAAAAGCTATTGCTGAATTATTAGCTGATAATAAGGAACTTGAAAAAGTCTTTAATATTCTCGACAAGATAACTAAACAGTTTGAAGAAGAGTATAAGAGATGGAAAGAAGATGTTGTACTTACTCAAGCATACCGGGAATCACCAAGTGCACAAAGGGTTCTTAGAGAAATGCAAGCAGCAATGAATGCAAACTCTTTACCTATTGTCCCTACATCTTTACTTGATAAAGCTGTAAGGGCCGTGTTAAGAAAAATACCGTTTTTTAAAATGAAGGGTTTACAACGAAATCCTTTTGCTGATAGTATTATAGTTGATAGTACAAATAAAAATACTTCTTTTTATCAGCAACACAATAACTGGCCTGATAGAGAAAGAGATTTTACAGCTAATCTTACTAAATGGTCATTTAAGTTAAATGGCAGTAAGTTTGGTTTAGGTAGTGCTATAGAGCCTGATAATGTAAAGGTAATGGTAGTTAATACCGGCAACCAATCTGCTTTTGGTTTTGAAGGTTTTGTACCTGAGAGTTATCAGAGTTATGATAAATCAGAAACTATTTTCAACAAAGGAGAAAATAGAGATAACTCAAGAGCACAGGTAGCACTTGTTTATACATATCAAGATGAATCAGGTAGGACATTTACTATAGATAAAGATGGTAATCTTTTATCTGAAATAAAACCGGGTGCAGAACAACATGATTTTGACAACATGGTGTTTACCTACCTTGATCACTCAAACCTTAAAAGAACAGGTGCATATAGAGCAGGAGAGAGTAAATTTTATGATGCTGAAAGTTTTAGTCAAGATGAACTAAATGCTATTCAAGCAAGTGCTACATCAATGCGTAAAAAGCTTCTTGATCTAAATGGTCAATTGTTGCTTGATTTTGATGTAATGGGAGGTTTTATTAATAAACCTAAAGAACTGGATGAGGAAATTTCTGATGGTACGGAAGGTGATGAAGAACCAAAGAAGAAGCCGGTAATTAACAGAAGTGTTACAGAAGTAGGTTTAATGTCTGATTCAGATCTAAGTAAGCCAAATATTCTTGCTGTAGCAACTGACGTAGATCCTGAAAACAATAAAGTAGCCAGAGTAGATGGAGAACTTATACCTACTGCTTTACCATTTTTAAGATTGAAATCTGGTAAACCGGTAATACTTACAACTAATAGGTTTACAAAAGAGCAGGCTGAGAACATTTATAATGTTCTGAAAAAGATTGCTAATTCAATGTTCAGAGCATATGGTAAATCAGAAGGTTCTGCTGAAGAAGGTGCAGTTGATAGATTGAGAAATGTTTCTACTGGTAAAGAAATAAGTGCTATGTGGAGATACCTTTCTACAATATCTTATTTCCGTAGACCAGAAGAAGGAGAGACTCTTGACAGAAATCAATTCTACCTTGATGGAAAAGGTAATATTGTAATGGGTAAAACGTCATGGAAATTTGATCCTAAGACACTTAATGATCCCGAAGTAAAAGAAAAGATAATTACAATTATTGCCGGCTCTGACAAAATACCAGGCCTATTCCATAATGTGGATAGTCTTTCTTTACGTGAAAGAGGTACTGAACCTTTTGAAGAATACATTGTTGATGATAATGGTAATGTAAAAGAGGTTAGAACCTGGGAAACTTTAAATCATTGGTATCTATCAGATAAATATCCTGATGGTACGGCAAGAAATAAATCAGAGAATGATAATAACATTCCTGTGACTATCAATGCAAATGTACCTTCTTCTACCGGTGATGTTGCCATAGAAGGTCGTTACATTAAGGTAAGAGGTATTGGTGAAGAATACAAGCCTAAGATAAAGGAAAAGAAAACAGAACAGACTCACCCGAGTGCTGCACCCAAGCCAAAGGCTCCTGAACCTCAATCTGCTCAAGGTAAAACTGAACCAATAGAAGAGTTTTCTTTTGAACTAAATGGTAATAAATATCCAATAACAGATGGTAAAATTGAAATAGTTCAAGATTATACTACTTATACTATTATCCCTAAAATAGAAGGCAATAATATAAAAATTGAAAATGCTCAATGGTCAATTAAAGATCCTAAAACAGGAGAAGTTAAAACAGCAGAAGCTAAAACAGCTTTAAAAGACGTATTTGAACAAAAACTTAAAGAGCAATATGCTGATCATTTAGCTAAACAAGCTGAAGCAAATAAACCTGCAGAACCTGTAGTTACTACTGATGTACCTGTATCGGATATAGAAGCTAGAAGAGCTGAGATAGAAATAAAAATACAGGAAAAATTAAAACAACTTGATGAAAGTGATAAAAGGTCATTAGAGGCAATAATGCCTAATAATCCTAATCATCCTACATTTAAAGTAGGCATGAGATATAATGATGGCATGAGAGTAATTATTCAAAATGCTAAACCTTCAGATAATTTTGATGGTAGAGAAGATAGTTATATTGCAATTACTAAAATAATTGAACCTGCTGAATATAGAGCTGATGGTAAAATGACTAAAGCTGCTAAAATTGAAACTACAATATTCAATACTAAAGAAGAAGCTGATAAAGCTATTGCAGATACCTATGCCAAAATTCAAGCACAGGTAAAAGAAGGTAAACGTCAAAAAGATGCAAATGCTAAATTTGATACAGAACTTGCTGCTTTAGATAAAGAAGGTACAAGTACTACAGAAGAACCTCAAGTAATACCTGCTGAACCTCAAATAGAAACTAAATCAGGTAAGCCTGAAACTACAAGTAATGTTGTAGAAAGTGTTAGAGAAAAAGCACAAAGACTAAAAGACCAACTTAATGGCAATCCTCCTAATACAAGGATTGTACAACCTGGAGAAGTAGCTGTTAGTGATCACAAAGGACACGAAGAATTTATTACTTGGTTGAAAGATAAATTACCGGGTGTTAAGTATAATGAACTGCACGATGTTGTAAGAATAACAGGTGCTAAATCTGCATGGGGTATAGCGAAAGATCACATTATTAGTGTATTTAAAGATGCACCACTTAGTGCAAAATATCACGAAGCATTTCACCCTGTATTTGATGTGTTTCTTACTGACAGAGAAAAAGCTAATGTGATCAGAGAGTTTAAGAATAGACAAGGTAAGTTCTTTGATTTAGGTTCAGGTAAGTATATAAACTTTGCAGATGCTACTGTATATCAAATTGCAGATAGACTTGCTGAAGAGTTTGGTATATATAAGACTACCGGTAAAATGCCGGAATATACCCCTAAACAGCAGAATTTCTTTAAAAGATTGTGGGCAGCATTAACGAACATCTTCCGTACACCAACAACTATAGATAGTATCTTTAAAAAAGTAGATGAAGGTGGTTTTAGAAATACAGAACCATTACGTGAAATAGGTATTAATAACTACAGTACTGTACAAGGATTAAGAAATAGATTTACTGAGCAGGAAATATCTGCCAATGTAAAAGGTATAGCACTTGAGATATACAGAAATCTTAGATTAGATACTGGTAAAATGCTTAAAACTCTTGAAGGTAAAACTACATTCAAGGAGTTAATTGATCCCATAAAAGAACTATTTAACTGGAGATTTCATCTTGAAGATTCTGAAGCTAAATTTATGGAGAACGGTGTATTTACAATACATGCACCTGATTCTCCATTTGGTGATGTACAGAAAGATAGTTTAACTCAAAATTGGCAAAATGTTCTTGATAACTGGGATGATTACATGTCAGAAGTAAAGTCTTTCCTTAAAACAAAGGGTATTGATTTTGTCAAGAAAGAAATATCAGGTGACCTTGAGGAAGGTGAATCTATTAAGGAATCTGCAGGTGAAGAAAGTAATAATAGAGATTATGCAGGTGACATATTTCAATCAGATGCAAAGAATAATTCTCCAAAAGAAATAAAGCTGATATTTGGTTTTGTTACTGAGGATGATTACGATAATGACCTTATAGCAAAAAGTAATTTCCGCTTACAGGAAAATCCAAAACCTAAAATGAATGCTATTTCAGGTATGGATCAAATGTCAACCGATACTGATTACTTCTATGTTGTAATGAAGGAAATGGCAAATGTATCCGGCCTTGATGAGATGAAAAATAAATTCTTATCTCTTGCACAAAAAATACCTTCATTAGTAAGGCCTTACAAAGCTATATTTGGTGAACCTACTGCAAATAATCAACCTACGGCAGAAATGCTTAGACTGCAGCACTTATTTGAAAAAACATTTAATAAGCAGGTTGTTACACCTTTCATGCAGAAGATCTCAGGCAAAGAAAGTAGTGCTACTATAAATTCAGATAGTGAACGTGATACACGTCAGATAGTAAATGATTTCTTGTCAAACATGACAGGTCTTCATATGAATACCGATATAGTATCTATGGATCAACATGGTAACTATACCTTTAATACCAAAGTATTAAAAGATCCTACTCATAAAGATTTTATTCCTAATCCAAGAAATGGTCAGTTCCCTGAACAGAAAGAACAAATGTCTCTTGAGTTTTTGAATAAGATAGGTTTTAATTTTCCTAAAGAAGTATTTAATAAACTAAGTAAACAAGATAAAGAAAAGCTTACTAAAGAATCAATGAGACTTTATGATGAGCTTTATAGAGTAACTGCAAAAGGTTCAGGTGCACTTATATCAAGGTCAGGTATAACTACACCAGCAGTAGATAAAATAGCAGACATTTATCTTAAAGCTGAACGTGGTTTTAGATCAACTCAAAGATTTACAATAGATGGAGAACCTGCTCAAAGGTATGTTCTGCATAATAATTTATCCCAAAATTTATCTGAGATCAATCAAGTTGAATCAAGGGAAAAACTTCTACAGGTTAAACCTTATTATGGTACAGATCCTTTCTGCCAAGAATCACTTCTTTTGAAAGAGAATGGTATGTGGTTTGCTGAAACTGAAACCAAAGGTGATACAAGGTATACACCATGGAAAGATAACTCTAAAATGCAGGTTACTGTAACAGAAGGTATTGATTCAAATGGTAAAAAGGTTGCAAATAAAAAAATGAATGCAGTTACCAGGTTCATGCAAGCAATGAATATGAACCTTTCAGGTAATTTCTACTTTGTAACATCTGCAGATAGTTCACAAGATTGGGGGGCAAGAACAGGTGAGACTGGTAAGTTTTATATTCCACCTTCTGTCTACAACAACACTAAATACGTTGGTGATATTTTTGCCGGCTATTTAAGAGCTGAGATAGAAACAATCAAGGATTTTAATGTAAATCCTGAAAAGCAAAAGTGGGAGCAGCTTAATAAAAAAGTAGGTGGTAGTAAAATAGGAGAGCAACTTCGTTTCTTCAAAGGTCTTCTTTCTAAAGATGCTGTAAAAAAGGTAGAAGAATATGCAAATGGCAAAGGTCCAGATGCAGAGTTAAGTACTTCTGAATTTGTTAAAAAGATTCAGTCTGATGTAAATGAAGGCTTGAATAAATACATAAGTCAGCAAGTTGAAGATGCTAAAAAGATGTTGCAAAAAGCATCTATAATAGAGAAAGGTACTCAAGGTTATAGATGGTATGGTTTAAGCGAGAGAGTAAGAGATTTACTTAGTGCTGACCTTGAAAATAAGCTTGGTAGAAAAGAAAGACCCACCGGTGATTACAAGAAGGATAGAGATCTTCGTATTGTTTATAATGAGAAAGAAATAAACGATATTATTAAGTTTAGAACACTTAATCATCTTGCTCATGGTATTGAGATGAACAAAGTATTCTTTGGAGATCCTGCTATGTATAAAGATCCTTTTAAAAGAATGAAGCTGTTTATGTCAGGTAAAGACTTTACTCATACCGATAAAGGTATAGGTGTAAGTAATCTTGTGTTAGCTGATAAGTACAATAAAGTAGGTGCTCATACTTTAAAGAAAGGACAAGTAGGTTATCATGATTTTACTGATACTCTGAAAATATTTACTTATGACTTTGGTGATAGCCCAAGTACTAAAATTGCATCTGCAAACTGGAAAGAATTACCTGAAGCATATCAAAGTAATAATTCTATTGATGGTCAGTCTCATATAATGTTACCTTTCTACCGTGAACACAAGTTAAAGGAGGGTACATGGCCGGATGATAGAGAAGCTCAGTATCAGTATGATCTTGCTTTATTTAGAAGAGAGGCAACCAAGAGGTTTAATGCAGGGGAGAAGAAATTTGAGAAGTTTGCTTACAAAAATAATGAAGATGACAAAGCCCTAAAAGCTGAGGATGATAAACTGCTTGCTCAAGGTAATCCTAAGGTAGCAAATGCATTTTATATTGATAAGCCACTTGCTGTAGGTATGTACCAATCACAATCAAGAATGGTACCATATGCACTTAAAACATCAACTCTTCCACTTTCTTGGGAACTTGTAAGAGGTAAGGCACTTGAAGATAAATACTTGATGATGCTGGAATCAGGTACTGCTTATAGTGGTCCTAAATCTCAGCAAAAATTTGGTATACCAGAAGGTGCACCTGAATTGTATAGTAAAGTAACAGGAAAGCTTGCTCTTACTGGTGAAATAATAAAAGCAAAACAATTACCTGTTAGTTGGTCAGACTGGGGTAAAATATTAGAAACATCAGGTGAGAAAGAAAAGATTACTCTTGGTTCTCAGGGTACTAAACTTGATCATCTCCATTTGTTTACAAGAGGTATACCTAATGACTTTATGACAAATCTTTCTTATAAAGAAAGAAATGATCAATGGTCTAAACTTTCTCCAAAGGCCAAAATTGAAAAGAGCGAGTTTTATAAACTTTATGACAATAAGAATAAAGCGTTAAGTGCACTTGCTTCTCATGGTCTTGAAGTAATAAAGGATGAAATAGGTATAAGTAAAAATGATGCCGGTGAATATGAATTGATGGATGCTTCTAAACTTGTACATTTTCTTAACCAGGAAATTACCAGAAGAGAGTTACCTCAGAATATGAAGGATGCTTTAGGTGTATATTTAAACCCTAAGTCTGGTAAAATTGAGTTGACAAATGCTCTTGAAACACTTGCTAATTTCAATCAGATACGTTCTATCATAAACTCTCTTATCGACAAACATATTAACTCACCTAAAGTGAATGGTAAAGCATTAATACTTGCTTCATCTGCAATGTTTGAAGATGCTTCAAAAGGACTAAGAGTTGAAAAAATAAATGGTAAAGATGTACTTGTATCAGATCATCTTGAATTTTACCGTATAGGTAAAGATGGTAAACCTACTAGGAGAATGCAAGTAATGATGACCAACTTTATGTATAATGAGTTAAAGAAGAAATCTAAGCTTTCTGATGCTGAATTGATGAAATATCTGATGACAGAAGAAGGTAAAGAACTTTTGTATGGTATAGGTTTCCGTATTCCTACTCAAGGTCTAAACTCTATAGATTCATTTGAAATAGTACCTTTTGATTTAAGGTATGATAAAGATGGACAAATAGATTACGAGAACAGTAAAATGTTTGTTCCTAATACATATGGTGACATGATGGTTGTTCCTGCAGAACTTACTACAAAAGCAGGTTCCGACTTTGACGTGGATAAATTGTTTAGTTATCTGAAGAACTTCTATATTGATGGTAAGGGTTACCCAAGACTTGTAAAGTTCTTAGATGAAAATAACTCTACTCCAGAAGAAAGATATGTTCGTTACGTTAAAGATAGTGCTGATAAGAAAACAAAAATTGCTATTAGTGCAGAACGTACTGAAGAAGATGACTATGAAAAAGAACAGTTCTTTGGTAAGTTAAAAGATGAAGTAAAACAAGCAAGAGAACTTGGTGTAAAGGATATTAAAGCTAATATCAAAGAACAAATCAATGACATTAGAAAACAGGCAATAGAGCAATCAGATAGTGTATTTGCAGAGCTTAGAGAGGTAGGTAAAAAACTGTATAGCAATTTAAGTGAGGAAGTACTTACTGAGTTTAAAGCTCTTGCTGCAGAAAACAAAACTAATAGTGTAAAAGGCCCGGCAGAGATAACTTCTTATTTTACTCTATCTTCTGTTCTACTTGAAAGAAGTGACCTTGATGAGAATGATAGAAATAGTCTTTTAAACATGAACCATCTCTATCAGAAAGAACTTGAGCAATTAGGTTACAATCAGGAATGGATAGATGAAAGAAAGAAAGAGGTTATTGAAAAATATAAAGCAAGCAAAGAGCTTATTAATGCTAAAATAGGTGAGATCAGACAAGGTGAAGTTTCAGCATTCTTTGAAGCATTAAATAAGCTAAACAAAGAAGGTGAGTTTGACTTACATAAAAAGATAGCAGAAGCATCAGGTATTATGTCTTTTGAAGAATTTAATACAAAAAATATCTTTGAACAGAATACCAAAGAAGCTATTGAGAATAAGTATCAGCAAAACATACATGATATTGTAAGCCATCCTTATAATTTTGATAAGCTTGTTGAGCCCAATAGTGCAGAAGAGCTTAAATCTTTTGAAGCTAAACTTGAAGAAACTCGTAATTCTAAAAAGTCACAGAAAGAAAAAGATCTACTTGCTGAGGAAAAAGCACGTAAGAAATCAGGTAACGTAGATTACCTGGATACTATTGACCCTATCAAGGTGTCAGAACAAAGGCAGGTAATGCTTACTGCAAAAAATCAAATAGGTATTGCTGCTCAGGCAAATACAGGTAACTCACTTGCACATAGTGCACCAGAGCCAATTGTTATTGATTCAAATGTACCATTGTCTTCACAGGATCTTAAAGAAATACCTGTAGATGCAAATGGTAATAAAGATTATTCAATAAAGCTTGCACACAATAGTGTAGAAAAAGATGGTAGAAAATTACCTACTATATCTGGAGGAGAAGTTAATCTTGGTAAGATATCCGGATTGATTTCACAAATAATAGATGGTTCAGTGGATGCTGCAAATGATCCTTATTTGATGAGAGTATTCCCATCAAAGGATGCTGTATCAACTGCTGTTATGTTGACAAGGCTTGGTTGTGATATAGGTGATATAGTAATGTTCTTGAACCAACCTATTCTTAAAGAATTGTATTCTAAACAAGAAGCACTTGCAGCAAGAAGATTATTTGATCCTACTTATAGGAAATCAAATGATACAATGCTTCAGAATGTTAAAGCACAATTTGGCAAAGGTAAACCTGTGTTTGTAGATAAAGTATTGTCTTTTGATATGTTATCTGATATGATTGCTGAGTATGAAGTAAATCCTACCTTGAGAGGTAAAGATGAGTATTCTGCATATCAACGACTGATACTTGATGAATACAAGAAGTATAAGCTTTACTCAGACCATCTGTTCCAATTCCAAATGGGTACTACCTGGGACGGTTTGGATAATCCTTCTCCTGCTTCTGTTTATTTAAAAAACAGAATATTGGAGCAAACTAAATGGGGTAATGTATTTGGTGACGGTAATCAAATACTTAAAGATAGCTTTGTAAAGACCAGAAAAGAGACTGTGGAAGAAGGTGCTAAAGCACTTGAAAAAGTATACAAAAATACTTTTCCTTACATAAAGTCTATATGGGATGCATTTAGTAAACGTACCATTCGCATAGGCAATGATGCTAAGAGAGCAGCAATGGATAAAGCCAATATTTCATTTATTGATTACCTTACTCAGATAACTACATTACCAGGTGGTAAAACAATGAATGCATATATTGGTGAATTGTTCTTTAAAGATGATGTGTTTGCACAAGAGTTTAATAAAGCAAAAAGAGAAAATGCTAAAAAGAAAGGAACTCCTGAGTACAACATGGCTTTGAACATGCTAAGGTTAGATAGACAGATCTTCTCAAGGGATAGCAGAACACTTTCATTGAGAGAGAAATCTAAAGATGCTTCTATACAAAATATTCTTACTGACAGTTTCAGAGAACTGAAGCAAAGTAACCCCGCACTTTATGAGAAAATAGTTTTATTTGGCCATCTGCAGTCAGGTGTTACTGATACTAAACTGTCTTTCAATAAATTTATACCTCACGAAGATTATAGTAAAGCTTTGATAAGAGGTATTGAACAACTTGATGGAGGTGATAAAACTATTCTTGAACAGTTTACTAAAACTAACCAGTTTTATAAAAACAACTGGATAAATGATGAGATAGTACCTTCTGTAGGTAGTTATCTTGAAGGTGAATATAGAGCAGATAATGTTTCTAATTCAGTAATTGTACTTCAGAAAGGTAAGTATGGATCTGAAAATCCTGCTGTCAAGGTAATGAGTAGACTGAACCCTACAACCGGCAAGTACTATACAGAAGCTGAAGAAGCTGATCTTGAAGGAAAAGGTTTTAGATTTAAACAAACACCTAAGCTATTCCGTAGAATAGAAACAGACAATGAACCATATACAGTTACTGATTCTAAAGGTAATGAGTACTATGTATTCAAACAGATAAATGCTTTAGGTGATGGTAATAATGTTCAGGAATACTATACCACAAATGAACCGTCAAAAAGAGATCTTCATTTTAAAATAACAGAAGACTCAGATGATACGGTAATAGATGCTGTTGATAAGAGATACTCTGGTGGCAAGGTAACTAATGAGGAAGAAGATATGGATGATACATTTGAATCAACATCTACTGTTGCAACACCTATAAATAGAGAGTTGTCAAACATAAAATTTGAAGAACATCCATCTACAAACTATGCAGACAGAACAAAAATAAATGCTTCTTCTGATGCAACTATAGCACTTGCTACAGACTTTACTTCTGCTGGAGAAAAAGCTACTAAAAATTCAGTAGAACAGCAAGGTAAAAAATACATACCAATTGATTTGAATAAAGGTTTAGACGTTACTCAAGAAAGAGTTAACAAATTAGTACAGATGCTTAATGAGTCTGCAGGGAAAGATTTATTTGCTAAAAAAGAAATATCTCTAAACATTGCAGGTAATGGTATATATACTATGAAAGGTAGATATACACAAGAGCAAGTAGATGATTTTACATATCAATTACTCAAAAAAGCTATTGAATCCCCTGATCTTAAAGTTAAAATATCAAGTATTAATACAGGTGGTCAAACAGGTTTAGATGAAGCTGGTGCAAAAGCCGGATTAAAATTAGGAATACCAACAAAAATACTTGCACCAAAAGGTTGGAAATTCAGAGATATAAATGGTAATGATATTTCTGATGAAAAAAGATTTAAGGATAGATTTAAAATGAGTATACCTGTATCTACAGAACGTACTACAGTAAAACCAAATACAAAAGGTGAGTATAATATTTATGCAGGTACCGGAGAAAATGTAGTTTTATCAAATATGACACCAAGAAAGTTTATTTATAATGGTGGAGAATTTAATTCAGTAGAACAAGCATTTCAGGAAGCTAAACTTCAGTTTACAAAAGGTACTGAAAAAGATATTGCCACTCATAAAAAAATCAGTGAAGCAAAATCAGCTTTTGAGGCTAAAAAATATGGCAGAGAATACAGTACATTAGATGCAAAAGCTTGGGATGAAAATAGTAGTAAATTTATGAAGATGTTTATTAAATCATCTTTTGAACAAAATCCACAAGCACTTAAAGAATTGCTTGCTACTGGTGATGCTAAACTTACACATAATCAAGATGCTGGTAAATGGGGTACTGAATTTCCAAAAATCCTTATGGAAGTAAGAGATGAATTTAAAGGTAAAACAACTGCAGAACCAGCAGTAGATGCAAGAGCAAAAAATAATGAAGAAGGTAATAAACCAAATCCAGCATGTTAGTATTATCAGCTCACACGGATGTTGTAAGACATGACATCCCACTTACAAATGACAAAGGCACTATGGTCGGGTTACTTGATAACCTGGCCGGTGTCATTTGTATGTACAATGCTATTTACTCTAATCCTTCGATTCAACATGCTCTTGCTCAAGGTGATATTAAAATTTTTCACAACAGACATGAGGAGTTTGCGTATGCTGTAAACTTTCCCGACCTTGATCCAGAGAAAGATTTTGTTATCAATATTGATGTGTGTGCCGGCGAAAGATATCAGGGTATGGATGCCGGCATTGAGAACTTGTATGGCAAGAAAATAGCTGAAGTATTAAACGCTCTTGAATGGGAAGGATTTAAGTTCTACTTTTGTGAGTACACTGGAGACCCGGAAGAAGCTGACGAAATGGATCAGTGGGTTGAAAAGAAAATACCAGGTCTTTCTTTTATTATTCCTATTGATTGCCCGAATGATAACTGGCATGGTGAGGCCCAGCTTCCAATGGAAAGAATGACCAAAGCAATACTTATGTTACAAAGATTAATCTGTTATTTATTATAAAATGGCAAATACAAAGAACAAAACGATACTGGTCCACGATAGTGGTGCATTTTTTGAAATCGCCCTGGCACTTGCAGATCACTATAAGCAAGTGCTTTATTATGTTCCATGGGAAAGTGGATTCCCAAGTCCTGATAAGGCCCGGGTGGGCACAGAATGGGTCAATGGTAAACAACTTGATACATTTGATGGAAAAACATTCAAACGTGTGCCAGAGTTTTTTGAGGCATTAAAAGAAGCAGATATTGTATTCTTTACCGATTGTTATAATGGTGACCTGATGGAACATCTCAGAGAGATGGGTTATCCTGTCTGTGGTTCTGGCCGGGGCCAAATCCTGGAACTTGACCGTTGGCTATGCAAGCAGACTTTCAAAGCTGCCGGCATGGATGTAAATCCAATGAAGCGAGTTACAGGAATGACAGCATTGCGTGAGTTGTTGAAGAAAGAGGAAGATCGTTATATTAAAATATCTCGATATAGGAAACTGGTTGAAACATTCCACCATGAGACCTACCAGCTCTCTGAGGCAATCCTTGACAAAATGCAGCACGAATTGGGCCCAATGGCAGAAACCATTGAGTTCATTATTGAAGAGCCAATTGAGGCCATTGTAGAGGAAGGAATCGACTGTTATACAGTTGATGGTAAATACCCAAAGAATACTTTGGCCGGCACTGAGGTAAAAGACAGGGCTTATTATGGTGAGATAATGGATTACGATAAATTATCTCCCGGGGTACAGAGGACTACTAACCAGATATCACCAATGCTGAAGAAGTATGGATATAAAGGCTTTTTCAGTACAGAAGTAAGAACAACTAAACATGATGAAAATTTTTTATCTGATTTCACGGCAAGGCAACCTATGCCGCCTAGTCCTCTGTACACAATTATGTTCGAGAACCTGGGTGAAATCATTTGGGGTATAGCTAATGGTGAGATTGTTGATATCAAACCAAAGTACAAATGCGGTTTGTATGTTACACTGTATAGTGACTTCTTCGATAGTGACCACCAGCCGGTATGGTTTCCGAAAGAGTACCGGGATAACGTCAAGATATCTTACCCTATCAAGGTAGATGGTAAATATACCGCTATTAATATCAATGGTTTTCCTGAAGTAGGTAGCGTAGTTGTGGGTGGTAACTCTTTTGAGGAATGTTACAAGCTGATGGAAAAGATTGCTCCGGAAGTAAAAGGCTATGGACTCAAGATTGAAGTCAAAGATTGTGAAGTAGCTAAGGGTGAGTTTGATAAAATGATGGGTAAAAAATCATAATATGGCAAAATTAGCAACTGCTGCAGAAAATGCTTCTAGGTTTGTACCCACCTCGATGGAGAGTGAAGGTATGGGAAAGAAGTGGTTATTAAAGGAAATGATGCATACAGAGTATCTCTGTGTTGAACATCCACATGTAGCACTCAAGTTTCTGCCTGGGGGAATCCTTCAGGTATTTGGTGAGCAGAAACAACCAATCATTCACCGATATTCTATTTCTCACCAGGTTGATGAGGATGAATACTATATGGAGGTAATACCTAACCTGACTGATGAGCCAGGTAAACTGAAAATGGACATAATGAAGAATCATCTAACTTTGACTAATAAAAATGGTGAGGTCCTTCATCTGAATAAACTTAATTTAAGAGCTTACGACAACGCTAAATAATATGGCAATCTGGGGTACTGACTGTGGCCGGGTAAAACTTTCCGGTAAAATGATCAAATCTGTTTCTGCTAAAAACGGAAATGAATCAAAATTGTATAAAGATATATTAGAACAGCTTGATACTTTACCAAAAGAAGAAGTTGATCAGCTCAGAAAATCTTTTAAAGATTGGGAAGGGGATATTGTAGGAGATGTTGATAACAAGCGACATCTGGCTTTAGCATTATATGCTAAAACAAATAGTCCAAATTTTAAAAATGAGTTCAAAGGACAATTTGATAACAACAATGAACCTGTGTCAAAAGATGCATTAGATATTCTTTTAAAGAAAAATGAAGAACTACAAGAACAAAAAGTAGAATCAGAGGATATATATAAACAACTGCCTACAGAAAAGGAGGAAACAAAACCATCAAAAGCATCTGAAGTAACAGTTGATGAGTTTAAAGAATTTTTGAAACGTGCAGGTATACCATTGAATGAAATGGTTAAAGGTAGGGTTGATGAAAATGGTAATCCTATTACTCCTGAAAATGCTGCTTATATTTCGGAAAGACTTGTAAATGTTATTGATGGTGAACAAGCAACAGCATTACCAGAAGAGGCATCTCACCATGCTGTTCAGTATATAAAAATACATGACCCTAAGTTATTCAAAGCAATGATGAATAAGGTGGGTAATTATAATTTATATGGAGAGATTGCTGAACAGTACAAAAATGATTCTGCTTATAAATTAGAAGATGGTAAACCAAATATTCCAAAAATCAAGGAAGAAACCTTAACAAGGTTATTTGTTGAGAATGTTATTAAAATTAAAGAAGGTAGTACTGAAAAACCGGAACTTGTTGCACAAACTCAAACTTGGTGGAAACAAGTAATTGAATCATTACGTAGCTTCTTTAATACCGGTTCTTTTGATCCGTTCAGAAAAGCAGCAAAACAATTTGTTGAAAAAGAAGGTGCTTTTTCAGATGAGAATGTAAAAAACAAAGTTGATCAATTAAAAGATTGGAAATCAAGTGAAAACTTTAAAGACTTTTCTACAAACACAATAGAAAACTTTAAGGGTGTTGTTGAACAAGTACCTGATCATACTGCTATTGTTACTCATGGTACTGTAATATCATTACTTAAAACCTGGAAGGATAATAAATACCAGGATGGAGAAGTATCAATGGATGTTTTCCAAAAACAAGAAATTAACAATGGTCACATTGAAGAGATAGATTATAACGGTAAAAAGATATTTCTTGTTCGTCATGGTGAATCAGAAGCAAATGTTGATGATGTAGAATCAACTGATAATACCCCTCTTACCCAAAAAGGTAAAGAAGATGCAATGAAGGTTGCTCAAGAGCTTCGTGATAAAGGTATTGTCAAAATTGTATCTACTGAAACAGACAGGACAAAAGGAACTGCAGAAATTATCAGAAAAGAATTAGGACTCTCTGACAAGTTTGCTCAGGTAGATAAACAGAAAGCTACTTTTGATGCTATTGTTGCAACTCTTAATAAGATCAAAAAAGAAGTTACTGCTGATGAGAACTACTACTTAAATGTAGAAAAGAATAAAAAGGTTCAGAATAGAATAACCGATAGAGCACAACGTATAGTAGATGCTGCTTTTGGCGACAGAGAAATAAGTGAAGAACAGCGTAAAGAATGGGATCAAAAAGCTGCTACAGGTAGTGCAGGTCATGATGATATTGCTAATATCTTCTCAAGGTATATTGATAAAACAACCGGTTTTGTAAGAAAGAAAAATGGTCAGTTTGCACCATTAGATATGGAGGGTTACGTTTCTAAAATAAACCCAGATAACGATGATTATTATAGCATGCTTGAAAAGATGATGCGAGATGTCATTAGTGAATACCCTGAAAATACCAGGTTTATATGGGAAACACCTATTTATAATGAACTTACTGATGAAGCAGGTACTCCTGACTTTCTTGCTATTCTTCCTGATGGTACTGTAGACAATCTTGACTGGAAGTTTCTTGATATTAAGGATAATGTAAAGGATATAGCCAAATATAAAAAGAAAGCATTCAATGTTCAAATGAAAGGCTATGCCGAAATACTTCGTAATTCTTATGGTGTAGAAAAAATAGGTAGAAGCAGAATCATGCCTATACAAGCAAAGTACAAATTTGATGACATTACAGGTCAAAAAATATTTGCCGGCATAGAGATTGCCAATAGTGAAGACAACTATAAAGGGGAAAAAAGAGACTATCTTATTCCTCTCCCATCTGAAGTAGAAACAGTAAGAGAAAACTCAGAAATACAAGATCAAGTTGAGAAAATGAATAAACTTCTTGATCAGCTTTCTAAACAGAAAAAAGAAGAAATTAGCGAAGACAAAAAAAGAACTTATGAGCAAAGAATTGCAGAGGTTATGAAAGCAATTCGTTATGCTCAGGTAAAAAAAGATGCAACATCTGCAGTAGAATCTATTAGTGGTTACCTAAATGAAATAGGCCCTAAGTTTAAAGAATACATGAAGATATTTGAAGAAGGTAAGGAGTCTCAATATACACTTAGTGACTTAAATAGAATGGCAGATGAAGTGTACCGTTCTTATGAATATCTTGCTCCTTTTTACAACCTTGAGCACGTATATAAAGATCCGGAAACAAAAGCAATGCTTTATGATCTATCTTACAGAATAAGTGAGGCAGGTAAATATATGGATAAACTAAGTGCTTTACTTATAGAAAAAGGTGTAGCAAATAGATTTAATCTTTTTGGTGTAGCAGGTACTGATCCTATGACAGGTAAACCATTTGCTGACCAATTAGTAAGTTGGGGTAAAAAGCTTTGGACTACAAGTGCTAATGCAAAAACAAGAGCCGGTCAATTATTTCATCATGTAAGAGATTTGGTTTATCAAAAATCAACTTTTAAAAATATGGAAGTGCAAGATGGATACGATAAAATTGCACAACCTGTTTTAGAATGGGTAAAGAAAAGGTCCAGAAAAGAACTTGACAAATTACTATTAAAGCAAGGTAAAGATCAATGGGGGCTTCATGATAAATACTCAAAAGAGTTTGATACTAAACTTCAGAAAGCCCAGAAAGATGGAGACCTTAATTGGATAGTTGACAACATAAAGTTAAAAGACTACATGATTGATTATGAAGAAAGGTTTAATAAATACATGAAATGGGCTACTGAGTATTTTTCTAACTATACTGATAATACCAGTAGAAATGAACAACTTCTTGAAGAAGCTAAAACAGACTTTCAAAAGAAGTATGATATCAAAGCTTATCCTAAAACTGCTATTGCTATATCCAATGATAGATTAAAGCGATTTCCTACAGATACTTGGTTTTCAAATGAGTACAAGGAACTAAATAAATCTGAAAATGCACCTCTTCTTGAAATGTATAATTACATGCAAAAAAGGTTTAAAGAAGCTCATGATATAGGTATATTGGATCATAACTATATGCATTTTATACCAATGGCACCAAATTCATTTGTTGAAACTGTAACATGGGGAGATAATAAATTTAAGAATATTATTAGAAACATAGGCTCATCTGTTACATTGCGACCATTTGATGCCGGTTATACTAATCCTATTACAAAAGAACCTGAAGACAAGCTGCTTGCAAGATATGTATCTGATTTGTCATCAAGAGATGCTGAAGGCAAAAAAGACTATTCTAATTTATCAAGAGATGTACTTTCCTTAATGCCATTATTTAACCTTGAGATGGTAAAGTATGAGTATGCTAAAGACATAGAAGGCATCGTTAAACTTCTGCTCAAGGTAGAAAAGAATAAACCTGTTCTACGTACTAACTCTTGGGGAGAACCTGTAGTAAAAGAAGGAAGAGTGCAAATGATGGATAGTCCTGAAAATTATGAGCACCTAAGAAAAATGATAGACTCTCATTTTTATGGAAAATCAGGTTCAGATGATCAGAAAGGATGGGGCTTTAAGTTTGATTATAACGGTATGGCTAATAAAGTAAATAAATTTATGGGTTCTGATGTAATGCCTTTATCTGAAGATGAAAAGGTATTTGTTTCTTTTCCAAAACTTATTGAAACAGTAAATAGAAATCTTACAATTAAAGCACTGGGCGTTAATCCATTTAGTGCATTATCTAACTATTTTGGTGGTAATTTCCAGGCATGGATAAATACAGGAGAAGTAGAAAGAGATGATTTTGATTTTGCAAAAGTTCTAATTGGAAAAAATAACTTTTTAGCTACTGAAGAAACTAAAGTCATAGGTGGTCTCATGCAGTATTTTTCCCCTTTTACTGCTGAAGAAACAAATGAAAATGCAAGAAAATATAGCCTTAATGATTGGAATAAATGGTTATCTACTCATACATTAATGACCATGATGAGAGGCAGTGATCATTCGGTTGAAATGGTGACATCTTTGGCACTTATGAAAAACCTTATGGTTGTAGATGGTAAGTTAGTTAATATATGGTCTCATTTAAAAGAGAAATATAACTACTCATCTATTTACAGCATGGAGTCACCACAAGCAAGAAAAGCTATTATTGATAAAATGAAAGCAGAGTATAAAGATCTAAAAGAAAAAAATTCCATTGTAAAAACTTCTAAAATAGTAGATGGTAAAATAGAAATACCCGGTCTTATCAAAAACGATACATCTATATTCACTGCAAGAGCCAAAATGCAGAAAATGGTAATGGATGCATTAGGTAATAGAACTCCTTATCAGAAAATGCAAATTGATCAAAACATTTTTGGTGCATCACTTATGGTATTTCATCACTGGATACCACCATTAGTAAACACCAGGTTTGATAATTTACAATATGTTGCAAGTGCTCAAACTTACAAGTGGGGGAGATGGAAAATGTTAGGTGCAGCATTGCATGAAAAAGGCATAGGTGCATTTGGTCATCTTATTTCACATCTTAGTAATAGTGATGAAGATATTATCGCAACTGCAAAAGCTTTGTATCAAAAGAAAAGGCAAGAATTTTTACAAACCGGTGAAATAAGCAATTTTGATAAAAACATGACAGAAGCTGATTTTATAGACATGTATAAGAAAAACATGGAAGCCAATTTTATTGATGCATTGTCTACACTTTCTCTTATATCAGCATATTATGCAGCAACTGCAATGGCACCTGATAAAGATAAAAAAGGAAGAGGTTGGTACAAAGCATCTTTAAAAATGTTAGACAAGTTTTCAGATGAGCTTGCATTCTTCTATTCACCTGCTTCGTTTTATAGACTTGTAGGTAATGCAAAGTTACCAATAGTAAATACTGCTCTTAATACTTATAAGTTTTTAAAAGCTGCAGGTAAAGAACTTTATTATGATGCAAAAGGTGATAAAGAAGCTGCTGAGAAAAATAAAGTTTTAAACCGTGTAATAAACGAAGTACCTCTTATAAATCAAGTAGTTAACTTTTGGACAATGTTTGATGACGATCTGTCAGTAGAAATAAAAGGTAAAGTTACTCCTGATGATCCTAACAAACCATTATAAACGGCATATAGAAATCGAATTATTTTAAATTACCTATTGTTTGCATCAAGGTAGCCATTACTTTTACACTGCGGTTACCTATTGAAGACGATAGTTTTCTTTACCTCTTAAAATGTTAAATTGTATGGACTACGGACCAATACAACCAGGAACCAAATCTACCCTTAATGGGATGAGACCAACTCTCAGATCCTCTGAAGAGTCAAAGTTCCTCTGGTTACTTATCGAAGAAGTTAAAAGGCTCAATGGGGCTCTACATAACGTATTCACATCTGCTCCGGCAGCGTTTACAGTAGGTACAACCACAGGTGCTCCAACAAACGGTGTATCGTCTTGGACAATTACTACAATTAATGTGATTGGAAAGAATCCTGTATTCTTACTTAATGGTACTCCGAAAGCAGCAGGTGTAGATTATACTTTTAATAATGCAACAGGAATCATGACCTTGAGCAGTGGTACATTTGCTACGGCCCAGGTATGGACAGTAATATATTAATAACTTTTAAAAAATAAAGCAATGACAAACCAATTTAGTAACAATGATCTTTACCTGAAGTCAACAGGTCCGATTACGTCAAATAATCCTGTAGCAGGTGTAGGTTATGCAACAGGTGCAGGTGCTGCAAACGCAGGGGTAGCAAGAACAGGTACAACTGCAATTTCAAATACCTTAACGGGTTCAATTACTTTAGCAGCCGGTGCAGGAAGTGCGACTCCTGCAACTATTACACTGACCAATACTGCAATTGCAGCTACTGATGTGATAGTAGTTAACCAAAAGTCAGGCTCAAATCTGTATGAAACATTTGTAACAGCAGTAGGTACAGGTACATTTAACCTTACTTTCTTTACTACAGGTGGTACAACTTCAGATAGCCCTGTATTTAACTTTGCTGTAATTAAGGGTGTTACTTCATAGTAACTTCAGCAATTCGATTTTAAAACAACTACATATTGAAAAAGGTAACGATACTTATCTCAGTACCCTTTGACCTGTATTTTGCCTCGGAAATAGAAGTACAGTGTCACAACTTTAGAAAGTTTGGGTACAGTTCAGCTCTCCAGGTCATTGTTTATGAAACCGGTGAGAATACATACAGGGAATACTGGGATAGATTGGCAGAAAGGTATAAGGAGGTTAAGTTCTTCTTCTACAGCGATGATAGCATTCAACATATAGTGAAAGCATATCCTCCTTATATCCGGCCATTCTGCTTTCAAAAGCATTGGATGGCACATCCGGAACTTAAAGATTATACCATAATCTACCTTGATGGTGATGTAATATTTAGCAAGCACTTGGATTTTTCAAAGTATATTAACGATGACATTTGTTATATGTCAAGGACAAAATATATTGATGCTAATTATTTTGCCGATAAGCGAAAAGATGTACTACCATTCAGACTTGCTGATTACGATAAAGTTGATGTGCTTGGAAACATGGCAGCAATTGCAGGTATAAGTAAACAAACTGTAATTGACAATATCGAGAACACAGGAGGCTGTCAGTATATTCTAAAAGATATAACTGCTGATTTCTGGGCCGAGCTTGGTGATATGTGCATACAAATAAGTATGTACGCAAAAGACATCAACAGACAGTTTTTTTCGAGCGAAGATAAAGGCTTTCAATCCTGGGCTCTTGGTGATATGTGTGGACTACTGTGGCTTCTTTGGAAGCAAGGTAAAGAAACACGATGTCCGGAAGAACTTGGTTTTAGTTGGTCAAGCAATCCAATAGCAGAGTATGACAAGTATGCATTCTTTCACAACGCCGGTGTAATTAAAAACTACATGGAGTTACATGGTGAAAAACGAAAGTTGTTTAACAAGAATGATTTACGTTTTAGATCAAATACTCTTACCTTTTTCGATTTGGAATATGAGGGTATATCCGAAGATTACTGTAGCATCATGTATGTAAAAGCAATCAAGGAAGTTAAAAACCCAATTTGCAAAACAAACAAATTATTATACTAACAAAATTTTAATATCATGAACTATTCAGATAGAACCAAACTGAGACTTTGGGTCAGATTGGATGCCAATGGAGATGTAATTCCGGGCAGTGAACAATACCGTCCTATTGGAGTAACTCCTAAGAATGGTAAATGGAGAATGGTGAAAGGTAGTTATTGTTGCGGAGCAGGTGATGCTATCATAATATTTACCAATACTACTGCAAGTGCAAATATTACAGCTATCTCTACTGCAGATAATGTAATTAACTGGACTGGTACATTGGCAAATAATGGAATGATTGCTTTTGTTATACCTAATGGATATGATGAAACATTTACTGTTACAACAAGTGCTTATTCAGGTAGAACATTTACTACTTCTGTTTCACAACAGAATGTAGAAGGAACTGCTACAATATCTCCACCAACTGCTTCTCCGTATTCACTAATAGGATTAACAACTGTAATTACTACAAACGTAGCACCTGGTGCACAATTCTCAGTTATACTTTCATAATTATTCAAACGATGCCTACACTTAAAACAAGTATTGACTACAGTAAGGCGTTTACATGGTTATTGGGTATTACCCTTGCTTTCTTTTCATGGTTTGGAAAAGTTGCCTATGAGAAACTCAATTCTATAGATGCCAAAGTTGAAACACTATTGGTTCAGAATGGAATCCAGAAGACCGAAATAGATAACTTGAAAGAACAGATCAAAGAAATAAATCCTTACAAGAATAACAATGACAAAACCGTTGCTGTTATTCATCAAGAAGCAATATTACCAGATCAAACAGAGCTAAAGAAAAAGTATTCTTTAGTATCTAAATAAAATAAATTACATATGGTAGCATTACAATGGTTGAAAAAATACCTTAAAGACTTTACATGGAAAGACTTTGGATATGTTGCAATTATTGTAGTGCTATTTATTTGTAGTATAAGAAGCTGTCATTCTGACCCCGGGCCAATCCCGGTAGTCCCACCGGCTTACAAGCCAACTAAGCAGAAAACAGACAAAAAGGGAACAGAGTACACTCAAGTAACTGGGACTCTTTACACACCTGAGCAAATGAAACACATGGTGGATTCTATTGCAAAGGCCCTAGGGGTTAAACCTGGGGGTGTCACTGGGGTTACAGGTACAACAACTATTATTGATACACATGCCCACACTACGAAAACTGTCTACGTTGATACGTTCACTCACACAATTGCTGACAGTATCTCTACGAAAGATTACTTTTTATCTTACCACGGGAATTATGCAACACGAGTTGGTGATTTCCATATGCAGCTTTCTCCTGATACTGCTACTTATGTTAGTGTTGTTACTAAGCAATTGCTCCGGCCCGACAAATACGAAGTCAAGATCTACCATACCAACAAACTATTTGAGCCACAACAAGGATACAGTTATACCAGTACCGCACCGAAGACGATTGCAGTCATCGGTCCCCTTTTAGGAATGGGATATAATGGTAAAATTTTACCGGTAATTGGTATAGGTATCACATTTAATTTAGTAGGAATCAAGAAAAAGAAATAATGTCGGCAGTCGAATACATAGGGGAGCACATGCTCACTGATAACGAGCTTGAGATATTTAATCTTATGTTCTCGATCCTCTATTATTCTGATCCTGCATATAAGGCAACTATTTTTAAGAAAGATGACGAGATTATTGGGCACATCACTCCATCAAGGTCGGAAAATAAACAGGCTATTATAGACAATCTGTTATTCTTTAATAGAGTAATTAAATTAAGAGTTAGATATAGTTCATCATTAGCAATTAGTAAAAAAGTTTCTTTTAGGATACCTTTGGAAAAATCCAAATCTTCAGTACCTTTACACTCTTAAAAACTACATATGTTGAAAAACGGAGCACAGTACAAATGGCCATCAGATGCCACATTTACTTTAACCAACGAACAGTTTGGTCTTTTGTATAGCAGTCTGAGCACAATGGTAAACACACCACAGTTCCAGTCTAAAATTGTTGAGGCACAGCAAACACTGGGCATTGCACAATTGCAGCAGACAATGAACGATGTTCTTGAAAAAGCTGTTACAGATGGTGTTGCCACTGAAATTATGCCTGAAGACGGTACATCTAGTGAGAGTGCACCGGAAGAGCAGTAAGGATAGAAATTACTTCCTTCTCAAGGTAAGGAACAACAATGGGGGTTATGGATTCATGTTCATAATCCCCATTTTTATCTTTAGCAATAATAGGGTATCCATTACTATCCTGGCCGGTTACCTTAAACTTGATATGATAAATGGTCATAACACCTGGAGACAACAAAGGGTTATGCTGCAAGATCATCCACATGTAAATGCTCATTTGCAGGGCATAGTGACTTAAATGGCAGTCATCCAGGTGTTGTATAGGAGCTAACATCTTCTTCCCCCGGAAACCGGCTGTTTCCAGCTTCTTATTTGTTTTGTAGTCACCTATGTTCACGGTATCTTGAGGTGTGCATTCTACTCTATCCGCTTGTCCACAAATACTGTATTTAGCATTATAGATAAAATGCTCTGGGTATACTCCTGGTTCTAATATTTGGTTACCTGCATATTTCCAGCCTTCTTTAATATGATAAGTAGATTTAGGGTTTACTTCAGCATCTTCCATTTTCTTATGAAAATGTGAACCTACTGTAGTACTTCTATTTTTTTCATTTTCCCAAATACGCAAAACCTCAATAGGGTTCATTCCGTACCATTTTGAGGTAGGATTTGCTACATTTTTGTAGACAATAGATGAATCAAATGGTACTTTATAATGAGAAATTAGAGTAGTCACACCCAACCACTTTCGTCCATCGGGTGTGACTGACTCATATTTGTGACCTGTTTCAAGAAATTTTAACATGTATCAAAGATACAAATTAAATACTTATGTGTTTTATTCTTTTGTAACTAAGTCTTTTAAAGTTACATATCCTTCTTTCTCAAGGTCGTAAACATCAAAAGTAAATACAGGACCATCGTCACAAGTTTTTACTTTAATACCAGTAACAATATCTCCTTTTTCTGTTGGAACATTTGCTTGAAATACTTTACCTTTTGGAAAAGTGAAATGTTCATCTACTACTTGGTCTTTTATCCAAGTTACTTCTACTTTTTTCATATGTTTTTATTTCTTTTCTAACCTATTAAATGCTTCAGTAAATGCTATTATTTCTGCCTCTTTTCTACTTGCTGTAGAACTTTCTATAGGAAAACCATCCGCAACTCTGTACTTCCAACCTTGGCCGGGATTCCATACTGAAACTACAATACCTTGAGCATCAAAGAAGTCATACAAATCTCGTGACCAGTTGGCTAACGACAGAGTTATCATATTGTCATTAACAATATTATCCATTAATTCACCAGGTATCTGTTTTGAGCTTACTATTGCAGCTTTTGTTTTTACATATGCTTTGAAAAGTTCAAAGCTTTTTGGGTGTGACGTTTTTGTTATCATGTTAGAAATTTTGCTTTTGCAATATTAATCAATTCTTGGTGTTTCGGTTTAGGAAATTTATTTGTCTTACAACCATGGTCATCCATGCAAACAATTGCAATGTTTTCTTCTTCGTACCTGAGCTCTGGGTAAATTGCTTTATCGAGCAAATGGTCCATATAAGCTGTTCGCATCTCACTACCAAGACTGACATTGCAAACCACACATCTGTGTGGTCTGCTCTGCCAAATCTTATTGTAGAACTCTCTGTCTTTTTCACTTTGCTTCCTATCAGCTTCCAACTTTTCTGCAGTTGGTGGTTTTCTTTTTATTTTATTTGGTTTACCTATTGGTCCCGGCTTACGTTTTAAAGGTGTTCGTTTCATTTGTGTAGTTTACTAAACATGTCATAATATTTATTAATTTCTTGCATTTTTTCATGACTACCACCTGGTACATCAGGATGATGTTTTTTACACAATTCTCTATAAATTCTTTTACCTGCTTCTTTAGAGGTAAATAATGGAAAGTAAGGATTTTTTAAACTGGCATTTTTTGCGTTTGCTTTACTTCTCCAATTATTTGAATTGTTATTGCTACTATTGTTATTGCTATTAGAATTATTTGTTATTTTCTCAACTTTAATAGGATAACAATTTGTAACCCATGATCCAGAAAACTCTAATGATTTTACATTAAATGTTACTTTTACTTGATCTCCTATTTCCAGAGGTTTAAGAATTGTGTAAATTGAATCATCAAATAGAACAAATGCAATTTTCTTAGTACCGTCTTCAACAATAAATGTGCACTTTTCTTTAAACTTACCTGTAACATTTACAATAGGTGTTACTTTGATTATTTTTCCGGTAAACTCATACATATTTTGATTTATTAATGTCTACCATTTCTTGATTTTTTTCATATTGACTCTAGTACGTTGTGTTTTATTTTCTTTTGTCTCATTTCGATAAATTGTAATCAATTTATTATCCTCAACTCTTACCATAAATTCCTCTACCGGATACGTGCCATTACCCAGTGTACGGATCATATTCAAAAGCTGTGGGGTCAAAATACGCTCTCTCATTTCATCTTCAGTCGCCGGTCCTATTCGTTGTGTATACCTGGCAATAAAGTGAGTTGTCAACAAAATCTCTCTTCCCTCAAGGTATTCTATGCCCTTGTTAACTCCTACAAGCTTTTCATTTGTATTCTTAATCTCAGACTCGATTTTATCTTTGTCCTTACCCAACTTCACAAGTCTTTCATTCAATTTATGTCGTTGAGCATAGAGACCACTGAGTCTTGACTCCTTCTTTTTCTTCTCATGCTCTTCTGCCATTACTTGCCTCCTTTTATTTTTTCCATTACTTGTGTTTCAAGATCTGTAGCATAATCAGGATTATCTATTAAGAACTGTTTTACTTTATCCATACCTTGGAATTTAGTTTCACCTACAGTAAACCATGAACCACCTACCTTTATAAGATCAAATTCACATGCAAAGTCAATTAGTTCTTTTTGACGATCTACACCGGTACCCCAGTTGATATTGAACTCAGCCTTACCAAATGGGCAAGAACATTTATTTTTTATAACATCTACTGTAGTTTTATTCATTTCTTTTTCTATGTCATTACTTTTCCATACCTTATAACGAATATCACTATAGAATTTCCATGCATTTCCACCTGATGGCTTATCTCCACCATGTTGACTACCAATAGCAGATCTGAGTTGTGATACACCTACCATTGTACAACGGTTTGGTTTTAGTAATGGTTTAATTTTACCAAGTGCAACACTATTAATACGAGCTTGTGCAGCAACTGTTGCATCTCCTACTTCACCTGCAATAACTACTTTTGGTAAACCTGCAGTATGCGAATCAATAATTACAAATCTTACCTTACCTGTTCTAATCAAAGTCTCAATGATATTATAACCATCTTCCATACAATCTGGCTGTATAATGGTAAGTCTATCTACATCTACACCAAGTGCCGTAGCATATGTTTTATCATATGAATGTTCATAATCTACTAATAAACACTCACCATCTAATTTTTGAAAACCTGAAGTCATGTGCAAACATAAAGTTGATTTTCCCGAACTCTCTGGACCAAATATCTCAATTAATTTACCAACTGGATTACCACCAAGACCTGTAGCAATATCAAGACTTATTGAACCAGTTGTTACTACTTCAAGATCTTCTTTTACATCTTTACCATGAATGATAGTCCCAATTCCATATCGAGCTTCTAATTTTTTAATTGTTTCTGCATACTTATCCTGTTCAGGATTTTCTTGCTTAGTTGCTTTTGCCATTGTTTTTAAAATTTAAAAGGGACATCTAAGTTACCTTAAAATGTCCCTTTTTCCAAGTTATTTAATATCTATTTCTCTTCGTAATTTAATGCTAATTGTATATAACCTTTAGCATCATAAATTGTCTTTGAAGTTGCCCAATTGCCCGTATCAACGTGCCAGGCAATGTCACTCATCAACTCTTTCAAACCTCTGTATTCATAGCCCCTAAGTTTGAAACCATTCCAGCCGGCAATCAGATCATCTTGAGATAATCCAAGAACTACAGGATCAGCAAAACCTGATGTATCACAGAAAATGTACTTCATTGGTACAATTGTGTAATTTTCCAGGCCATGTTCTTTTGCCCATTGACTTAATGCATAGTCATACAATGGAGCTTGCAGATAATATCCAAATTTCAGATATGCTCTTTGTGGCTCCTCATTGTCCCATGATGTCTTCCAGTCAAGTAATTCAATAGTTTTTGCATCATGGTTAACAATTACCTTGTCAAGCATTGACTTGTACGGTACACTATCTATCTCGAAAAGAATAGTTAGTTCATTAAATACATCAATACCTTGAGCACTACGAGCATTTGCATACTGGTACGTATAGGAATGTCCCTGTAGCTTTTGTACTATCTGCTCTGCTTTTGTAACAAGGTTTACAGTTACTACTGATTTACCTATAGTCTGCAGTAACTCTTTATAATAAATCTCAGCATCACCCTCAAACATACCTACTATCTTATCAAGGTCTTTGCCTTTAAATGCTACTTCTTTACCGGTAACATCATACTTTACTTCTTGCACTGCATCTGTAAACAATATCTCAAACTTCTCAGTAACTACACCATCAACCATACTTTTAAGAGTACGTCTAAACAATGCATCAACCAACTCTTTTAGTTGACCTTTAGGTTCGACCACGCTGATCATATGAAATTTTTCATCAAATGGTTGCCCTGCCAATAAACAATGCACCAGACTACCCATCAAGGTAGATGCTGATTCTGTTTCTTTTCTTGGTTCTCCAAGAATAGCTTCGTGAAAAAATCTTTTTCTATCATTATCAAATAGCTTTATAGAACTATATGACAATCTATCTTTTAAACCACGATATTGTTTCTCAGATAACTGTGTACTCTCTACTCTTGCTTGTAGTTCCATTATTTACTTTTTTGTTGGTTTTTGTAATGTTCAGATGCTCTTTCTATGTCATCTAATATTTCTTGTTCTCTATCTGGAAGATCTTGGTATTGCATTAGTTCCAATACAAATTTTAATTTACCATCTCTTACAGCTTTATCTCCATACCATATATAAGATGGGTTTACATGATACCTTGCACATCTTTTGCAGTTGTGCTTAACTAAAAACCCTTTTGCTGTTAAAGAACTAATTGATTTTTCAACTGCTGAATAGCTAAATCCTACATACTCTGCTGCTTTCTGTTTATAGTACTTATCTAGCATTATGATACTGTCATTGTAATTCATATTGTCAGATATCCAATTCATTAGTTTAACATCAACAAGACTATCTAAACCATTCATGAATGCTGATATATGGTGAAACATCAGTAAAAATTTAGCATTGTCTTCCTCTACTATTTGAAACTTTTTTTGTGCTGTATAATGTTCACCATGTTTAGTTATTGCATCTACATTATCCACTCTTATTTGTTTTAAAAACGGTTTCCTGTCCATTAGTGTATATATTTTACGCTAAGGTACTAATTTATATTCTTATTAGCACATTTTATTTACGGTACTACACTATTATTTTTATGTTTGTACTATTTTGAGAGATGGTAAAAATAAAATAACTATCCCTGAAAATAGTTAAGAATGTACCTAACTATTCTGTAGACACCCTTTAACTATTTTGAGAGATAGTTATTTAGTACTCAAAGCCTTACCAGTGGCTTATTCCACTATATCTATTCTATAACTTTACCACCTTTATAAGAAAAGAGGTTTAAGATCTACCTTTACATAAGTAGGAGGCTTTATTATTTTACCGTCCTCCCTACGAATAGGTCTTCCATTCTCGTCCAGTTTACTCATGTTAGATGCGTGTACCAGATCCCACATCTCTTCCATTTTGTCTATAAGACCGTATTCACATGCCGTACCTAACAGTACATACATGATATCAATCAAAGCATCTGCTACTTCTACAATATCACCATCAATATTTGCTACTTTTAATTCATCAAGCTCTTCTTGTAGTAGTCTTTCACGAAGATGTTGAATTGGTTTTGCCGGCATTGTTGGTACCGGGAGCACATTGCATTCAAATGCTGTTTGAAATGCTTTGATGTCTGCTATCTGTTTTTTCATTATTGATTTGTTAAAGTGTCTAAATATTCTTCTAATGTTCTCACCTTCCAATGAATTACTCTTTGCTTACCGGTAGCAGTTTTTAAATAAGCAGTTGGAGTGAATGTTTCCTCAAAAAGTTTATGAGGTTGTACCAGATTTACAAATTTACTGTGCTCTTGATACATCCACTTTTGGTTAATCTTAAACAACCTTGTCATATTGTGATGATCAAAGTTTGGTTTTACTTCTATGTAAGAGGTTAAATTATCTAAATCAGAATAGTTTCCCATAAAAGGCTGGGTAATTTTTGTATTGTATTGTCCCATGTTAGTCATAAGAATATACAATGCTTTTTCTGTCCAATTAACTTTAAACTCAGGAGTATAAACATGTTCTTCAAGAAGTACCTGATTCTTTTCAACTTGTTTGATTTTTGTTTTCATTTCTACTAACTGAGTGTATTTATTTTGCACTTTTTCAGATAATAAAAATGTCTCAGCTCTTTCTATACTTTTTACATATCCAGCTTCTATAAGCTCCTCAAAGTACATAACAGCCATTTGTTCCTCAATACTATCAATTTGTATTCCGTTATAATACTGCTGTTCTTTTTTAGCTTTGCTCACTCTCTGTTGTTTTTTCTGCTGTTAACAATTTAAGAAAGTTATCTGCTCCTGTGTTTGCAATTTGTATTATATCGTAGTGAGATACTTCTTCTAAAGATTTTGGTATCTCTTTTACATATTGATCATAAATACACATTGCAATATTTGCTTTCCATGATTCCCAATATCCCGGGTCTTCTTTCAGAGCTTTTGATAGATACTCTACAGCAATAGCTGTTGTTATTTTGTTCTGTTGCATTTTAATTAAGTCTATTTATCATTTGTAAATTCTTTACCATCCTTTATATTTTTCATAATCAGGGTGTGATTTTATTTCCTCTATGCTATCCTCAAGATCAATTTGCTTAGGATTACTTTGTACTATAGGTTGATACTGTCTCTTTAAAGAGACCATTATAGCTTCTGCCATATTTGCCAGGTGTATCTCATCAACTTCTTCACCTCTTGCTTCTCCTACAAAAGTAACTAAAGCATCAAATAGAACTCCCTTTGTTTCAGGGAGTTCTAATAATGCTAACTTCTTTTTATTGCTTATCATTAGCTTTAATCTTTTATGTTTTTAACTTTTACTTTAGTAGGATACTTTTTTATTCTACTGCCGGCAAACATTAGTATTGGATTTACCCAATAAGTATACTTGTAAATAGTGGGAGTAATGTAACCCTGTGTTATCAACTCATCAATAGCTCTTTTGTACGTATTTCTACTACCCTTCTCTGACTTCTTTTGGTATGTCTCTGGTGTTACCCTTAACCAGTCTTTAGATCCCTCCATTGTGTATGCCATGTATACAAGCATTCTAAGTGCACCAGATGACAACTCCATTGCTTTTTCCTTGCTTCCTGGATAGTGGTATAACTTTGTAGCTTTTTGTCTTTCTACAAAATGGTGAGCAGGTAGCATTACACCATCCTCATCTTTTATTAGGATCCCTTCATCCATTACTTTAGTAGCTTCTACTATCAGTTCTTGTGCAAAAGGATTGGTAACTAACTTACTCTCATCTATTGGTGGTAATTTCCTACTCATTTCTGTCAGATTTTGTACAAATTTACCACATTCTTCTATATTAACCAACTTTTCATCCATTTTTGTACATATTTATGTTCTGTATTTTTGTACATTTTCTGACATACTATAAATCCTTTGAAACCCTTGTCTGTATTGGTTTTCAGGCTATTGGTGTACTAAACACTCTTGCGGTAGGTAGTGCTACCAATATAGTGTAGTATACGTTTTTAGTCTGAAACCCTTTGTGGGTATAGGTTTCAAAGAATTTATAAGCAGTCAGTTTTTGAACAGATTACCAGTTAATCCACTCAAGACTTCTAGCCATGTTATGTACCTCATCCATCTTAATGGTGTGACAACCCACTTTGATATGTTCCTCAGTTATCTCTGTTACATTGTACGTATCAAGCAGTTTATAGTTACAGCATTCTTCTGAGTTACATCCACCTTTAGCAAGAATTACCTGTATGTATCTGTAGAATTTCTTAGCTGCTTCTACCGGTATCTCAACTCTTTGTGATGTTTGCACCCTTTCTTTCATAGGGTCGTATCTAAGAAGATCTGGTAGGTTTCTGTATGTACTGCTCCATCTCATTCTTTTACTTACTTCCAGGTAAGGGGAATTAACTTCAAAGTTTCTCCACTTTACTATTTGTTCTGCATTTTTCTTGAGTTCAGCTTTTTCCCTTGCTAACCTTGCTTTTTCCCTTTTCTCTTCTATAAAAGGATCAGCTTCTTTCTCTGCTTTCTTCTTGTTGTACTCCTCTATTTCTCTCTGCCATTTATCATCTAAAGCATCAGCTACAACTTTCTTTATTTCTTTATCTGCTTTAAGTTTAAAGAACTCCATGTACTTCTGTAACTTTTGTACATGACCATGTGCTTCAGATATTATCCAACTTTTATTTTCTCTTGCTTTAGATGCTTTTTGTAGACACTCTTTTATCTTACCTATCCAATAGCTAATGTTATTACCATGATTAGTTTCATCATATCTAGGTACATTATACATATACAGTCTATCAAGCTGTATAGTAGCAGCACTTACATTTCTAATATGCTTTGCAGTTGTGTTACTATAAGTATCTAATGTAAAGAAGATAGTTACCTTACCTTTCTTATCTATATATCTTTTAGCTATAGGAAAGTGATAATTATAACTATATATAACATCATTTTCTACAAACCCATTACCAAACTTACAATCTCTACCTGGTTCATTAGCAAAGATGTGTGCAATATCATACATGTTGCTAAATACCTTCTTTACTCTTTTTGTTTTTGTTTCTGTGCCCATAATGCTAATTCTATTTGAATGCCTAACAATAAATCTCTCTTATGTTTCTTTTCTGCTTGATGATCAATTATGCTTTTACACTCTTTGATCATGTCTTCTTTTCCATCATCCCCATACCAACCAGAGCAAGATTCTATTTCATTGCCATCTGAATCTTCAATTTCAAATCTATACACTTCACCTGTAAGATAGTTGTCATAAACTTCTACCTCACCTTCCATGTATTTCATTGCTTGTTCAGGTGTCCATCCTTCTTTCTCGATACTTTCTTTGGTCATGTATATATAACCAATCTGGCCAGAATCCCACGGACAACCAAAAGAACCCATAGAGATAGTAATACCACTATGATCATAGAGATAGAGGGAACTTATAATTGTTCCCTTTTCTTCTATTAATTTAAAAAGCTGATCTCTAGTCATATCATCCCATGTACCAGTTTTCTCATGCTCCTGCTCTTGGTATTCATTTCTATCAACACCTGCCAACTCATATAACAAATCAATTGACTCTTCGTACTTATTGCTTATGGGACGGCTATTTTGCAAATCACCAAGATTATACCTTCTATGCCAACATACCATTACAGCAGCATTATCGCAATCAATACGTGGATTCATTGGATCTTCATCATAATCTATGTTGATTGTATATCCTTTGTACTCTTCTGTATCCTGGCTCATAACTATTTTATTAATGTTAAGATCTCTTCGTAAACTGCTAATCTTTCTTGTATCTTGATTACCTGATCTCTGGTAGATCTTTTGTTATCTTGTATAAACAACTTCATAAACTTTCTTTCTTGTGCTGTCCAATACTTGATCTTCTTTTCGATTTCTTGTTTCATTATTTATCGGTTTTAAATTTTTCCATAATTTCTTCTTTCTCATCAACACAGTTGTCATGCCATGCATCTTCAAGCTGATCCTCAAGGTCTTTGCAATCATCTATTTTTAAATCAGGAAACAAACTTTTCTGCTCTTCTACACTAAGATCAAAAAACCAATCATTTACTGGTCCTTCATTAGATATAACATATTCTTCACTATCATCCATCCAACTTTCTTCGGTAATTAAATATCCTAAACGATTTACCCAGTGATAACCTGCTGTTATACCATACCAACCACTACAATCAATAACTGTCCATACTTTATTTCCTTTTACTTGTTCAAGTACATACTCAAGTTCTTCACCATGTGTCTCAAACATACACCCATCAAAAGATGCATGCTTATCAAGGTGGTTTTTTACCAGTGTATACTTCTTTTCAAAGTCATCAATGATCATTTTTTTCTGTTCCATTATGGATAAATTGTTTCTTCAATAAATATTCTCTCTGTTTCGTAGTTTTCAGAAAGTTTTTCTTCCAGCATATCTGCATAAGAACTATCGTCTGGTTCATCTTGAGAATAAATTTCTTCCCATGTAGATTTTACAACATCTTCATCTGCTGTTGTATAAATTAATCCCATTGGTTCACCATCTGGATCTACAATTTGATACAATTTTTTACTCATTTTCTGTTGATTTTTTAATGTTATTAAGTTCTAATAGAAAAACCCTATAATCCTTGATAGTCATATAGGGTTCTTCTTTTATTAGTTTATCTAACTGTTTCTCCGGAAGATGTTCTAATCCTTCCAAGGTAATTGCAACTCCTCTGCACTTTTCAGTGGTTCCTTGTTTGTGTTCAATAATTTTGGTTTTTCGCATTGTGTTTTACATTCTTCTACAGTTCTGTACCAACGGATAACATAATCTGCACCATTATTGGCTGATAAAATATTGTTAATCCATTTAAATACACTTTGATGATCCCATACTCTATTGCTGTAACTGGCAGCTACCGGGTGCTCAATCTTTTTTACATAGTGTAACATTGGATTGATAAACTTTTCCAGCTTCTGTGCTTGTGCACCACACAATACTATAGGTAAACCTTTATAGTAATTACTCACTATTTCCTCAATAAAGAATTTCATAAAAGGTGTCCATAATTCGACATGTGAGCCAGGTTTATTTAACTCACAAGTTAAACAACTGTTTAATAATAGTACACCTTCTTCAGTAAGCAGGAAATCAATATCACCGCTTCTATCCATATCTGGGATAAAACCTATAACTGATTCACCTGTACCGCCACAATCTTCTTCTATGCCACCATACCACTGTTCCAGTGTTGGTTGTAATCTGCTCTTACCTTTACAAGACATTGGTACACCATCTGCTATAATTTCTCCTTCTTTTGTAGTAGAAGGATACGGATCCATGAGTATGATTACAGCTTTCACTTTATGTCTATCACATAACTCAAAAGACTTAAACACGTCCGATGACTTTGGGATAACTATCCTCTTGTTCATGCTCAAGGTCTTCAACGTAGTAAAGATTTTATCCCATTGTTCTGATTGAATAAATGGTGTAAAAAGTTCAACCCAAGAACCCATTTGTGACCGAATCTTATCTGTTACTTGCATAATATTTATAATTTATCTACACATTTGTTTTCATTAGTAATCAGACAATTTACCTTATCTACTATAGGTTGTATCTGAACTACGAGCTCCCGGGTATTCTGCTTTGTTTTAAATAAAATAGGGGAACAATTAATTCCCCTATTTATAAGTTAATAATAATTATACTGTTTCTGCTATACCATATTCCTGTGTAAAGAATTGGTGGTTATCAATTTGCTGCTGTAACCAAAATGTAGGATTTGCACTCTTAAGCGAGAAAGTTGTATAATTATACAACTCCCACAAACTATCAGGATGACCATAATTAAAAGTAGGAGTTTTTAACTCATTCTTAATTATATTCAACTGTGTACTGGTAATGATACCTTCTTCAATATACATCCTTCCCAATAGCTCTGCAGTAGTCTTCTTGCTTACTTCTATCTCCATCATCCTCTTCTTCTCTATAACCATCTTCTCAAAAGTCTCTCCTGCATTGCAGATATACTCAGTAAGGATTTTAGGTGTTACAACCTGTATATCTCCCTGATGTTTGCTTTTAAATGCACCAATATCCCCTTTCACCATTCCATTTTCGCAACTTTAGTTTCCTTATGTTCGTTATTCATAAGGCATTGTGGTTTACACAATAGCTTAATATTTCTATTAAGATCGGACTATATCACGATCCATTTCTGGATCCCCTGCATTTCCACTTCACTTGAAGCGTACTCTACTCCTTTCCAACATATTTCAGTTGTAGTTTCGATAGTCTCTGAACCTTCCTTGTTATTGTACAAGGCTTGGATGCTGATTGCCATATCTCTCGATTTAGGTTTCCAGCAATTAACAGGGTTATTCAATATACATTACTGTATAAGGTCACTTGCAAATCAAATGAAAACGTGGCCCCCAATTGCAAACTTCATACTCAATGTCTTATTATAGCTATTCTGCCATGCTATCATTATTGACATATCTGGATCATTGCCGTAATCAAGATGGTATTTACCATTAGCTTTCATACCACCTGCATTTTGGGTATAATGCTCACTTCTTAATAAGAATCCACACTTATCTATGCTCTCTAATGTCAAGTCCATTAGTTGACTATGTGAGATTGGTTTATAGTAGCTCGTTATTGCAGGTACTGGTACTGCTTTTAAAAACTCCTTAGTTGATTGTACATCAGCTATTGCATTTATTGCTATATTGTTTTCCATACTTTTTATTTATTAAAATGAACTAATTACGCAGATACGTCCTTCAGAATCTGCTCCCAACTTCTCCATTGCCCATTTAATGGCTTCTTCTTTAGTTTTGAATGTTGCTAAATTTGTCCATTCACCACTATCTATTCTACCTACATGAGGAATATCTACTGCAAACTTATCTTCACTATCTTCCTCAAATATTTCCATATTCTCATTGTGCTTATCATCTCCGTAAAAACTCATAGGTCATCATCATTTTCTTCAGGAATTTCCCAATCATCGGGCAACCTTCTTTCTATATAGTAATCAAGTGTATCCCAGGTAATACCATAGTTACAATCATGATTATCTATCATCTCCTCAAGGTCAGCTTGTGCATCATCTTCCTTGTAATCAGTAAAACCGAATCTTTCTTGAGCCCTTGTAATAAAGTCCTCTGCAGACCAACAAACGCACCCCTTAAACTTCTGCTCGTACTCATCAATAATTATTTGAATGTCTTTCATAAAAAGACAGACTGATGTAGGATCAGGTAATTCTTCTGTAAAACGAACATAAATTTCATCTATTCTCTCTTTCAAATCACTGTACATCTTCTGTTTCCTCCTCTTGATTTATATCGTCAAACCATACAGCCATTGTTCCTAAATGCTGCTCACATGTTTTTGCATCCCAGGCATCAATGGCTAAACCAAGACCATCATCTGATTGTGCAATGCAGATATCAACGCCGGTATTCTTGTCCCCTACTCTAATCCAGACTCTACCATCTTTATTCTCTATGTTAACGACTTTATTCTTCTCATCGTTAACTGTTACTCTTATCGGTAAAAACTTTCCCATCACAATTTTGTTTGAATTATTTCAGGACCTTGATCAGATGTAGCAAATTCAAAGTCTATTTCAAATTCCTGTTTTGTTTTCTGGTTTGCTACTTTCCAGAACCAATCATTACCATGTGCTTGTAAACGTGAAAAAGCCTGTTGTACAGCAGCTATCATTTTCTCTTCTTCTGAAGAAAAATTATCATCATCAACTTCTTCAGTGATACTCCAAGTAATATCATACGTTGCCATAACTATTCGTTTTCTGTGTGAGCTTCTCTATATTCTATAAGTAATTGTCTTTTAGCTTCTTCTAAAGTATATGTTTCAATTACTTTCCACCAACCACCACCTCTTTCAGCATCTTGGGGAGTGCTGTAAACAATTACTTGATTCATGTACCTGTTGTATCCAAGGTTATACTTCTTCTTTTCCATTATAGGGTTGGTTTTAAATAAGTTATTAATGTTTGATCGTCCATATCCCACTCTTTTTTGTTAAGATAAAAGAATATCTGTTCATCAAGATGTACTGCATCATCTCTTACTTCCTCCATGTCAAGAAATTGATCTTGCAATGCAGTTGGAGCAAATGTTACAATTCCTTCCGGTTCTCCCATATCCAACTCTCTAGTAGGATATTCTATACCTCTATATTTTATCATAAAAGTCCTTTTTCTTTTAATGAATTAATTACTGCTTCTTCACCATGAGCACGAAATAAATCTGCGAAGTCCTTAATACCTTCTTCTAAATACACTTTAGGTACATTAATATACCTGTAACCAAACTCTGTTGTTATTCTTATGCAATTCTTTACACCCGCTTCATCACTATCATAATTGATCCAGACAATTCTGTCCTTCAATTTTTCTACAAACCCTGGTGTAAAGCATGATCTCGTTTCGTTTTGTACATTAAGTACATAAGGAAAATACTTTGATAAAACCAAACGGTCCTTTTTGCTTTTTGTCAAAAGAACTACTGAAGGATTGTATTCATCAAGAATTTTTATATTCTCCACTTTTGTCAATGGTATATTGCTAAACCATCTTTCACCTTTAGGTCTATTAGGAAAGTATATCTTAAATCCTTCTTCATATCGGTAAGCATAAAAAAGTTCATCTTTATCAGTACGTACTTTTTTACGGTTAATAAATACCTCCTTTAATGGGTATACTTCCTCAGCTTTTAATTGCTCTTTACTGATACCAAACTGTGTCCAATAAGCAGCATCATCTTTTTTCCAGGCTCTTGTACTTACCTGGATAAATGAGTGTCTTTTTTGGTCTATAAATGGCTTAGTGTACTGAGATGTTATTCTTGCCGACTCATCCTTCCCTTCAGCTATGCCAAAATCCTTGGCAATCTTTTGTGTTGCTTTCTTTGTATCAAGGTTAAACAACTGCTGTACAAGATCAATACAATCACCTCTATACCGGTCATCTGCAAAGTCATTATGTTGCAGTTTACCATTTTTCATATAGATACTAAAAGAAGGATTATTATCTTTACGAAACGGACTCTTTCTTACTTGTCCAATAGTAAAATCACCAATGTAATATTTGTAAACATCATAATCAGAAATTCTACTAAATAGAAACTCCTTGCTGATCAACTCCTCTTTCTTTGCTAATTCCATCTTCCGGTTTTTTATACTGTGCAATTAGATAAAGATAAGTTTCCTTTAAATTAAAGAACTCATTTGCCCAAAAACCTTTTACTTCTTTCTTAACTTCACCTGAACTATCAGCAACTATGTCATACAGGTCTTCATCTGTAGTATTAGCTGTTTCTTCTTTCCATGCTTCTTCTGCAAGAATTGTGCTCAAACCATCAACATCTATTTCATGATATACTTTCATTAACCGTTATTTTTTAGTGATTGTAAATATCCACCAATAGCCATTTCATAGATTCTTCGATGGGTTTCTTCATAGTGCTCTTTTGCTGTTACCATATTCTCATTACATTCATTGACAAAATAATTATGAGCATCACTTTCTGACTCTGCTTCTTCGTCAATTATTTTTTGTAAATCATTAGCAAGAGCAATCAAATCACTATTGTAATAGTTAGGAAAATAAGCAGTTACAAAATCCCATACTGTTTTAATATCTTCTTTTGCAGATATCTCTCTTATTTTTCTGACATAAATACCTGAATCATCAACCCAACCCATTTCACCAAGAATAAGACTCTCTATACTTTCCTCATACTCATTTTCTTCTCCTACATCTATGCCTTTTGATCTACGGAGTTTATCCTCATCAACTTCTACTTCAATCAGATATTTTACCATCTTCTTCTACATTTAAGTACTTGTCCAATATTGGCCAGAGGTCATCAAGTTTGATGCCATCTTCACAACCTAGTAGCTCATTATCCCATACAGAAACAGAGGCCCAGGTTATTTCCCGAGCCATCTGATCATATTGTTCTTTTGTTAGCTGCATATTATGCCTGTTGGATCTTCTGCATGTACTTAACTACCATGGCTGCATGTTCTTTTTGGAACTCTACCATGATGTCACGGTTACCTTTAGTCATAGAGCCCGGTATTTCTGGCAGGACTACTGCATCCAGCATCCTGGCCATCTCGATCTTTTCCTGCATTACCTTGATGAAGTCATCAGTGCTTTGAGGTTTGAACACAGGTGATTTACCATCTGTCATTCTACGTTGATAATTCTTCTTTTTAACAGGTTCTGGATTAAGAAAAGTTCCTGCCATTACTGTACTTACTTCTGTTGCTTCAGGTGTTACCTGATCTAGGTTGTTTGGGAACTGGTTGTTCTGATTTTGGTTTTCCATACTTATGTAATTGTTGATATTTTCTATAATAAACTCTCTTTCATCCTGCGTACACAATTGTTCGTCAAGAAGATATTGGTCTATCTCAGTTATGTTTTTACCTTGATTGTACATGTTTACAACATTAGATAATACTTCAGGTGTAACATCATCACCATACATCACAACATCTCCTGTTTCTTCTTCTATTATTGAATTGTCACCAAGGATATATATTAACTTTTTCATTTCTTTTAATTTAAAATAGGAGAGGCTTTTACACCTCTCCTATGTGTTGTGAACTCTGGGATTTAGAAATCTATATCATCAGCAGTTGTAGTAGTATTAACTACTTCATTACTTGCTTGTTGATAGTTATTAGGATCAAATGGTTGCAACATTGTAAGTGTAAAAGCACCATCACAACCATGCTTACCTTCAAGCTGCTCTTTCCACTTCTTTAGACCTTTGTCCAGTTCCCAGTTATTTGTAGACAAAGCAAAACTTACTTTCTTCATCTGCCACTGCCCCAAAAACTCACCATACAGATTTTGGTACATTTTGGTTTCACCATCTTTCTCAGAAATGTAGACATAAGCAAGAGCTACTACATTAGTTGTCATTGCATCATCACCTGCCCTCAACTGAGAACGAAACTCATTATCTACAAACTTGTCAAAGTTTCTGAACATCTTATTGATGTCTAACAGTATGTTAGTTCTTTCAGAGAAGAAACTTACTTTACCAAACCATGAGCGTAGGAAGTTATAAAGATTAGCTTCACCTTGTATTGCTTCACGTACTTTCCTCTTACCAGTAAGCTCACCATCATCATCTTTAGTAATAAGACTACCATTCTTATCACGGAAGTCTGTAAACCAACTAGGTAAATTCTCTTCACTATCTACCCATGTAGAACCTGCTACCTGGTTTACCCACTGCTTCTTGCCACTACCCTCAGACACTACAGGTTTATTTACTAAACGGAAACGAGTGTTGAATTTCTGCTTTTCTGGAGTATCTGCTTCCAACCAAAAACTAAGGGTAACAAAATCGTCACCTTTCTCTGTCTTACCTTCATAAACCTGATCTTTTGCATCTTCCTTCAGGTCATAACCTAACATTTCTGCCATCTCTTCCTTTGTAGGATTAACAGCAATAACTCTCATGCTTGCAATACCGGTATATAGATCTTTCTTGCCGGTACCTGTACTCTTGTGTAATTCCATAACTTGTTTTTAATTGTTTTTGTTTCTAAAAATTGATTAGACTGTATAATAAGATTTTGTACAGTCAAAAATGTATTTACCATCATTGGGTATTTCTAAAAAGTTTTCACCATTTTTATCCGGGAACATGCCTTCAGGTACTTTTGTTGTAGTATCTTGTTCAAATGTTCGTAAGAAATACTGTGGTTTACCATCTTTTATTCTAGTACCCGTATAAAGAATTGTTGTAAAATGTTGCTCTAATTTTGACTCGAACTCCTTGCCGTGTACTGACATCATTCTCTTTTTACCCTCACCTTCTACTTTTAACCATTCATCATGTGAGAACACAATGATATCCTTCTCAATATTCTTAAGGATCTCAATGTACTCATACACTTGGCGATTGTAATTCCTGTAGATATCAAAGCCTGTAAAGTTTACAGACATTTCCTTATTAAGACTATTGAAAGCCATTGTTTGACTATCAATAATTATTTGCGTAATGGTAGAATCTGCTCCATACTTTTCAAGATTAGCTTTGAATGATGACCAGTTCTTTGGCATACCCATATGCTTGAACGGTCCACCTTCTTTAAATGGAAGAGGTTTCCTCTCCATATTAATATACCCAGTAGTTTCTCTGTCTACTGTTTTAGCTAAATAACTTTTACCGGTACCACTTGGTCCAACAATAGCTATTTTACTAAAAAATGTTCTGTTTAATGTAGATGCTTGTTTCTGCTCTACACCTTCTTTTGTACTCATATGAATTGATTAATTGGTTACGGTTGTTCTGTACCTCTAAGTACACCTATTTGGTACTCAAGGCCATCATTTAACTGATTAAGTTTTTCATTTTCTGCTTCAAGTTCTTCTACCCTATCTTTAAGCCATTCTATTGTATCAACAGCTTCACTTACTCTTCTCTCTTCTTTGTAATCCATTTTGTTTTGTTTTTTATTGTTAGAGAAAATAAGCTCCTGATGTTACTTGTTCATATATAGTATCCTTAGTTTCTTTTATGCGAGGGAGTGTTGCAAATATTCCATACTCCGGATGCAATGCCATAGGAAACTGTACACCACTTGTACCAAAGGAGTTTTTTAAAATGTGTAATGATCTGTAGTAAGTTTTGAAATGTTCATCTCTAAAACCTTTTAGTGCATAACCATTTTCTTTATGCCCATCAAGGTCACCTACTATATGTCTGTACGGCTCAAATAAAGCAAGTACTACATCTGCATCATGTTGTGTCTGAGATGAATCAGCAAAGTCACTTAGTTTTGGAGCAAGATCACCAAGTTTTAATCTTGTAACATCTGATAAACTTCTGTTTAACTGTTGTACAATAACTGGAGAGAAACCATAAACATCACGAGCTTCCCTCATTACTTTGCTGAACTTATCTATTTGACCTTTAGATTTATCTAAATCTTTCTCAGGTGAAAGTATACCAATATGGTCAACTATTACAAGGACAATATGATTAGGATGATTTGGTACATACTGTCTACCTGCCAATATGTTTTCCATTGATTTGTCATTCTTATCCTTATCTATAATAGTTCCATGCTTTCTTGCAAACTGCTCAAGGTACATTGATATACCAGAAGGATTCTTACTACCTTCAAATGCAACAAGAAGATTATCCTTTTCCCATTCATCAAGTATTTTATAGTGTTCCTTTACCAGCATATATTCCTGGTCGGTCATTTTAAAATTCTTATGCCTACTTAATACTTTCTTTGGAGGAATAGGAATGCCCTGTTCTGTAAATATCTTTCTTGCTAACCACCTTGCACTATATTGGTACATTTTACGCTCCATGCCGAATAGGATAATAGACAATTTGATGTCATCATTCTTGTTCTTTAGATACCACTCAATAGGACGGATCATAAACATATCCTGGGCCAATGTAGATTTACCCGCAGAAGTCTCACCACCAACAACATAAGTAGTATTCTTGGCAATCTCAATATAATCACCAACTCTATTATACTCTACAGGTATAATACCAGCTTTGCCATTTCTGCCATTCTCAATCTCCTTATGTAATTGTTCTGATAAAGTCATATTATGCACTGTTTGATTCTATATCATCTGAAAGCTCCTTTAACTCCTCATCTTTGTAATACTTAAACTTACCACCATTAAGATAAGCAACGGTTGCTTTCATGTATTGAAAGTCATTGTACTTAGGGTCTTTATGGTTGTAACTAGCTACTTTCCTCAACTCTATTTCTACCTTGAGGCAGTAGAGCATATCTTCGTCTGTAAATCCTGCAGCTTTCTTTGCTTCTTTATATGCTTTGAAGGTTTCTTCTTTCTTGTCTCTCAAACCTCTGGTACCGGTAAACTTCCTGCCTTTAAATAAGAAGTTCATACTTGCCGGATATGTACACCACCACTCTTGAAACGCTTCAGGGTAATCGTCTTCTGCCTTCTTCTGTCGAACTGGTCTGTATTGTTTGTGCCAGTCCTCGTAACCACCATCAGGATTGCTCTGTAAGAACTCCTTAATGTTATTAAATTGAGGTAGTGTTACTGACATTTTGTGTATTTGAAAAGGGTTACGAATTTACAATAAATAACCGGTACTTGCAAGTTTAAAACAAACTAAATTGACCGTTTTCTTTTGCTTTTCTTTGAATAACTTTTTCTGGCTCTATCTTGTCAATTATGACATATGCCTGGTCTATATAAAACTGATAATCAATTCCATAATCTTCCCAATTCTGTAATTTGAAAGGTCTGTTAAACAATACTTGCTGATTACTTTTTGATTCACAAGTAGATGTTTCCGGGCCAGTCTTATCAGAAGAAGCTTTCTTGATTTTATAAAGCTTTTCACCTTTACCTTTAGAGCAATAGTAACGTATCATTTTGTTTAGATCAGTTACAGTACCTATCTTTCTATCTACCTGACGATAGAAGTAATCTCTGGATGCCTTTTTTGCTATACAAAAGTCAAAGATGTTACGGTGATTTTTGATAGTATCTGCTACAACAATACCTTGAGTGAAGTACTTCTCCAATGCTATTGGAATAATACATTTGCTCTTATTCTTATACAGCTCATAACTTGTCAGGAAATCACCCTTTTTCTTTGTTCTTGCTTCAATAGATTTATTAATTGGAACAGCTTGAAACTTGTCATCTTTCCACATCCAATCAGCTTTCTTGACAGCTATGTAATCGTTTACTGAAGTTTGAGCAAACATCTCATACTCTACGTACTCAAGGTTGCCCAATACATCATTACCAACTTCTGCTTCCCAGTCTTTACATATCTCATAATACTCTTGTATTCTGTCTACTGGTACAAGACATTCCATACCATCTGTATTAGCAGAAGTAATCTTAAAACCAGCTATGCAAAAATCTTCAATGAGCATAAATAGATCTATCTGACCACCTATAGTAACTTTCATGCCGGCAAAAGCATCATACTGCCAATCATAAGTATCACCAAGTTTACCAAAAGAACCATTAAGTATCAATTTATAGGTTTCTTGAAAATTGTCATATTTCTTATCACCTGTTTCTTTAAATTTCTTTTTGGCCTCAAGTCGCTTAGAGATATTCAATACATATGCTTCATTCCATTTAGGACCAAGATGTACTGGATAAATACCCCTTTTACGAATAATATTTGGATACATTGCATTTATGTTAGCTTACTGTCTCCAGTAAGATCGGACTATATCATAATTTCTTTTAGTTCCTGAGTCCATAAATATCCATAAGCTGTAGGTTTTTTACCTGAACAAGCTCCGTATATCGGACCTCTTTTGTATGTTGGATTTTCTGTCAATATTTCAAGCATGGTATTCCAAGTTTTAATTAAATCACCATCTTTTGATAATTGATGTATTAGGTATCTCGAACGAGATTTTGATAAATTCACACTCATTTCTTTTAATTTATTTGGATTATTTTTCCAGAAATCATGTGAACATTTCTTTCGTTCTTCAGGGTCCTGAAATCTTTTGATTTGAGCAGTTCTAAGTTTCTCACGAGTATCATTACTTACAATTAAACCTGTAGATGAATCTTCTCTTTTATTATAACCAAATTTTGGATTTAGCGAGTCTAAATGCTTCATCCAATACAGCTCCTTTTCTGCCATTACAGAAACTTCTGTATATTCTGCTACAAAATATTCAAATGAGTCTCGACCGTATTTATGCCAGGCACGTATCAGGTGATCATTCTCCCTATCTCTTAATTTCTTATTCAGAGCAGTTACATGATCATTAATTCTCCTATAGATACATAATGCCTTACCGACATAAACTTTACCGTTTTTGGTATTCCTAATTACATATATACCCGACTTTCTTAAATCTCTGCTTCTAAATAATTTCATAATGCAAATTTAATAAAGTTAGATGGATATATCCAACACATTCAAAGAACTTTTTTGAAACTTTCCCTGTTTAGTCTCTGAACCTTCATCCGACCCTGTGGATGCTTGGCTGCTGATTGGCTAATCCTTATCTCTTTTACTATACTGTAGTCATTACTGCTACAGGGAGTGTACAAGGCTCTAAAGCTATTCCAGTCAATTTAAGGAATTTTAGTTGGGCCATATTGTCCTTAACCCAACGTCTGCAGAAATAAGAATATGACCTTCAGGTATATGTATTTTTTTAGGCTTGTCTTGTGAATGACAGCCACCTTTAGCAAACATAAAAGTTGTACCATTTTGAATAAGTGGAAACTCTTGTTTCTCATTAAGATTGATTTTTACATTGCCTACATCTTTGAAAAAATCTTGAAATTGCTTTGTTTGAAATTTCATGTAATCAGGGTAACAATCTTTAAAACAGAAACCAGTTTTGGTTTTTCTCTCTTTTACCTTTTTGTATAGCTGATCTTCATTTAACTTTGATAGACTGAGATAAGATTTTTTATTGAGCTCTGTACCAATTTTTACATCATTCCAGTTAATAGCTGTATGCGGTAACTTGTACTCATCAATCAGATCAAGACGAAGCTGTACTTTGTTCTTACCTTTATAATCAGGATGATCAGTATCACCAGTACATGCTTTATACAGGTTGTAAGTAGCAAATACATCATTATAACAGTAAGCTATTACTTCATCTATCTCTTCAGAAGTTAACTCCTCTTTTCTGAAATCTATTGGTAATTCTTCAATATCACCATCCAATGAAAACTCTGTCCACTTTAAGGACGTTCTCTTAGCATCATTATTAAAATGAAGTAGAAGGAACAAATCAATTTGCTTGAAACTAAGGTAGTATTCTTTATATTTTGGTGGTAAATCATAGTTTCTATCATCAATTGTTTTTTGTGCAAAATAGAAGATCTCATCAAGCACTTGTCTCCAGGTATAATGTGTCCAATCTTCATGATTATCAATTATGTGCTGTAACACTTGTCCGTCAAAGTGTACACCATTATAGGTAATCAGAAAATCTCTATCATACTCTAACAAATGCTTGACAAGACCATCTATCTCATTCTTCCTGAAAGATATCTCAAACTCAAACTTTTTGTCTTGTTGAGGATCATAACCACAGTAAAGAAACATACAAAAATATGTTTCTATGTCACAAATTTCTACTTTCAGGTCGTTAGTATTCATAAACTATTTATTTAAAAGTTACATCTTCATCTTCTATAATTATCTCAGGTTTCTTTTCTTGTTTAGGGGCAGAAGTTGTTACAATTATTGCATCTGCAAAGCTATCTAAACCTACCTGTAGCTTAGTAAACATTTGCAAGTCTACAGGTTGTTGACACAGCTCCTTTAACAGTTCTTTTTCCCGGTCATTTGATGGTACTAATACCAGTTGTATCTTCCCGTTGATAATAAAATTCGTCTTCATGCTTTACAATTTTTGCAGTCAGCTATTTGTGACATCAGCTTCATACTATGAACAATAAGTTTTTCCTTAGCAGTAATACCTGTCACTTTAGTATTTCTGTCAATATAAAATGTTGCAGCTTTTACCCTAACATCTCTTCTTGCATTCTGAAGATTCATAAGAATTTCTTTTTTACGAGCTTCAGATGCAATCCATCTTTGTTGGCCGGTTGGTCTTGCATAAACCTGACTAATAAATTCCCGGCTGGCTCGAGGTTTTGGTACAGGACTATAAACTGTGCCCATAATTGCAGTACCTGCCATAACGAGGATTCCTCCTACTTTGTTTCTTTTTAGTCTCATGTTTTTGAATTTTTGATTGTGAGTAAAAATTTATAAACCTTTTTTGATTTTTTCTATACAGAGCATATAACCAATGCAATCAACTATCGAGTCTCTTTTTTCACAATTATCCTGGTTGGCCCGGCATATTTTTAACCAGCCCATTGCTAAACCAACTTGTTCTGATGTGATCTTTGTTTTAAAGATTACTTCCCAACCTTTAGCAATGTCAGCAAAGTTATCTGATGTCTTACCGTAGTCTTTCTCACGGTCACCATATACAAGTGATTGTGCTTCTTCTGCTACTGTTTTACTTTGGGGAGGAGTAATATCTGCTACAGGTATTGTCACTGGTTTTACATAAGGTATAAGATCAGATTCGTTATAAAGATTACCTGTTACTCGTTTATTTGATGTATTGCAAACATAAAAACTTGAACCTATGTCTGCTATATACAAGTAGTTTTGACCTGTAGTCTGTGCAATTTCCCAAAATTCACATTGATTTAATTTAATTGTACCACTAGTCTTTGTTATTGGTACTACTTTATCTCCTATTTTATACTTTGGATTCTCCATTTTTAATTTGCTTTAATAAGATTCAAATTCCATTTTACGACCAAACGGTCCCGGATCATTTTGGTTGTTGTATTCTGTACACATCTTCCGGGCTTCTTCTATACTAAGATTGTTCCTTACAGGTGTCTTTCTACCAAGAGCAGGAACTAACTTACCCTTAGCATCTTTCTTCCACCAAGTACGAATAAATGTTCTGTAGTTATTCATAAGTTTTAATTTTCTATAGGCATGTACAATATGTCCTCTATTCTTTCTTTCAGCTCCTTGGTTAATTCTTTCTCTCTATAAATGGATTCAAATAATTTTTTTGCTTCTTCTATCCACTTATTCTCTACAGGTGGTACAGGTACTTCCATTAAACCTATTAATACATCATCGTTTTCTGTTACAAATTCATTAAGTTTATCTGCTACAGGTTTTGATGTTGTAGTAT